ATGGGATGCGATGGAGCCTGCGCCGCGGGCTTCGACCTGGTTTTCATCGGTTTGCCATTGCTGTCGCTGTATGAGATTCCCATGCTGATATGGTTCATTTGGCGAGCATTCCACTGGAAACGAGATGACAAGGATTGGCTGAAAGGCACGGCGATTCTTGCAATTGCGGTGGTCGCTCCGGTGCTCCTTTGGCTGTCGGCCTGGTATGCTCCGGTGCTCCTTTGGCTGTCGGCCTTGGTATGCGTGGACTAGTTGATACAGGCGACCGAATCCTTGTCAAGGATAACTAATCTGACATAACGTACACTAAGCCAGCCGGCACCACGGAATGGCGGAATCACGCGCATCTGGAGAACATCATACACGGCATGTGTGCCTAAGTGTGCCTATCCGTGTCGGACTCACAGCAAGGCCACCCAATCCTCCAGATCCGACCTGCGGATCCTGGCGGTCGTGGACCCCTTCTCGAAATGCCTCAGATCGCCGTGGACGACCGCGGCGCGCACCACCTTCTCCGGAATGCCGCACAGGGCCGCCGCCTCGGGGACGGTCAGCGCGAGACGATGCTCGACGGGGACGAACGGCTTGCCGGCCATGTCAGGCTCCTTACGACGGGAAACACGATGGACACCCATGGATATGCGTTTCCCGCCCGGCAGGACGCCCGTCACATGACGGCCGACATGGACGCCTTCTCCTGCAATTGCGAATACGCGTCATGCAGGATGAGATTGCCCGGCACGGTCGCCAGCAGGAACGCGAGCACCGCGGCCACGATCGAACGGACCAGACCCTTCACCAGCCCGACCGCCACCCTGAACGCGATCCAGGCGACAAGCAGCCCCACGGCCAGCGTGACCGCGCCCCTCGCCCCGACGGGCAGCATGCCATACCAGGCCACGACGGAATCAAACATGACGGAACCCCTTTCCGAAAACGTCCTCCACCGAACCCATCATATGCGTCCCGTCCGCTGACGCATACGCGCGCGCATGGAAACCCCATTGCACGAATACCAGAAACAGGCCATCCGGTTCGCCCTGAAGGCGTTCGCCTCCCCGTCCCACGGCTGCGGCCTGTTCCTCGAACCCGGATTGGGCAAGACGCTGACCAGCATCGCGGTCATGGACATCATGCACGCGGCCGACCCGCACGCCCGGTTCCTCGTCATAGCGCCCGCCCTCGTCGCCCGCAACTCGTGGCCCGACGAACTCGAACGCTGGAAGAACATGCACTCCCTGACATGGGCGGCCGCCGTCGGCACGCCGAAGCAACGGTCGAAGGCGCTGGACGCCGGCGCGGACGTGACCGTCATCGGGCAGGACAACCTGAAATGGCTGGACGACAAGGTGGGGGACTGGCCGTGGACGGGGATCGTCGTCGACGAGCTGTCCGGCTACAAGACGCCGAGAAGCAACCGGGGACTCATCCTGCGCCGGCACGCGAGACAGGCGAAATGGACGCTCGGCCTGACCGGCACGCCCGCCACCAAAAACCTATTGGACCTGTGGGGCGAGATCGCGGTCATCGACCGGTCCGAGACGTTGGAACGGTCCATGACCCGGTACCGGGACCGCTGGTTCACCCCGACCCGGTACATCGACATGGGAGGATGCCGGCAGCCCATCGACTACCGGCCCCGCGACGGCGCCCAACAGGAGATCCTGGACCTCATCGAACCGTTCTGCCTGAGCATGAAGGCGTCCGACAGGCTGCCCGGCCTGCCGTCCATGATCGAGACGGACCATTGGCTCGACATGCCGAAACCGACCCGGGACACGTACGACCGGCTGCGTCGGCAGATGGTCGCCGAACTGGGCGACGGGACGACCGTCACCGCCGCCAACGCGGGCGTGCTCACCGTGAAGCTCGCCCAACTGACGTGCGGATGCCTGTACCCGGACGCGGACGATCCGGACGGGACGATCCGGCACGTGGACGACGTGAAACTCGACGCGCTCGCGGACATCATAGGCGCGGCGGACGGGCCCGTGCTCGTGTTCTACCAGTTCAAGGACGAGCTGGAGCGCATGCGCGCCCGCTTCCCGGGCATGCGCGAGGTGCACGAGAAGGGCGTGCTGGAGGAGTGGAGGCAGGGGCGGGTCCCGCTCCTGGCCGCCCACCCGCAGGCCGCGAAATACGGGTTGAACATCCAGGACGGGGGGCATGAGATCGTGTGGACCAGCCTGCCCTGGTCGTTCGACGACTACCGGCAGGCATGCGACCGATTGCACCGGCAAGGGCAGAAAAGGACGGTCCGCGTCCACCGGCTCCTGGAGTCGAACACCGTGGACCGTCGCAAGCTCGACGTATTGACCGGCCGCATGATGCTGCACGAGGCGGTCATGGACGCATTGAAGGATTAGAGGCCACATCTCCAACCGTCCGCCCCAGTTCGCGGATTTCGGTCTCCGTCAGACGCTTCAGCCGTCCGTCCCGGCCGGCAAGCATGGGGGTTTCGGATCGGAGGGCGCGCGTGACGGCGGAGAGCCGTGCGGGCCGGAACCGGTCCGTCTCGACCAGCGGGTCGGTTCCGGCCCCGGTGATGCGGATCGTCCCGGACGTGTACGGCGGGACGGGCGGCTTCACGTCATCGGCGGCGGCTCCGCGTCCCCCCGGCTCGTACCGGCCGCCGTCCGGCAGCCCCTTCGGTTTGTGGCCCCTGTTGTTCCTGTCCACGGTCATGCGATCCGGCCTCCTTTCCCCTAAAGGCGTTTCGGCGCGGGGTACCGTTCGTCGAACCATCGGCCGGCCCGTTCGGCCACGTCCGCCGGATCGTAATCGTCGCCCCACGCCCTGGCGTCGTTGCGCGCCGATTCGACGAACATGCCGCGCGCGTAGTCGCGGGCCTGGGAGCGGGGCATGGTCTCGCCCTCCAGCGTGTACGTGCGGCGGCGCGGATGACGCACGAAGTCGGCGTACAGGCGGGCGTTCGGCCCGGGGAACATGCCGGCGACGCTCGAGATCGACCCCTCGACCGGATCGTCGCCCAACAGCCGGCGGATCTGGCCCGCATGGCCGGTTTTCTGCCGGATGCCGAACGTGTCCCGCAGATCGGCCAGCTCGTCCGGGTCGGGCCTCCACGTCCCGTCCCCGAAGTCGAATTCCGGATTCGGGCCGCCCAGTCGGGTGCGCACCACGCTCAACGGCAGGCTGACGATCCGGCTCCGGTTGACGATGCGCACGTCCGGGTCGGCCCCGTCCCCGAGGGTGAGCGTGCAGCCGCCCGCATGGCTGGTGTTCATGCCGAACTCGTCATGCCAACGGCCCGGCTTCAGGCCGTGGGGCAGGGCGGGCGCGTCCACGTGCCGGTCGCGCATGGCGTCCATGCCCTCCGCCCAGTCGGCGCGTTCCGCCTCGCTCATGCGCCCGTCGCGATAGGAGGCGGGCGGCGTCACGTCCATGACCCCGGACGCGCACGCGCCCCCGTCATACGTGCCCGCATACCCTTGCGGCAATCCGCTCGGCCTGTGGTTTCTCCCGTGCCTGTCCATGACCATGTCGGCCTCCCTTCCGTGGATCCCGCACGACCTATGCGGGGACGTTGTTCGCGAGAATGTCGGACACGGCGCGCAGATACTCGCTGTACGTGCCCCCACGGCCCGGGATCCGGTCCCATGCGGCGCGCAGCATGTCCGGATCATGCACGCCCCCGGCCCGCGACCAGCGGCCGAGCCGCATGCCCGCCCGGATCATGCCCATGCCCATGCCCAGCGAGTGTAGGATCTCCACGGCCCCCAGCATCGGCCGGCCGGCCGCCAGGGCCCGGCTCGCCCGCGGATCGTCCAGCACGAGGTCGAGGCGTCCGGCGACCCCGTCCAGGACGCCGCCCGCCGCCTCGAGGCGCGCGGACCTGACGTCCACGCCCAATACGGCCAGCTCCGTGTCGGTCAGACGATTCAGCATGACGGGCGTGATCCCATGACGTTCGAGCCATTCCGCGGTCACCTCGAACGGTTCGCCGGCCGCATGGTCCATAAGCGCCGGATCATGATCCTCGTCCACATCCTCCAACGGGGCGAAACGACGCCGCTTCGCCCCGAACAGCGCCTCCCATTCCGGCAGGCCGCCGCATGCGAGCAGGTTCGACGAGCCCGGACGCGAGTTGCGCCCGTCATGGTAAGGCAAGAACACCAGGCTGCTCACGCCGCGCTCCATCTGACCATGGATGTGCGCGTCCACCGCCTCGTCCCACAGGCGTTCCCTGACCGGCCGGGAGGGGTGGGCGGACGCATGATCGTTCCGGTATTCGGCGAGCCGTTTCTCATAGGCGGCGCCGGCGCGCAGCAGTTTGACGCTCACGCCCAGCTCCCTGTGGAGGATCGCCTCCTTGCTGCACCGTTTGCAGATCATGGTCAGGAGCGTGGGCGTGACCGTCTGCCCCTTCGCCATGCATCGCATGGCCTGGTCCTCTATCCATTCGCGCACCAGGTCGGAGGCGCGCGCGTCGTCGCGCACCAGGCCGGCGACGCGGCCGGCGGGCGAGTTCGATCGGGTCGGGTCGGCGTATCGGCTGATGATCCTCTCCCATTGGGCGGGAGTGCATGCGAGGTTTTCGTCTGACATGCGGGCGCGTATGCGTCCCGGGACGCATATCATGCGTTTCGCCACCACCCAACTTCCCGGTCGGCGCAAGGCGACACGCCGTACGCGGGCTACCCGCATAGCCGGCCGTCATGTTCGACGCTTTCGACGAGACGTGGTGGTCGGCGGGATCGGCCCTCAACTGGTGGGACAGCCGCGTGGCCGACCCTCCCGCATGGCTCCCGGACAGGGAGCGGGCGCTCGCATGGCTGAAACGGCATGCCCCCGTCACGGGGGCGGCGCTCGCGCTCATCCGCTCGCACAGGACCTGCGAGACAAGCCAACTCCACGAGCTCGACCCGCGGCTGCCCGCCGACCCGCGCTCCGCCCTGTGGATGATGCTCGCCGGCATGCGCCTCATCGACCTGGGCTTCCCCATCAGCGTGAACGGGCGCGGCGGATGGGGGCCGAAAAGCGCGGGCTTCATGGCCGTCCGCCTGCCCGTCCACCACGCGATCGACCCGGAACTGCGCCGGCTGGGCCTCACGCCCGTCGAAATCGCGGACATCGGGCCGGGCCCTTTGCGCGGCCAACGCCAGTACGACCGGCACAACCTGATCTGCACGGGGCTCGCCATCCGCGCCCGACGCGACGGGTGGCTGACCGCAGGGGAGGCGTGGTGCCGGTTCGACCGGATCTGCGACGATCCGATCATGGGCCATGGCGGCCCCGATCTGGCGCTCATCGGCGAGGGCCTGCTCGTATGCGTGGAGCTGACCGCGTCCACCGGACAGTCATTGGAGGCGAAGTTCCGCCGGTGGGACAGGGTGCTCGACCATCCGGCCTGCCGGAACACGCATGTCCTGTGGCTGTCGGCCGGCCGCGGCGACGGGAACACGGGGATCCTGGAACGGTTGGACGGCTTGTGCGCGGCACGCTCCCGCCAGCATGCGGGCGACGCGGCGTCCGTCATGGCCGGCGGTTTCATGACGGACGGGTGGACGCCCTCACCCGGCATCCCCGTCCCCCTGGACGGGTGGACGGGACATGACATGGACAGGCTCGGCCGCGTGTTCGGCCTGCCGAACGCCGCCTCATGGCGGCTACCGGAGCGCATGCGCGGGCATTGGCATGGCTGAGCGACAGGCGGGTGGCCGGAACGCATATACGGGGGCATGACCGGAATGGATTGGGATCGCGCGGCGGAGAGCATCAGCCGTGAGGGCGGGACGCGCATGATGGACGCGTACGCCATGCTGGAGCATGACGCGGAAGTGTTCGCCCGTGCCGCCAGATGCCTGGAAACACTGCCCGGAACGGACCGGATTCTCATGGAGGACGCGTTCCGTCTCATGGGACGGTTCGGCGGCGGCCTGACGCCCGCCCAGGCGTCGATCCTGTGCCGTGCGGGCATGCTCGCCACCAGGCGGGCCGCGGCCCTCGACCCGGCCGCCTAAGCCGGTTTTCCCCATACACGCGGGAAGGCCGGATCACATGGTCGCGTCCGTGTCCCCGTCCGGATCATGCGGCTTATGCCGGGACGCGAACCATGTGCCGGCGGCCGCCAGGACNGCGGCGACGGCGATCATGATCACGCCCGTCACGCCCGCGCCGGTGGCGGCGAGCCCCGCATCGTATTCGACGTGCACCCTGTAGACGACGGATGTCAGCCCGTCGGCGCTGGTCACGGTGAGCGTCGTGTCCGCGCCGTCCACATGCTTGGTGACGCTCATGCCCGTCTGCTTGTCCCACGACGGGGTGACCACGTAGCGTTCCGGATTGGCGACCCCGACCGTGTATTCGAGCCTGTCCGGCGAGAACCCGTCCACGTCGCGCCCGTCGACGCTCAACCCGGTCAGGCCCGCCCTGTGGGTCGCCTCCGTCAGGTAGGTGACCGTGACGGTGCGCGTCCGGTAGGTGACGCCGTCGGGGGCGAGCACCCCGATCCGGTATTTCCACGTCATGCCGTGGTCGCGGCCCGGCGTGATCTTCACGATCTGGCCCAGGTACGACTCGTAGGCGAACGAGCCGCCCTCCGGGATCAGGTACTCGTCGCCCTTCTCCGCGTGATACGTGCCGTCCTTCGTCCATCCGACGCTTTTCAGCGTGGCCGTGTCCGGGCCGGGAGCCTCCTGGGTGCCGCCCATGTCCTTCGGATCGGAGGGTTTGAACGCCTCGTCCGCGGTGGGGGTCCTGTGGTCGCGGACGAGCGTGACCGTGTACGTACGGTTCCCGCCGTCCGGCCCGGTCACCGTCCAATGCTGGACGGTGCTGTGCGCGGTCAGGGTCGTGTCGGACGCCTTCACCGTCTGCCCGGCCTTCGCCCTGGGACTGACCGTGACCTTGTCGTCCTCGCCCGCGGTGATCGTGTATTCGAGGATGTCGGGATCCCACCCTTGGATGGGCTGGCCGTTGACGAGCAGCCCGTCGAGGGCGGCGTCCGGCGCGTCGACGGTCCTGGACGGCTTGTCGAACGGCTGGCGGATCGTGAACCTGCGGGTCACGACGGTGCCGTCCGTCCTGGTCGCCTTGACGGTGCCGGTGAACACGCGCATCCCGTCGTCGCCGAGCCCGGTGGCGTTCATGGCGACCGTCGCGTCGTCGCCGCCGGTCACGGCGGGCGCGTACTGGTCGCCGGCCGCGGCGTAGGGGAGCGTGGGCAGGGTCACGTCCAACGGGGTGTCGGCGGCGGTCGCGTCCTCCAGGTCGATGCCGGGGATGAGGGTCGTGTTCCCGTCGGCGGTCCGATGCTCCACGCCGATGCTCAGTTTCGCGTCCCAGGCGCGGCTGGCGGTCAGTTTGACGGTGAGCGTCTGCCCGTTGTCGAGCGTGCGCGTGGCCTTCCCGCTCATGGTCCATACGGGGCCGGCCACGCCCGACGGGTCGAGCGTGGCCTTGCCCCAGGCGACGGGGAGCGTCGATCCGTCGGACAGTTCCACCTTGTCCGTGTCGGGCATGTTGTCCCTGTCGAGCCGGTGGCCGGTGTCGGCGACGGTCCATTCGGAGCCGTTCTCCGAACCGGTGAAACGGGTCCCGTCCTTCAACGTGATCTCCGTGCCCCGGACGATGCGCACGGGGATGCGGAACGATTCGCCGCCATGGGACGCGGTCAGGTCCTGATCCGTTTCGGTGACGCCGGGCAGCGTGTTCCTGACGTCGGGTTTGGAGGCCGTGGGCGGCACTTCGATCCGGTTGGACGTGCTGCCTCCCGTGATCTTCTCGTCCGTGCCGGGGAGCGTGTCCAACGGGTCGGCGATCGTCCATGTCTTCGACTCGTCGTAGGCGAGGGTCCGGCCGTGGAACGTCCAGTTGACGACGCGCAGCCCCGCGACCGCCCGGTCGAGGCCGTCGGCGGCCTTGTCGAGCGCCTGGTCGCCGGCGGTGTCCGCGTCCAGTTTCCCCGCGTCGCCGATCGCCTTGCCGAGCGCGTCGAGGCTCGCCCGGTCGTACGCGTCCGTCGCGTCCCTGTCGTCGCGGATCGTTTCGGCCCTCTTCAATGATTCCCTGAACCGGTCGGCGGCGGACACGGCGCGGAACGTGTAGGTGCGGGACTGGGCCTGATCGGGCGCGGCGAGGGTGACGGTCAGCGGATCGTCCTTGGAGACGGATTGGGTCCATCCGTCGGGCAGGCCGTCAAGGGTGACCGCGGTCGTGCCGGCGGGCACGTCGCCTCCCCTCCCGTTGGCCGGATCGAATCCCGTGACGGGGCCGGTGCCGCCTTGCGCGTCCCTCCACCGGGCCGTCACGCCGGCCAGGCCGGCGATGGGCGCGCGCTGTCCGGTGCGGGTCGCCGCCCCGCCCGCTGTCGGCTGGTCGGCCCAGACGGGTGCGGCCGTCCCGCCGGCCAGGGTGGCCGCGGCGAGCGTCGCGGCCAGGGTCCTGCTGATTCGTTTGTCCATGGTTCTCCTTTTCGAATCGTCGCATGGGACCGGTGGCGGCCCCATGCGCGTCGGTATGCGTCTATGCGCCGGAACGCATACGCGGCCGCATGGATGATTGGCATGACAGGGTCCTGGCCCTGCTGGACGGGTCGGGGGACGCGCGTCGGGCCGCGTTCGACCCGAATCCGGTGGTGCGCGCGCACGCGGCGGGCATGCCGCTGCCCGACCGTGTCGTGGAGCGTCTGGCGGACGATCCGGCGGCCTGCGTGCGCGCCCGCGTGGCCGCCCGGCCCGGCCTGGACGCGGCGCTGATGTCCACGCTCGCCCATGACCGGGATGCGCGCGTGCGCCGCGTGCTCGCGGCCCGGACCGATCTGGACGCGGACACGCTGCGCACGCTCGGCGCGGATCTGGACGCGCGCGTGCTGGAGGCGGCCGGCTTTCCGGAACGGGCGCGCCTGATCCGCATGCTCCCCGTCGAGCCGGACGCGCCCGACGCGCGGAAGGGGTTCGGATGGCGGCGGTGAGGGAGAACACGGTGGAACGCCGGTTCAACCTTCTGGCGAGACGCCATGGGGGACTGTCCCTGAAATGGGTGTCGCCCGGACGGCTGGGCGTGCCGGACCGGCTCCTGTTCATGCCCGGCGGACGGCTGTATCTCGTGGAATTGAAACGGCCGGGCGGCCGGCCCCGGGCCAGCCAGGCGGCCATGTTCGCGAAACTCGAATCACGCGGCTTCCACGTGTGGGTCGTGGACGATCCGGACGCGTTCTTCGCCGAGATCGCCGGCTAGGGCGCCCCTCCCGGGGCCTGTTTCCGACGGTCTCGGCGTATCGCGGCTTCCATGTCAGGCGAGGTCGTCGGCGAGCGTCCGGTCCGTGAACCCTTCGGTTTGTGGCTCCTGTTATGCCTGTCCATGACCATGATGACGCCGCCTTTCCTAATGCCGGTCCGCCGAAACCGGATTGCCGGCCAGCATGGCCTGCATGCCGGGATCGTCCGGATACCGGTCGCGCAGCACCTTGAGGCTCGCCAACGGCAGGCTCGGATTGCCGGCCAGGTTCAGGTCGGTCTGACGGTCTCCGCGTCCGGCGAACGAGCCGAGCAGTTCCGTGGGCGTCCTCGGATTGGAGGCGAGCCGCCTGTCCACGTCCGGGTTGTCCAAAGAGGCGAGGCCTGAGGCGAGCGCGAAGTCGAGCTTCGGGCTGCGAGCCGCGCCGAACGCGGCCTCGTACCGGTCGTAGGACACGTGGCTTTTCCAGTCGGCGAGCGTCGCCATGTCCATGCGCGGATGGCTCCACACGCGTTCTCGGATCCACGGGTCCGTGGTCCTCTCGTCGATGGCGTGCAGCGCGTCGGGGCCGCAATGCGGATGGCGGAGCACCTTGCCCGCGAACACGCTGCTGTCGCGCGGGTGGACGTTGACGGCGAGGGCGAGCGTCGAATCGTCCGCCGCCGGGTTCGCGGCCACGCGGACGGCCTGCCGCATGCACGGGTCGGCCCACAGGCTTTCCTTGACGAGTTCGGGAGCCGCATGCGGGTTGGAGCCTATCGCGTCGATGGCCGCGTGCCTGATACGCGGGGTCTGGTCGCGCATCCAGCCCACGCAGCGGTCGCGGAACGCGTCCGACATGACGGGGCGCATGCAGGCGCCGGACACCGTGTCCGCGCGCGCCCCGCCGTCCCGCTGGCGGAATACGAGCCTGTCCACGTCATCCTCCGTGATGTTCGGATTCGACGCGAGGCACGCGTCTACCTCGGGCCGATGGGCGGCCATCAGGCCGATCGTGTCGGGGCCGGAGGCGGTGCGAATGTACTCGATGTCATCCCCGGTGAGGGGTTCGTGCGAGCCGATGATGCGGGCCGTCGGATCCGCGTCCATGGGCGGGGCCACGTCATCCGACCCGGCCGAACCGTTTTTCGCCTCGTATCGGCCGCCGTCGGGCGTGCCCTTCGGCTTGTGGCTCCTGTTATGCCTGTCCATGACCATGACGGCCTCCCTCCGGTCGGTTGCGTTTCGCCATGCTCCTATGCGTCCCCGAGCAGCAGGCGGGGCCAGTCCGCGTCGGGCGGCACGGTGAACGCGAGCATGTCGAGATCATGGTGCTTCGGTTCGGATTCCCCGTCGGCGAGCATGAAGCAGAAGACGCCCGGGCTGGCGGGCAGGAGGCCCTGCATGACGCCGACGCCCCACATGGCGGTCGCCGTCTCCGCCACGTTGTCCGGATCGCCCTTGTATTCGCGTCTCGGATCCGGGTAGCGGACCTGGCAGACGACGCCGCAGCAGGCGCCCGGGCTCGCGTGCCATGCGCCTTGGCAGGCGCGCATGGCACGCGTCTGCATCGCCTTGCGCTCCCGGGCCGTCATGCGCATGTTGCTGGTCAGCCACGAATCCTCGCCGAACGTGGCGCGCGCCAGGGTCGCTTTGGAGCCGGGCACGCGGGCCAGCAGCCGGGCCAGCGGGTCGACGCCGGGGGCCAATGGGATCACCCAGATGAACAGTTCCGCCCGGCCGCCCGGCAGGGGGCGGGGATCCCTCAGATAGCAGGTCATCACGCGATGGTACGGGTCGTCGTCCGGCCACAGGGCCTCGTCCGTGCCCGCGTCGATCAGGGGCTTCAGGGTCTCGGCGGCGAGCACGGGGCTTTCCGGGCGTCCCCCCACGGTGACGAGCATCATGTACCGGTTGACCCGGGGCGCGCCCGCGGTCTTCGCCTCCCGCCACACCTGCCGTCCGTAGGCGCGCAGGCGTCCCCGCCGCCGTTTCCGTTCGATCACGTCCTCGTCGCCGGTGGTCGTCATCCACAGGGAGGCGGACACCGTGAACCGGACCGCGTATGGTCTCAAGCCGTTCATGCGGCGCGGCTATGCCGGCCCCGGGGCGTGTATGCATTCCGGGGCGCGTGTATGCATCCGTATGCATCGGGGGATGCATACATCTTTTCTTTCCGTTTCGGCTTGTTTCCGACGTTCCGGGGATGGTCCGGAGGCGTGTATGCATTGTATGCATCATTCCCTTATAGAGGATTCGGGAAAAAGGAAGGAAACCCCATATATTGATGCATACAATGCATACAAGAGAAAGGAATTATATTTTTTCCTTTATTTATAAGGGTTTTCGGGCTTTTTCCGGGCTTTTTCTGTATGCATCCCCGGATGCATACAGATGCATACACGCATACAAAACGGGCCGGAAAACTTTACAATATTGTAAAGGTCGGAGGTGAGGCTTTACATTATTGTAAAGTCCGGGGCCGGGGCCTTACAATAATGTAAAGCCCGACGGAACCCGTCCGCGGGGACGCATGCACCCCTCCATGAACGATCGCATCGCATTCTCCACAGAACACTTCACCGTCCACCGTCTCGACGACCCGGAACGCCCATACCGGATCGACAACGGGACGGACGCCACGCGCCTCGGCGAACCGGCCTGCGTGACCATCCGCATGGAATACGGCAAGGCCCGCATCGCATGGACCGGCATCGGCGCCCGCGACGCCGGCGACGCCCGCCTGTTCGCCGGCCTCGTCCGCGAGGCGTGCGACGTGGCCGACCGCATCAACCACAGCCGCGAAGGCCGGCAGGCCGCCCGGCTCGGCGACGACTACCTCGAATCGTTGGGAATCGAACGATGAACCGTTTCGAACAGGCGCTCGCACCCCACATGGCCCGTCGAGTGCTCGCCGCATGGGTGGGCGGCAGCCACGCGCACGGGCTCGCCCGTCCGGACAGCGACATCGACCTGAGGATCGTCATCGCGCCGAATCCGGAGGACATCCTCCTGGATCGCGCGGACGCGACGATCGGGCTGCACGATCCCGACATCACCATCATGACGCCCGTCGCGTTCCTGAAAGGCGTCGCCAAGGGATCCCCGAACATGCTCGAAGCCCTGTCCCTGCCGGACGGGTGCCTGCTCCTCGACGCGGGGCTGCCGGACGGTCTGAAGCCCCTGGCGGCCGGTCTGGCGACACGGCGGACCGTGGACATGGCGTTGGGCAACGTCGCCTCGAACCTGCATCTGCTGGAACGGGACATGGACGCCCGGCGGCGGCGGAAAATGCAGGCGGAATCGATGCGGCTCATGCTCGCCGCCGGCCTCGTCTGCGCGGACCCGTCCGCCCCATGGCCGTGCCGCCTGCCGGACGACGACCTCGCGGAATTGCGGCGCATCCGCGCGCACGGCATGCATGACGACGAGCTGGCACGCCAACTGCCCGTCATGCGCGAGTACGCGGCCGCGCACCGGCGTCCCGCCTCGAACACGAAAGCCGTCCGGGAGGCGGAGCATGTGGCCGCGAACCTGTTGAAGGGCGTCATCCTCGGCACGACGGCCACGTTCCCCATGGAAGGCGTGCCCGCCATGCTCGAAACGTTCGAGAAACGCGAGGGGAACGCATACCCGACGGCATGAACGGACTGCTCCCGCATAATCGGACCGCATTGCGCGGACTGGAGGCCATGCTCGACATGACGGACAGGGCGGCCGTCATCCAGCCGACCGGAACCGGCAAATCCTACGTCGCCGCCGCGCTCATCGCCGCCCACCCGTCATGGGACGTCATCTGGTGCACTCCGTCAAGGACCATCACCGACGGCCGGCTGCCATGCCTGGAACGGGACATCCCGGGCTTCCGGGCCGACCGGGTGACGGTCCTCACCTACGCGAAGCTGATGATCGGCACGCGCCGCGGGAACCCCATGCCGCATGCGGACCTGATCATCCTCGACGAATACCATCATTGCGGGGCCCGCCATTGGGGCGCGGGGGTGCGCCGTCTCCTGGACGCGAACCCCGGGGCGAGGATCGTCGGACTGTCGGCCACGCCCAGACGGTACGGGGACGGGGCCAGGGACATGACCGACGAGCTGTTCGACGGGCGGGTCGCCTCCCGCATGACATTGAGCGAGGCATGGGCGCGACGGATACTGCCCGTCCCCGAATACGTCATCGCCGGATACGAGGGGGATGCGCTCATCGGACGCGTCCGCCCCCGCGTGGAACGGTGCGGGACGCCGGACGCGCGCCGCCTGTTCGAACGGCTGCGCCGCGCCGTGACGGGCATGGCAGGCGTCGACGCCATGTTCGCCCGCCGCCTGCCGCCGGACGCGCACGTCATCGTGTTCTGCACCGACCTGACCCGGCTGGAGGGGGCGCGCGCCCATGCCCGCGAATGGTTCGGCCCGGATGCGAGGGATTACGCGATCCACAGCCGGTACGGGCGGCCCGACGGCGCGATCCGCGCGTTCGAGGCGGATTCGGCGCCGGGACGGAAGATCCTGTACTGCGTGGACATGCTCAACGAGGGCGTGCATCTGGACGGCGTGGACGCGATCGTCATGCTGCGCGCCACCACAAGCCCGCACGTGTACCTCCAGCAGTTGGGGCGCGTCCTGGACGCGACGGGCAACCGGACGCCCCTCGTGTTCGACATATCGGACAATTATTCGGGGCTGGGATGGCTGCTCGCCCATGGAACCCCCGCGGATGCGGCCGGCGGCGCGGATATGGATGCCGGAAACCCGCTGGCGGGCATGCGGATCGTGGACGAGACGGCCGACATCCGCATCCTCGCCTCCCGTCTGGAGGACATGCTGGGCATGAGCATGGACGGGAAGATCGAATACGTGATCCGACGATTGGGGGAACGCCGTGGCGACAAGCGCTGAAGCCAGACGATACCAGGCGTACGCGGCGCGGATCCGCGACGCGTGGCGGCATGGCCGGCTCGACGCGGGGCAGACCCGTCGTCTGGAGGCCGCGGGATTCGAGTTCGAGCCGCGACGGTTGTCCGGCGTGGTGCGCATCGAGGACGGCAGACGGTTCGACACGCTGAAGGCCGCCCATGATGAGACCGGGGGGTCCGTGGGCAGGATCAGCGTGGCGGCCCGAAGCGCGCAGCCATGGCGTCGCAGCGCCGGCGGCGCGCACTGGATTCCCGCCGGACGCTGGGATGCGCTGGACGAACAAGGCCGCCGCCGGCTGCAGGGGCTTATGGAGGGGGAGCGGCTCAGGGGACTGTGGGTGTGCGCCGAAACGGGGGAGGCGTACGACACGATGACGCTGGCCGCCGAAGCGCATGGCATGCCCGTATCCCGGTTGCAGAAGCGCAACCGGCTGGACAGGCGGAACGGGGGCGTCCACTGGGTCGACGGCGTCACGTACGGGCGGATACGCCGCCGGCATCCCGGCCTGCTCGCCGCCTGGCGCAGGACGATGCGCGAGACCATGCTACGCGGCCCGGTCGTATGCGTGGAGACGGGCGTCGAATACGGGGACGCGATGCGCGCCGCCGAAACCCTGGCCCTGACGGGCCGGACAAGGAACACGCCCGGCATGCGCGACCTGATCAACCATGTGCGAGACAATCCGGATCGCCGCGCCGGCGGCTTCCATTGGGCGAGCCCGGAATGGCTGGCCCGGCTGGCCTCGGCTGATCCGGCGCTCCTGGCCCGGCTGAGGGCGGGATCCGCGCCGAAAGGCAACCGGCACGCCATCCGCTGCGTGGAGACGGGAACCATATACCCGTCGTTGCGCGCCGCCGCAGTCGCATTGGGACTGCCCGCCGGGTCGGCCACCAACATCGGGCATGTGGCGGGCGACCCGGATCACGTCGCCTACGGATACCATTGGGCGAGCATCGCCGACGACGGGACGCCACGGGACGCATATCCGGCGCATGGATGACCACCGGCCGGGGACAAGGCGCATGCGCTAGCATCGGAAGCCGATACGTTGACGTCCTCCCACGCCTGAACGCATGGGAGTCCCGTATCAGTGCGATACGGTCGGTTTGCGCTTCTGAACGGCCGCATCCTCGGCAGGATTCTTGTCGTGGATGTCCGGCTCCGTGTCTCCACGCCCGGCCTGGTACATGCATGATGATGATCGGATCATCGTTTGGCTGGCCGATNGGAACAGGATGGGCCCGGAGACCGGGATCCGGATCAGCCCCGGCGCATGATGCGCGCCAGTTCGGCCGCGTCCATGAGCGGGCCGGACGGTTCCGGGCCGGAGGCGGCCGGTGCGACCGGTCGGCCGGCGGGTGCGGTGCCGTCATCCCCGTTCCCCCCGGATTCGGCATCGGCCGGGCCGCCCCCGTATTCGTCGAGGCTTTCATCCCACTTGTCCTTGATGGCCTGCAGGAACGGGAAACGCAGATACGATTCCGCCTCGGGGAACCGGATGCGTTCCATGACCCGTTGTTCGAACTCCGGGTTCGAAGGCGTGTCCTTGTCCAGGGAGTCGAGGTATTCGTCCATGCCGATCCCGTCGGGCAGGCCGATCCGTTCGGCCAAAGCCTTGCCGAGCGCCGCCACGCCCGCATGATGCCCAAGCATGGGGAACGAGCTCTTGAAATCGTAGGGCGGCTGCCCCTCCATCTCGCTCAGGCCCGCGCCCTTGGACACGCCCTCGTCGATCACGTTCGCCGGAATGTCGGGCACGTCCTTCGCGATGTTGAAGATCAGGTTCTTCTGCGCGTCGTTGACCTTCGCGCCCATGATGACCTTGTTGCCCAGGTTGCCGCGCAACGCGGGCGGCATGCCCGTCGTCGACGACGCGATCTGGGTGGCGACCACCACCCGGTAGCCATAGGCTCGGCCGATCTGAAGGATGCGGATCAGGGTGGACAGGATGAGCGCCTTCACCTGCTGTTCGAACATCTTCTCCATGACCGGCGGCAGCGGGTTCTTCGGCAGGCTGGTCGCATCCTTCGCGCCGACCGTCAGCTGGGACAGCTCGTCCACGACGATCAGCCGGTACGGGTATCGTCTCTTGTCCTCGTCTGACAGGTCGTCGTACCAGTTCTGCCAGCCGTGGCTCTTCCACGCCCTGGCGCGCTCGCCGCCGTCCTCGATGTCGTCGAGCAGCCATTTCAACAGTCCGGCGGTCTGGAGCAGCGAATCCGCGCCCCAGCCCCGGTCCGCGATCCACGGCCGGCACCAGTAGTAGTCGGTGGCCTTCGTGGAATGGTCGATCACGTACAGTTCCGCGCCCGTGCCGATGCCCAACGTGGTCACGTCATTGATGGTGACGCTGTTATGCGTGGGCACGAACCCGCCCATGAGGAACAGGTGATCGTCGGTCGCCACGTTCAGGCAGCGGACCGGCTCCGTGCGCCCCGTCGGCTCGCAGGACGTGATGTACAGCCAATCCTGCGTGGAACGGGTGTCGGTCTTGAGCCGTGCCAGTTTGCGGGGCAAGCGGAACACGGGTTTGGAGGTGGTGAAACGGATCCGATACCGGATGCCGGCCTCCACACGTTCGCCGTCTTTTGTATAGCCCGCCCGTCCGGAGTGCATGCCGGCGGCGATGCCCAGGGAGCGGATGAGCTCCAATGCGGTTTCGGCAAGCCGCTGATTGGTGAAGCACAGTTCGCATGATCCGCGACTGGAAACCGAACCGTCCGTATCCATGAGCCCCTGGAGCAGGGCGAGGCGCTGGCTCTTGGAGGCGCGCAGATAGACGGCGGGGATGTGCTTGTCCATGTACAGGCCGAGCCTTTTGAGTTCGGTTACGAGGATGCGCCCGTCATCCATGTCATAGAACCAGGTATGCGCCCCGTGTTCAACTTTTCCGCGACGGATCGAACCACCCAGACTGGAGAGAATGTCGGGTTGCATATGCGGTTCGTCGTCATCGTTGAGACAGATGGCCCCGGCACTGGAGATGCCGTCGCCAAGCCAGGTGCCGAGGAAATACGGGCCGAGCGGCAGGTTGGCGTCCGGATTCTCGATGGGATTGGCAAGGCGGATACCCCAGCATTTGCCGTGAGGTTTCGGATTCTCCGATATCTCGCGTGCAGTGAGGATCGTTTCGACGGTGTTCGCCCATACGCCGCCGGGCATGACGTAGGATTCGCGTTCGTCGGCGATGGCGTGCAGCAGTTCCGCCTCGTCGCACAGGCCATCCGGCCCGACCAGATCATGCCGTTCCGCGCAGTTCTGGGTCACATTAGGGGGCAGCCCGTGGTCGATGGCGATATGGCGTCGGTTGGCTTTCACGCCATCCCCGACCGTGGCCGCTTCGTCACGCAAACGATTCACGAGCCGGATGGTCTGTTCGCGTCGCTCCCGGCCTCGTTCGTCGGACATGGCCTGGCGCATGACGGAATCCGATACGGTCCACAGATGGTTGTCCGCGCATTCCAGAATCTGGCCATCGGACAGGGTCAGACGGTAGATGGGCAGCTCCTCCACGTCGCTGAAGTCCTTGATGGGGATGATCCGCCCGTCGCGCCCGTACACCGGATCGCCTTCTTTGAGGTCCCGGTTCCTAGCCCAGCCGGCGGGGAAGCGTTCGGAGACGGGCACGGGGATACGCGCATCCAAGGGAAGAGCCTTGCCGCCACCTGACAATCCGGCTATAAGGAGGCCGAGGGATTGGGTCCAGTCGACGAACGCGGGTTCGCCGGTCTCGCCGGGGCGGGCCAGTCGGATGCCGAACGGGGTCTTGTCGCGGACGGTCGGGTCGCCGATCCGGTCGAACGGGAAGGGGACGAGTTTGGGGAAGGTGGGCGGCTCGCCGGGATGGATCTCGATGACGCCGGTGTCGGGGTCGGCGTCAAACCACCAGCCGAGCCGGCCGACGGTCAGGCAGGCCTTCTCCATGCGCGTGTCCATTTTGGACGGCTGGTAGGTGATGCCCTCGTCGAGGAGGACCTTCCATCCGCCGTCCTCCAAAGGCGTGACCCTGAGATCCCAGTCGTGCAGGCCGAGTTCGGTGGCGATCTGGGCGCGGGCCGTGGCCTGCGCGTCCGTGAGCCGTTCGAGGAGCGCCTTGCCTTCGTACGGGTGGAACACGGTGAGCCGGTATCCGGGGTATTTCGTCTCGTATACGGCCTGCACCTCGGCGCCCTTGCTGGGTTTCGAATGTTCGGCGCTCAGATTGACTTCGAGGCTGGAATCGTCGCGCATGTCGACGCTGGACGACTGCCGGTCGACGAGGACGGCGACATGCCGGTCCCGGTCGATGAATTCGAGGCGGGCGGCCTTGGCCTCCGGATGCCCGGCCTGCCATTTCGCTATCTGCCGGTCGAGGAGCGCCCGGTGGCCGCCGTTGTTCGCCGGGTCGAATTCGACGCTGTCGCCTGCCTGGGTCTTCACGCGGACGGGGTATTCGTATTCGAATCTGATCATGCGTGCCGGCTATGCGAAAGGACGCGGGTGACGCATACCGGGGCGTATGGGAAACGTTTGCGATGATCCGATAGGCCGTCTGCTGGAGGAGGATGGGCGCGAGATCCTGGACGGCATGCCGCCGGACGGGTGGTGCGCCATCACGTACAAGGACGGCTGCCTCGCGTTCGTCACCGCCATCGACACGGATGTCCCCGAGGTGCGGGAACGGCTGCGGCGGAGCATGGACCGGTGGCTGTCCGACCCGGACAATCCGGTCCCGTTGGACGTGCTGCGCATCCGCGCGGATCTCGTCTATACGTACGGGGACGGGGTCTGGAGGCTGAGGGAGAACGCGTATTAGGCGAACAGCCGGTCGAACACGGCCCCGATCTCATCCCATTGGCCGCGGTAGGGGGCGTACGCCCAATCCGTCTCGTAATGCCCGCCGTCGGAGAGCAGACTGTTTTCGGCGCCGTCGAGTCGCATGTGCAGCCAAATCTCGCCCGCCCTTGCGAACGCCTCCGCGGGGGCGAGCCACCGGTCCGGGTTCGCGCCCTTCATGCGCGCCGTGTCCACGGTCTCACGATAATGGTCGAGCAGGGGGCGGAACAGCGGGTCGAGGCTCAAATCGGTCGGACCCCACGTGTGGTCGAGGTGATGCATGAGCTCGTGGCCGAACGATTCGGGGTGGCGCGGGTCTATCGCGATCGCGCGCAAACCGGTGTGGTAGACGCCGTCCGCCCGGTGGCGTCCCGTGTAGCGGAAGCGCAATGCGGCGCGCGTCCCGGACACGGGGACGGCGGGCTTCAACGCCTCCCATTCGGCGCCCAGTCGGGCGAACAGGGCGAGGTCCACGTCGTCATCGACCTCGATCCGGTCGAAATCCATGGCGAACGGGCTGGCCTGCCCGGCCTTGTCGTGCTTCGGATCACGGTGTTTCTTGTCCTCGAACACGGTCGCCGATACGCCGGCCTCCGTGCGGCGGGCGAGATCCCGGTTCATGCGCCAATCCGATTCGACGCGCAGGATGGTCTCGGCCGCAAGCCGCAGCTCCGCCGTCCACCGCACCCATTCGAGGCGTTCCGCCAGCAGCCCCTTCGCGCGTTCGTCATCGCAGTCCAATCCGATCAGTCCCGCCCCGACCGTCCATGCCAGCAACGCCTTCGCATCGCCCGCCTCGGGCGGGTCGGGCAGCCGCACCCCATGCGTGGCGCAGGAGACGACGAGCCCGCAGATCCCGTCGAAACGGCGATCCATGTTCGTGCGGAAGTACTGCCATGTATGCCGGTCGTCGGAGAGCATGTCGCGGATTTCGCGCTCCGGATCCGGGTCCGCCATATGCCCCATGATCATGCGGGCCGCCAGCAGGCTCGGCAGGCTGACCGTGTCCACGGTGCGCTTCGAGAGACGGTACCTGTAGTCGATTCTCGCCAGCATGGGTTTGTGCGGGCCGAGCCCGATGATGATGATCCGCCCCGCCGGATGATGCAGCGCGATCGCGGGGCTGCCGGTCTTGGATTCCGTGCGCCTCAGGTCGCGCGCTATCTCCGCATCCGTTTCGCGATCCACCGGCTCGCAGCCCGGCCAGATCATGTTCGCGGTCCCGACGGCCAACGTCTCGCGGTCCGTGTCCTTGGCGAGCGAATCGTACAGGTAGCGTCCCAACCGGCGACGGACGGTGACCATGTCGTCCTCGGGGCGGATGGCCGGCACCTTCAGCCGGCGGTCCGGATCCAACGGGAGACGATCCTGTAACAGTGTGGTGATTCTTTCGGCCATGACGGGCTCCTTGCATGCGGAGAAATCCTTTATGGCATCCCGCATGCGTCCCCGTCATTGTCGAATATCACATATCGTCGTGGATCGGATCATCCCCGTTTTTCTGCGCCGAAGTCAGCCCATTGTCCACCAGACGTCCGACCGCATGGTATTTCAGCCAGTCGATGAACGGTCCGCGATCATCGCTTTCGTAAAAGCCGATGAGCCTGTCCCTGAACTCGTCATCCATCCGTTCCGGAGGCAATGCGAATATGCCGACCCCGTCATGGATGAGGCAATGGTTGGCGGCCATCGCCGAAGTCCGCTTGTTGCCGTTGCTGAACCATTGGCCCCGGCTGATGGATGCGAACAGGTTCAACGCCCTATCCTCCGGATCGTCAAGCCCGAGATCCTTTCCGATTTGATCCCTGACCCCATCATACGAGGGAACAGGGGGAACATATCTAGTGCCTCCGATGGTGACCATGTCGTTCCTCAGCCTGCCGGGGGAGGGCTCCAGCCCGTCACCTACAAGCCGGTTGTATTCGGAAAGATACTGCCAGTCGACCGGCCAATCCGTGTTGTCGAAAAGGAACTGCCAGGCGTGCTTCAGATTGTTCAGCACCATCACATCCCTGGCCCTCGCATCCCCGGGCGTGATGCCCTTGAACACGTCGCGCGTATCGGGGAACGTGAGACCCCTGACCTCGATGCTCGCGGTCTTCCACAGCAGGTCGATGGTGCGGCGTTTTGCCAGATTGACGCATGCCTCCGCATTGGAAACGGTTCCCGCCCCCATGGGAGGGGCGACATCGGCATCATCCACTCCGGATACGGTCGTATCGAACGTGCCGGCCACGCCTTGTGGCAGTCCGGCGGGACGATGACTCCGGTTGTTCGCATCCATGGTCATTGTGGCATCCTGTTCCGGGTGAGGCCTCCGGGAAGAAGCTCTACCGCATTGTCGTGAATATAGGAGATGGCGGCTTCCTTGGAATCCCCTATGGCGGATTCCAATGCCGGAAGCTGGTCGGGGTAGGTTCCGAACAGGCCGATGCCGCCTTCGACGAGAAGATGGTTCGCGCACACGGCGGCGAGGATCCTATCCTGATTCCAAAGCTCCATAAACATGTCCGTGGCGTTTTCCTCCGTCGGATTGGTGTGATCCGGCAGGGGAATGTCCTTCGAAGCCCCCAACTGCTCCTTGAAGCAATCGAACAGGTCTTCATCAAGTGGATGATCTGCATTGGCGATGGTCGTCTCCAATGCGTTCGACAGACGGTACAACAACACCGTCTCCTCGACGGGACGGCCTGCAAGACCCTTTCCGTGGTGGACGATGCCGGCGGCTGCCTTGTAGGGTATGACGGTGCCGGAAAGATTGGAAATCTTCCACACCGAATCATCTTTGAGCCGGATAGCGAGCCGAACGGATTCTTCTTCCATCACGTCCTCCTTCGATTCCAATCCTACGGCATTCCGCATGCGTCCCCATTAGATTACGTCGGTTTCGGCGGGCTTCCATTCGCCGCCGTTCGACTCCTCGAACCGGGTGCGGGTCCGCGCCTCCCATTCCGGCGTGCCCGGCTTCTCGTTGTGTATCCAGCTCATCACGCTCGCGGGTTTGATCCCGTTCGCCGTGATGACCGTGTGCCCGATCGGATAGGTGGAGCCGTCGCTGTAATACCCGATTCCCGGCCGGTCATGCTCCATGCGGAACGTGTGGTGTTTCGCGTCCGCCGTCACGTATTCGATGCCCGGATCCCAGCGGGCGAGCCGGATCGCATCCCCGACGCCCCGGTGTTTCGCGGCCAGCCGCAGCATGGCCGCCTGCCCCACGTCCGGACCGAGCCCGGCGAACGGCTTCACGATTCTCTCGTCCGGGTCGAACACGTCAGGATCCGCGGCCATGAACGCCCGGTACTCGTGTTCGTCGTCGCACAACGCGTCGCGCAGCTGCCGGTAGCGTCGGGTCGGTTTCCTCCCGTCCAGCAGTTGTTGCTCCAGTTTCCTGAACTCCTTGGATTTCCGGTATTCGCGCCCCGCCTGCGGGTTCCAGCCATCCTCCTGCAATTCGCGCAGCGTGTCGGCGAACGCCATCCTGTCATCGAACGCGCTGCCGTTGATCAGTCCACGGTCGACGTTCGTCTTGTACAGGTCGCGCATGTCATCGTCCAACGGATTCAGATGTTTCTCCGTCGCCGCGGCATACCGGGCCTGTTTGGTCTGGGTGCCTTTCCATGCGGCTTCGTAGCGGCGTTCGGCGGCCTCCCCGTCGTAGTCTGGTTGTGGTCCCTTCCACGTGTTCGCCTGTTCGCCTGGACGTACGGGCTCCAATCCGAGATTGCGGAGCTCCCGGTTCGGGTCCAATGCGGTTTCGATGATGTGCTGCCGGGTTTCCCGTTCCAATCGCGCGCGATTATGGGATTTCACCGGTATGCCGTCATAGGCGGCCTGTATGTGGTTGACGACATAGTCAGCGTGCGAGCCGTCCGGCATCTGTGGATCGTATCGCAGGTTCTCCACGATCAACGGCATGTCATCCTCTTCGCCCGGCATGGCCTGCCGGGCGACCAGCAGGTTCAGGCGGGTCGCCGCATGACCCGCGTATGCGGCGACGTCCGGATCCATCATGATCGCGTTCATCGCGTCGTCCATCGCATCGTCCAGCCGACGTCCGCCGGCCGACGGCGGGGCGACGTCGTCGATCCCCGCCGTCGCGGCCGTCGTGTCGAACGTGCCCGCCACCCCCTGGGGCAGGCCCTTCGGCCTGTGGCTCCTGTTGTTCCTGTCTGCCGTCATGGTCGTCTCCGTTCCACGAATACCGGATCCTGTTCCGGCTGCTGCCTGCTATACGGGGCGGGACCGCATGTTCCGGCCTGCATCCTCCTGGACGCAGGATTATGGCGTGCACGGCTGGTTCACGTCGAAACCGTATTCGTCCCCGCATGACATGCCGCCGACCGGAAAACCATGCCCCTGACGCATACGACGGGGCATGGGAACATCGAAACACCACCGGTATCTGACCGGCGCGAAGGCGGCGAAGGCCGACGAATTCTACACGACGTACGAGGCGATCGACAGGGAGCTGAGACACTACAGGGCGGATCTGAAAGACCGTCACGTGATCTGCGACTGCAACGACCGGCCCGACAGGAGCATGTTCGTCTCATGGACGCTCGACCACATGAACGAATACGGAATCGCGTCCCTCACCTGCACGAGCTTCCAACCCGACCATGGCACCCTGTTCGACGACGGGACGCCCGCCATGCAATGGCATGTGGACAACGACGGCCGCGACGGGTATTCGATCGCGGACCTGGCCGCCCGCCCATTGGACGGCGACGGCTCCTTCGACTCGCCCGAATGCGAACGCCTGCTCGACCGGCCCGGCGCGATCGTCGTCACCAACCCGCCGTTCAGCAAGGCCATCCGGTTCATGCGCATGCTCCGCCGGCATCCGGACACCGACTACCTGATAATCGCCAACCTGAACCTCCTGACCGCCAACGACGTGCTGCCCATGGTCAAGGAGGGACGCTGCCTCGTCGGCCTGAGCATCCACTCGGGCAGCATGTTCTTCCGACTGCCCGACGACCGACCGAAGACGGGAAGCATGATCCGGCCCGACGGCACGGTCGGCGTCAACAGCATCCGATGGCTCACCAGCCTCGCCGCCGCACGCGCCGACAAGACCTGGCCTCCCACGGGACACACGTATCGGGGACATGAGGACGAGTATCCGGAATATGATGCCTACGACGCGATCAACGTGGACTCCATGCGCATGATGCCCGACGATCATGACGGGCCGATGGGCGTCCCGTTGAACTTCCTCGAACGCTGGGCGCCCGGCAACGGGTTCATGCTGCTCGACGACCTCGACGATCCGACGGTCAACGGACGCCGACTGTACAAGCGGCTGCTCGTCAGACGGACGCGGGACGCATGATCCACGCCGCCCGCGCATGCAGGCGGAACCCCGTGGGATAGACTGCCGTCCACGGGGACTGGACGCGCGCCCCGAGGAACGACGCCCCGTCGGCACGGTCAAACGCGTCGGGCCTGGACCCGCCGTCTGGCTCGACGCGCATCCGGGCCGGCGGCATATCGGCGTCGCCGCCGACCGGAAGGCCACGAACGCGGCCGATGGAAGATCCGCAGCGGACGACGCCGCGGATTCGAAAACCACGAATACGAGGCCCGGACCATCCGCGAGAACGACGAATGGCATGTGCACGCGCGTCATATGAAACGATCACGCACAGGACGGAAAAACGGCACGCCGGACGAGGGGACGATGACGTTCCTGTTCTAGAACCCCGTGTCAGCGAACACGGAAGCCAATCCCATCGAATCCACGCGATCCCACACCATATCCGGGATTCGGACCGTCCGGCCGTCCGGCGCGACCACATGATCCGACCGATAGCGTCCCGCACGCGCGCAATCCATCAACGCGCACGCCACATCCGGCCCCGTCACGCCCGGCATGAACGCGGGCGACGCCCACACGCTCCACAACCCCGACAACGGGCCCACCGGCACAAGCCGAAGCGAATCGGCCCGCACGCGCGCCGGATCATGCTCCAGCAGGGCCAGCGTCCAGGCGCGCGCATCCAACCGGGCCATGCGCGCGCACCAGGCCAACGCCAGCGCGGACCAGCCCGCCCGGCGCACGCCCACGCGCTTCGCCAGCATGGACGCGAACATCATGCCCGACCCGTAGGCGGACACGTCGAACCCCAGCAGCCCCGCATGCCCGCGCGCCCACAGCCAATCGTCCCGGCCGGGCGGCGACGGCATGCCCACGTCGGGCAGACGCGAGGACGGCGGCGCCCAGTCCAGCCAGGATGATTCCAGCAGGCCGGGCAGCCGCCGCGCGTCCATGCCATGGATCCGGTTCGCCGCGTCCGCGATCCGAAGCAACGGCAGGTCGTCCGGCCCGGCCGTCGTGTCGTCGAAACTGACGGTGATCATACGCCTTCCCCTTCCATCGTCCCTTGCGGATCGGGTATGCGTCCCGCATGAAGGGGAAATCCCGGCGTCCGGGCACGGAAACCATGCCGAAACCCGGTTTTTTGCAAGGAAAAACGGTCCCTCCCCTTGATGTGATGCTGTTTTGTGGTGTGGTTTCCGTCGTGGTGTGATGTCCGTCGCGTGTGTTCCTGGGTGTCGGTGTCCTGTCTTTTTTCTTTTCTGATGGCTGATGGGATGGTGTCGTGTCGTGTTTTCCTCTCCTGTTTTTTCTTCTTCTGCTTTTTCTTTTTTTGTTTCCTTTTTCGTTTTCGTCCGCGGCGTGCGCCGGACGGCGCGCATGGCGCCCCCTGTCAGCGGGCGCGCCTGGATTCGCGGATGATGCTGGACACGCCCTGGAACAGTCCGGTGAGGAACCGGATCCAGGCGCGGCGCATGCGCGGGTCGGAGGCCGGGCGTCGCGGCCTGTCCGCTTCGTCGGATCGCCCGGGCGGATCCGGGTTTGGTTCCGGTTCCGGTTCCGTGTCGGGTCGGGGGTCGTGCGGGTGCGTGTCTTCGCGTGCGTGCGGCCTGTCGGCGGGGCGCGGGGGGAGCGGCGGATCGTCGTGGACGACATGCCATCGTCCGTCGGCCGCATGTTCGATGCAGGCTCCGTCGGGGAGATGCGCGATGTTCGTCCCGGTCCGGTAGGAGCGGGACGTGTGGGTCGTGTCGTCCACGCATTCGACGTGGGTTTCGTTCCCCGTGCGGCTGACGCGCGTGGGCGTGTATGAGCGTCGGATGTCGAGGTGGGCGGCGCAGTCTTCGGCGATCATGCGCGTGTCGATGGGGTGCGGCCAGACGGGGCGTGTGTCCGGCCGGCCGGGTTCGTGTCCGGGTTCGTCCCAGGGGTCCGGTTCGGGGATGATGATGCATGCGCGGTCTTTGAACAGGGGTGTGGCGTGGCTGCGAATCCAATCGTGGTCGTGCATGCGTGCGGCGAGCATGCGGCGCGTGTCCTCGTCCGCGTGGGTGAGGATGACGAGCCGTTGGAGGCGTATGTCGTCGCGCCCGTAGCGCATGTCGATGGCCTGCTGGGGGATGGTGTGCGTGCCGAAACGCCATGCGATGTCGCCGGGCCGTGGTGCGGGCATGGTGCGGGCGAGGCGTTCGAGTTCCATGAGTTCGATGCGGTCGGGTGGTTCGGGCGGTCGTATGCCGGTCTCGTGGCCGCCGCATGCTTCCGGTTCGAATGTTCCGGCCACGCGTGGGGGCAGGCCTTTCGGCCTGTGGCTCCGGTTGTTCCTGTCTGTGCTCATGCGGTGCGCCTATGCGTATGGGCTGGGGATGGGATGGTTGGGGATGCGGGTGGCGACGCGGTTCCAGGGCGCGTCGCGTTCGAGCGGCGTGGCGGGCGTGCCTTGGATGCGGCGTAGGCCGGTCCGGTCGCGTATCCACATGGTGTTCGGCCGGTCGGCTTCGTGGTAGATGCCGTAGCCCATGGTGTCGGGCGCGTCCAGCGGGGTGTCGAACCCGGTGATGAGACGGGTGTCGTCGCCGTGGATCAGGTAGTGGCGGCCGGGCTTGTTGCGGATGATCATGCTCGCATGGTCGGGTTCGAACAGGATGCCGTGGACGCGTCGGCTCCGGTATTGCATGCGTGGTTTCATGCGCGTCCCTCCAGGGCGCGTGCGATCGCGTCGGCGATGTCGTGGCGCGCCATGGGGTCGGCGGCCGTGTCCCATCTGGTTTCGACCATGATGCTGGCGAGCCGTATGTCGTGTATGCCGTCGGGGGTGATGGCTCCCCGGTGTGCGGTGTTGACGCCGACGGTGAGGCCGCGGCCCATGAGGAGCGCGGCGGCGCGTGCCCCGATCGCCCGGGATGCGGGGTCGTTGTTGTGGCCGATGATGGTCTGGGCGCGTGACTGGTCGGCGTGCGGTTCGAACGGGCGTGGTTCTCTGGGGTGGGTGTGGACGTCGATGATCGTGCATCGTCCGTACGTGTCGAGCATGGTCCGGCATTGGGCTTGCAGCATGCGGTGCCATGGCGTGTACAGGAGGCGGAACCGTTGTCCGCGTTCCCTCATGCCGGGTGCCTGTCCGGGCTTGTAGAGGGGATGCCCGTCGATGTCGCGTGTGGGGATGGCGCCCATGCCGGCCGTGTTCATCTCCTCCCGGTCGTCGGGGTATCGTTCCGGGTCGCACCACATGCGGGTCGTGTGGTCGAGCATGATGGTTGCGTGGAGCCGGGCGGCGATCATGAGGCCGAGCGTGTCCGCATGCCGGTCTCGTACCTGTTCGCATGTCTGGTCGAATGCTTCCGCGTCCGTCAGGCGGGTGCGGTCGAATCCGTCGGGGACGAGCCGGCCCGCGTGTGGCGTGTGGACGAGCATGGGCGTCGCGCCCTGCCGGATTTCGAAGAGAGGCTTATCGTTCATGATGGTTCCGGCTATGCGTCCGGGCGCGCGGGGGCGCATGCGCGATCGCGGACAGGACGGCCGTCCTCTATCCGGCGGTCCGGCCGCGGCCGTGCATGTCTCTGCTCATGCGGGACGGCTATGCGTGCCCCCGCATGTCGATGCGCGTAAGGCTGTCTGCGACGGATCGTCGGCGGACGTCCCGTTCGCCTTGAGGATCTCCTTTATCTCCTCTTCCGTCCATTCGCGGCCCAGCGTGTCCTGCATGTCCAGGATTTCCTGACGGCTGGTGATGTGCCCGTTGAGTTTACGCATCATCATGACGCTGAACTTTGCCATGCCTACGGCTCCGGTCTTCGGATCGTATAGGCCTTCAAGCTGTCGTGCCATTGTCGTTCTCCTTGTTTATTGTCCTGATCGCGCGTCTGGATTCACGATGACCTCTTCACCCAATTGGATGTCCCAGAAGGCTATCTGATCATGTTTGGCACATGCGTCCCGGACGTCATGCGCGTCCATGTCGCAGACGGAGACGTCGACATATAATCTGTCGTCGGCCGGGTTGCGCCATAATCCCAGATAGTTGCCGTCTTTCGACAGCAGATCACGATTGTCCATGAGATATTCCATGGACAGTCGTGCGAAATCATCGGTGGTGGAGGGCATTGCCACGACCCTGCTCCGTTCGGGGTATGGTGAATGGCAGAACCCGACAACGGGAGTGGCGTCGTTTCGCGGACTCCATGTCCCGCCTCCTGTTTCGCTGAGTGAGCGGAACATGTCGGCGGCGGTGGCATGCTTCTCTTTCGATTCCATTTGTCCCAGTTCGGCGCGGGCGAGCCTGGTGCGCAGCCCGTCGTATTCCGGACCGTCCCGCTGGGGGATGGATGCCAGTTCGCGGCGCAGTATGTCCGGATCGTCGTGGACGGGCATGGGCGGGGCGATGTCGTCGCCGTTCGTGCCGGGATTCCTGTCGTAGGTGCCGGCCACGCCTTTCGGCAGTCCGGCGGGCCGGTGCGTCCGGCCGTGCATGTCTTTGCTCATGCGGGACGGCTATGCGTGCCGTCGGCCGGCTTCCCGTTTCAGTCGGTCCCGCACCAGTCGGCGGCGGCGTCGAGCAGCTGGTCGTCATTGGCGGCGTGCCCGCGACGGATGGGGATCCATGTCTCCGCGTTCCCGTTGATCCGGTCGGCCATCCAGCCGAATACGCCGAACGGGTGGATGCCGGGCCCGTTGTATTCGCGTAATGTGGGTTTCCTCCATTCCCGGTAGACGAGGTCCCAGCCGCCGTGCCCGTCGGGTTCCGCGTGGACGCGCCGGTCGCCGTGACCCGGCGCGTCCAGGTTGATGCTGCGCCCGTTCTCGCTTCGTCCGGCGAGCAGATCCCAGTCGAGGCCGTATTCCCGTGCCCGGTCGAGGATGTCGGACGCGTTTTCGGCCGTGGTGGGCGGCCTCACGTCATCCGGGCCCGTGGCGCCGCCTTTCGTCTCGTATCGGCCGCCTTCGGGCGTGCCCTTCGGCTTGTGGCTCCTGTTGTTCCTGTCCACGGGCATGACGCCGTTTCCTCCGCCCGTTCCGGTTCCCGTTGCGTGCGGAGGCTATGCGTGCGCAACGGGGCATGATGCATCGCCGGCGCCGGCCCGCGGGTCGGGTCCGCACAGGCGCGTTTTCGTCGAACACGCCCGCAGCCTCTCGTTCCACGCCCGTCACGGGCCGATCCCGTCCATCGGCATCCGCCATCATGCCCCTCGCCCCCCGGGGGCCGTCGTCCCGTACGACGGGCCCTTTTGGGGCATAGGGGGAGGCCATGAGCATTGTTGATATCGGCGTCACCGGCTGGCGCGCATTCTGGTCGAGCGTCACCGCGCCGGGCGCGTTCGGCGTGTACTTCATCGTCCTCATGATCGCGCTCCTCGTGGGCTTCGCGTTCAACCGCGCCCAGTCCGCGCTCTCCATGGGCCTGCGCGTCCTCGCATTGCTCCTGTCCGCGATCATGATCATGGGCATGCTCGGCGTGCTCGGCCTGAACATGACCGGATTGACGCCCGCGATCAACTGGCTGCTCGAACAGGTGCAGGCCCCCGTCTACATCCCGGAGGCGTGACCATGCGACGTGGCGATGGGGGAGGCCCGTTCCGGCAGCTGCTGTCCATGATCGCGACCCTGGTCATGGTGGGCGTGCTTGTCGTCGTGCTCGTCTCCTCGGGAGGCTGGCGGACCGTGTCCGAGACGCTGGGCGTCGGGAACCCGGACGCGTCCACGGCCGCATTGGCCGAATCGAAGAAGGGGGATGCGGGACGCAACCCGGACGCCAAAAGCCTGTCGGGCCTGCTCTCCCTGTTCGGCGTCCATACGGGCGGGGAGGCGGACGCGGGGGCGAAGGACACGGGGAAAACCCCGGACACGGCCCCGACGGGGGATGCGGCCGCATGGCGGGCCCAGTTGGACGCGGCCGGCCGGATAGGCACGGCGGACGCCAGGCCGGGCGGCTACGACCGTGAGACGCGGTTCGGCGGCTGGGCGCCGTCCGGCTGCGGGAAGGCGACCACGAGGGACACGATCCTCGCCCGCGACCTGACCGGCGTGAGGAAGGACTCCTCATGCCGGGTCGTGTCGGGCACGCTGCGCGACCCGTACACGGGCAGGGTCATCGGGTTCAGGCGGGGCGTGAAGACGAGCGCCGACGTGCAGATCGACCATGTGGTGTCCCTGTACGACGCGTGGGCGTCCGGCGCCCGCGACTGGGATCAGGGGAAACGGATCCGGTACGCGAACGATCCGGACGTGCTCCTGGCCTCGGACGGGCCGGCGAACATGGCGAAGGGGAGCGGCATCGACGTGAACGGACGATCCGGATACCTGACGCAGCATACGGGCGCGCCCGACATCTGGATGCCGGACAACAAGGCGTACCGGTGCGACTACATGGCGAAACGCGTCAGCATCAAAACGAAATACGGTCTGACGATGACTCCGAGGGAGAAACAGCAGACCGTCACCTACCTCGCCGGCTGTGTGGCCGGGAAGAACCAGTAAGGAAAGGGGAACGGCGTCATGCCCGTGGACAGGAACAACAGGAGCCACAAGCCGAAGGGCACGCCCGAAGGCGGCCGATACGAGGCGAAAAACACGGGCGCGGGCGCGGATGACGTCGCCGCGCCCACGCCCGTGACGGACGATGGGCACGCCCGGTTCGTCTCCCTCATGGAGGGGCATTACGGTCGGCTGCTCGAACTGGAGGAACGGGACGTCAGACACCGCACGACCCGCCAGTGGGCCGCCGCGTTCGACCGATGGCGGGCGGGGCATGCGGACGAGGCGGGCGCTTTCGTCGACCGACGCCGCGACCCGATCTCGTCGGACCGGGAGGCGGCCGCGTTCATGCTCGCCCGCCGCGACCTGCAACGCGAACGGGATCCCGAATTCGGCGAACTCGACCGGTGGGTGGACGCGGAGATCGAACGGTTGAGGCAGGAGCCGAAACCGTCGAAGAAGCATGTGGACGCGATCGACGCGTTCGAACGGCATCGACGGAGGCATCCGGACGAGATCCGCGCCTATGAGGAGAAACGCGGCAAGGAGATCTCCAGCACCAGGGAGGCGGCCGCCTACATGCTCGCCAAAGCCCGCCAGCTCAACGAGCAGGTCCGGCGCGACAACATGCTCGCCCTGGCGGACAAAAAGGAATGGGACGCGTTGGGCGAACGCATCGCGGAGGGGGACGGCGTGGGACAGTATTCCCGTGCGCTCGCCGGCCGCTACGGGCTCGATCCGGAACGGGAGCGGATCCTTTTGGAGGACACGGACGCGCATATGGGCGAGGAGGCGGATCCGGGGACGGCGGCGCGCGGGATGGACCGCCGCTACCGGCTCGCCGCCCGACTGCTCGGCAACATCGACTGAAGGCGAAGGAGACACGCGCGATGGCGATGCTCATCATCGGCGGCGAACGCACCGTCCTGCACGGATCGGATCCGGACATGCTCGCGTTGTCCGTCCTGCATGAGGCGAGACGGCGGGGCATGCGGGCCGCCCTGGCGGACGATCGGGGCCGCAAGGTCATGATCGTGCTGCCCGCCGGCCCCCTGGGACCCGCATGCGGACGGGAGGATGCGGCTTGACCGGACAAAAACCACTACGGGAACACGCCATACGGGCCATCCTTCCGACCCGGACACCGTCCGCCGCGCGGGCGCGGGGGGCGTTGCCGCCGGTGAACCCGTATCCGCCTCAGGTGCCCGGTACCGGCAATGGCATGATCCCGCCGCCGGCCGCAGGCCAATACGCGCCGCAACAGCAGGCGGCCCAACCGCCCGTAACATCAGGCAATACGCAAAACCCGTACGCCAACAACAACCGGTGACAAAGAAGGGTCGACGCGCGTCATTTCGGACAGAGAACCGGAAAACGCGCACCGACCCTTTCCACACAGTATAGCGTGCCCTAGCCGAGCAGACGATAATATCCCATGCCGGGCATGACGGCCGTGACCTTCGTGCCATCGACCGGGTTCATCGCATGGATCATCAGACCGTTGCCGATGTAAATGCCCGCATGCCCCGCGTTTGCCATAAGATCACCCGGCTGCGGGTCAGTAACGGGCGTGCCGACCGTGGCCTGCATGCCGGACGGGTGCGGCAATTGGATGCCGAACCGCGCGTACACGTATTGGGTGAAACCACTGCAATCCCAGCCGGCAGGCGTATTGCCCCCGTACACGTATGGCGCGCCCTGGTATTGGAGCGCGTAGGAGACCAGGGCGGCGGCCGTATCCGAGGCGGGTTTCTCCTTGTCACCTGTCGTCGGCGCCGATACGGCCGGTGTGCGTGGTTCGGCGCGTGACGCGGCCTCCGACTGTCGCGCCTGTTCGGCCTGGATGCGCGTGGCCTGTTCCTCGGGGCTTTCCGTATGCGGCACGTCCAGGGTTTCGATGCCTCCCCATGAGCCGTCCACGTCGGTCGATACGGCCTCGATGAACGAACGATGCGGAACCAAGTGTTTCGGGAACGATCTGACACTGCTCGCCATGTGGATTGGAGCCGGATCGGCGGCGTCCGCCCATGCCGGGATCGTCGGCATGGCGAGCATGACGATTGGCAGGAGAACCGTCAGGACAATGGGAGCGCGTCTAATAGTGGATGTACTGGTATGCATGCGTCTGTTTCGCCTCGATGGTGCGTCGGAACGGGCCGACCTGCCCGTTCACATTGGCTTCGCTGATCTCGATGGAACCGTCGCCGTTGACCTTCTCCACGATGGCGACGTGCCCCCATGCGTTGTTGACCTGCGCCGGGCTGAACACGATCACATCCCCTTGTCGGGGAGTATCATCCACCCAATAGCCGAGCGTCTTGGCGGAATCGGCCCACATGCCGCCATCCCCCAGCCGGCTGCCGACCGGCAATCCCAGTTGCGTGCGCCGCACATACGCCCACCATGTGCATTGCCCGTACGCGTACGCGTTGCCCGTGTCGCCGGTCGCATGGTCCGGATTGAATCCGGTCGGAGTCCGATCCTCGTCGCGCCCGTTGATCAGGTCACGGACCGTTGGATTGTCCGCGTGGATGATGGTGAGCCTGCCCTCCGGCCGGTCGCCCATATCCCATGTGCCGTCCACCGTCAGGTCCGTGCGCGTCCGGTCGCGGTCCGCGGCGGGGAACGGGTCGGGACGGCCCTGCACGCCGATCGAGGCGCGGACCGTCGTGTCCGCCGTCGCGGGCGCGGGGTTCGCGAGCCATGCTCCCATGCCCGACGCCGCGAGCGCGAACAGGAGGAGCAGGGCGACATGCCGCTGCCTGACGCGCCCGCGCCGCAGTCTGGTCCGATCCCGTCTCGTGTCCGCCGTCATGTCCGTCCTCCCATGCCGGACCCGGGTATGCGTTCCCCTCATTTCGCCGCGTCCCCCGTGCCCGCGGACGTGTCGGATGACGCGTCGTGCGCGGGGCGCGCGCCGGGCGCCCGGTTCCCATGCTCCCTGAGGGTCGCGCCCGTGCCGGGAGCCCCCCAGGCGAGGATGCGCGGCGTGCCGTCCGGGTCGGCGACCAGCAGATCGTACGAGTATTGGGATTGGGCGGCCGAACCGTCGCCCGCGTCCGCGTGCGCGACGGTGACGGTGGCCCTGAGCGCCGCCCGGTCCGACCTGCGTTCGTTACGGTCCACGTTCCCCTTGTCCAGGTAGGCGCCTCCGTCGATGGTGGCCGCCGTCACCTTGCCGAGCCCCTGCGCCCGATACCAGGCGTTCGGATCCGGATCGTTGACGAGCACGGTCAGCATGTCCGAATCGGAGCCCATGAACGCGTCCGCCCATTTGCGCACGGTCGTGTCCAGCATGTCGGACGCGGTCAATTGTCCGAGCGTGTCCTTCCACATGCCCGTATCGCCCCTGTCGTCCGCGACTGCCAGGCCGAGTCGTTCCACGCTCGGCCAGCCGGACAGGCGCCCGTCGGGCGTGACCGTGGTCCTGACCCGCCACCAGCCGGCCGCGGAGTCCACGATCAGCGTGTTCACGCTCAATGTCATGTCCTTGGACCCGTCCGACACGGTGGCGTGGGATTGTCCGTTCCAGCTGACGATCCGCGCGTCCGCGCCCAACGCGCCCTTGGCGAGCCATTGCTCCGTCAACGCCCATGATTCGACGCGTCCCGCGGGATCGAGGTCCGTGGCGGGGGCGGGCTTCGACGCGTCCGGCGGGTTCGACATGAGATAGGCGACGATCAGGAGCAGCATGATCGCGATCCACCGCTGCCATCTGAGCAGCCGCAGGCCGGTGAGGCGGAACGCGCGCCTCGAGAACTGACGGTCCGGGTCGCCGTCGCGTTTCGGGTCGGGGGCGCGCCAGCCCGCGTCCTCGTCGATTCTTTTCCTTCGCATGATGCACGCCCCCTATGCCGCATAGGGGGCGTGCATCATGACGTCGGAAGGAAAGGATGGAAGCCATGCGAAGCGTGGAAGTCGCCGCCGCACCCCAGATCGTGCGGCCCATCATGGACGGCGTGGCGAAACTGTGCGGCTTTGTGACGGGCAACGCGGCGCTCGCGACCCTGCTCGTCCTGCTCGGCGCGGTCGTGATCATCACCTGCGTCGTGCTGCTCGTCCTGCGCAAATGGTGGCCGTCCACGCAGATCGGGCAGGCGCTGCAGGGGGGAGGCACGGTCGGATGGTGCTGCGCGGGCATCACGCTCGGCCTGTGCGGCATCCTGCCCTCCCAGATCCTCCCGTTCGCCGCCGGACTGGTCGCCATGCTGTTCCAGATCGTGTTGAACGTCATCTCCCAGGTGTTCGGACTGTAGGATCATGCTGTTCGATCTGACGTCGGTCAGCGGCCAGCGCGTCTCCCAGGTCGACGAACTGCACCTGGGCGGACGCCAATGGGTGTCCAGCACGAACCTGTTCATCGCCGTGGCGGGCGCCGTGGCGGGCGCGGCGCTCGCCACGCTCGTACGCGTGCTGCCGGCCGCCGCCGGCCAATGGTGGCCGTACCTGCTGATCCCCGCGGGCATGGTCGCCGCGCTCGTCCTGTTCGTCCGCCGGCGCAGCGTGGAGGGGGAGCGCAACATGCGGCGCATCGACCGGATCATGGCGCGCCGGCACGGCATGGACGGCCGGTTCGTCCGTCCGGGAAGCCTCGAACCGTACGATCCGGGCGGCTACGAGCTCATCGAATTCCACGACCACGTGATCGACCGCTGACAACGAAGGAGGATCCCGCATGGGATTCATGTCGGACATGATCGTGCTCGCCACGCAGGACGCGGGCGGCGGGCAGGGGGCGGGCGTCACGCCGGGCGCGCCCGCCAGCGCGGACACGCTCAACACGGACGTGGTCTGCAGGGCGCTCGACTGCCTGCCCGTCGACCGGTGGGCGACGGGCACCATATCGGGCACCAGCCGCGAGGATTTCGCGTCGAGGATCGTGAACCTGCTCAACTTCACGGACGCCGTCGGCAATTCGTTCGGCCACCTGATGAACGCGTTGGGCAACGGCATGTGGGCGGCGGCCGCGAACCTGGCCGACGGCGGCATGCTGGGCGGGTCGGACAAGGCGATCGCCCTGGCCGGCCCGGCCGCGAACACGATGGCGGCCGGCATCTACAAGGCGCTGTTCGATCCGGCGACCATCGGCTTCTTCCTCGCCATCCCCGTCCTCGTCGCCATCGTGGCGGGCGTCGTCGCCGTCTACATGCGGCAGGGGGCGGGCGTGCTCGCCAGACGGCTCGTCTGCCTGTTCCTCGCGCTCGGCCTGTTCTACATGATGGGCGCGACGAGCGCCGCCCATCCGACGGACGCGTACCCGGGCACCCCGTACTGGCTGGTGTCCACGGCGAAAAGCGTGGTCGACGAGGCGGGCGGCGGCGTCACGAAGGCGTTCAACGGCGCGTTGGAGAAGACGGGCGGACTGGTCGCCGACCCGTCCGACCAGTCGAACATGGCGTCCTGCCGACGGTACACGTCCGTATTGAACCAGGCGGCCCGCAAGAACCGGAACGCCATGTCGGACGGCGTGAACCTCATGTGGGAGGAGACCGGATTGCGCGTGTGGATGCGCGGCTCCTACGGGGCGGGCGCGAACGCGAGCAACGTGTTCTGCCGGATCCTGGAATACCGTGCGGGCGCGGACGCGAAGGCGATGAGCGACATCACGACCGCGGGCATGGGCGGCTTGAACGCCGTCCAGCAGAACGCGATCGCGTTCTGGCCGACCATGATGAGCACGGCGAAGGACCTGCGCGTCCAGTACACGCTGAAACTGCCCGCGGATTCCACCACCCAGATGCTCGACCGGTGGGTCATGCTGTGGAACGTGTGCAAGGTGGATGCGGACGGCTCGTTCAAGGCGCGCGCGGGCTTCAAGTTCGTCGGCGCGATCGAGAGGAAACCCCTGGCGGGCTCCGCGGCGGGCGTCGTCAGCCGGAAAGCGGGAGGGCCGCTCGCATCCTCCTGCGAGGCGGCTTTGACCGGCATCGACCCGGACGGGAACGACACGTATTATGTGACGCGCGGCGACGCGGACAAGGCGAAGCCCGTCACCGACGATTCGGACAAGACGAACAAGCGCAGCGAGATCGCGAACCTGACGCTCCTGTTCGACGTGAACACGGCGACCAGCGGCTGGCAGCAGCTCGTGTTCACGAACGGCGGCGGGAACATGCAGCAGAACACGGCCGCCTACCGGCTCATCGACCAGCAGCACGGGAAAAGCTCCCTGGGCACCCTGTCGGAGGGGTTCCTGAACGGCGTGGCCGGCGAGGTGAACCTGATCGTCTGGGGATTGATGTGCGGCAGCCTGCAGACGCTGAGCATGCTCGTCGCCTGCATGGCCGCGCTCGGCCTGTTCCTCGCATTGCTCCTGCTCGCCGTCAGCCCGGACGCGGGCCGGCGGGCGGTCGGCAACGCGCTCGTCCAGATGCTCGCATGGGTGGCGGGCCCCACGGTCGTCGCCCTGTTCGGCAGTCTCGGCATCCTGTTCACCAACATCGGCATGACCCTCCTGGGCCTGGTCGACGCGGACGGGAACACGCAGGGCGGGGTCCTGCGCCTGCTCGTCGCGGCGATCTTCCTGCCGGTCCTGTACGTGAAGGCCGTGAAGCTCCTGTGCGTGAAGGTGTGGAGGATCGGCAACCCGTTCAGCCTGCCCGGCCTCGCCCAGCTCGCCGGGTTCGGCAACGGCATGAAACGGGGCCTGGCCATGGCCGCGGGCGCCGCGATCGCGGCGGGCGTGTGCGTGGCGACCGGCGGCTCGGCCGCCATGGCGCTCGGCTCCGCGGGCATGGCCATGAAGGACGGTGGGCGCGGCGGGTTCGCCGGGACCGCGATGAACGGGGTGAAGGCGGGCGCGTCCCCCGCCATGCATGGCATGACGGGCGGCGGCCGGTCGGCCGGCGGGCACGGGCCCAGCCAGGCGGACAAGGCGGCCATCGCCGCCAGGGACGCGAAGGAGGCGCAGGAGAGAACCGAATATCTGGCGGACCGTCCCACCCCGGACGAGAACCGGCTCGCGACCACCCGATACGAGAACAAGGTGCGCGCCGAATTGGCGAAATCCCTGCGGGGCGACGAGCTCGAAAGCCAGGTCAGGAAGGTGATGCGCTCCGACACGGCGGCCGAGGACATCGGCCAGCTCGCCAAGGACATCCACGAGCAGGCGAAGACCCCGCAGCCCCCGTCCCGGCCCGCGTTCGCCCAGGGGTCCCCGCAGTCGCGCATGCGCGCCGCGAACGGCCCCGCGAACCGGCCGGACGCGCATGCGGCCGGCCGGCCGGGGGCGCATGCGGCCGGCCGGCCGGGGGCGCGCCCCGACGCGCCCGCACGGCCGCTCGTCCCGTCGAAGGCCCGCCCCCTGGTCGACTTCGGGAAGGGCAACAAGCTGACCGTGAACAACGGGTTGGACGAGCGGACGCTGATGCGCGTCGGCGAACGCCTCTTGGACGACATGCAGCGGCGCGGCCGGACGCGCCGCCACGCGGCCGGACGCGCCGCCACGCCGGCCCGTCCGATCCGCACACCCGAGCCGGAGCGCGTGCCGACGCGCGTGCTCCTGGAACGCGAACGGGCGCGCGGCACGGAGGAGCGCCGGTTCAGCCGCGCCGAACAGCGGGGCGACATATCAGACGAGAGCAACGATCCGAACTACCGGAGGTTCCTCGCCGAACAGCGGGCGAACACGGCACGGCATAGGAGGGGCGCATGAGCGAACACAACCCGTATCTCCTGTCCGACCCGCGACTGCTCGAAGCCAACCGGACCGCCGTCGCCTACCAGCTGGGGCATGGCACGCCGCCCGGATGGCTGCTCGCCCCCGGCACGGGCCCGCTGCCCATACCCGAACCCATGGCCGCCAGACCGGATTCGCCGCGCACCATGGAACTGCTCGCCCTCCCGTTCGCATGGCTGCCCGACGAGATCTGGGCCCGCTACCCGCATGAGACGGACCCGGGGTACGCGACCCGCGTCACCGTCGCCCTGGACGCGATGGGCCTGCTCGCCGACACGGGGGACGGCGTCTGGTACGCGTCCGTGGAGGACGCGCCATCGGACGCGGACACGGCGGCCCGCACGCTCGCAGCCCTCGACGGGGACGCGGACGACGCGGGGACGATGCTGGTCGCGGAACGGATGCGCGCGCGCATGCTGAAAGCCTGGCCCGGCGGGTATCCGGCCGGCGAGCAGATCGGGTTCGCCCGGCGGACGGCCGGCCTGGCGTTGACGGCCAATCTGGCGTTGGCGGGCATGCGCGCCCTCGACATGGACGCGCACGGCGACAGGGAGGGGGCGACGGGCGTGATCCGCGCGGCCATGCGCGTCTGGCCCGGCCTGTTCCCCGACCGGCCCGACCGGGACGCGCTCGCCGCATGGGTGTCGGACCTGCACGGGGACGCGGTCGCGGCGATGCGCCTCCTCAATCGCATGGGGTTCGCGTCCGACGGGGACATGGAGGCGTTGCGATGAGCCGCGAATCGGAGGACAGGGAACGCGACCGGTTCGCGTCGGACACGGACCGTTGGTCGCCGTGGGCGGCCCTGATCGGCGTGGGCTCGTTCCTCCTCATCCCCGTGTGGCGGCTCCTGTCCTGGCTGATCGGGCTGCTGTGAGCGTGCGGCGCACGATCCGCCGCGCCTGGGAGGCGTACCGTCTGCTCCGCGTCGCCTCGTACGCGGCGGGCGCGCTGGCCGGCGCGGGCGGCCTGGCGGGCGCGTACTGGACGCTCCTGGCGCGTCGCATGCGCGTCGCATTGTCGGAGGATTCGCCCGAATACGCGGCGGACACGACCGTGGACCCGTGGCATGCGGGGGAGCGTGCGGCGGGGCTGGCGCGCATGCTCCGTCAGATCCGGGACGCGTCGGGCGCGCGCCTCGTCCCGATTCTGGCCGCGGCCGTCGTCCTGATCGCGCTCCTGGCCCTCGCGAACCTGCGCATGCCGAAGCCCGACAACCCGTTCGACCGGGATCCGGTCCGCCTGTTCTCGGACGCGGACCGGACGTGGATCCGCATGGCGGCGGGCGGCCGGTGCGAGCATCGGCGGCTGTTCGGCCTGCTGCGATGCCGGGGGCCGATCGAGCATATGGACCACCATTACCCGTGGTCGAGGGGCGGGGCCACGGACCGGCACAATCTGGTCGGCCTGTGCGCCCGCCACAACCTGCGCAAGTCGGACGGGATACCGACCCTCCTGCGCACGTGGCTGCTGTGCCGGTCGCGCCTGAAATATTTTCCCGCCCGCCTGCGCGGCTACGCGTGGCCGGACGGGCGGGCGCATAGCATGCGGGACGACGACCGGAAGGAGCTGGAATGAGCGTGGACAGGAACAACAGGGCGCACAGGCCGGGCGGCCTGCCGCAGGGGTATGCGGGCACGTTCGCGCCCATGCGGGCCGGCGGCGCGGGGGACGTGGTCCCGCCCCCGCCGGCCCGCCGGCGGGCGCGGGCGCGCGGCGTGGAGGACGACGCGCGCGCCTGGGGCCTGAAGGACCGGATCGAATCGCTGGCGGACCTGGGCGACGGGGAGCAGGCGCGCCGGCTCGCCCACGAGGCGGGCGCCCTGTGCGCTGGCGACTCCATCCCGTTCGCGGACGGCGCGTACGCGGCCCTGTTCGACGGGCGGGAGCTGACGACGGTGCGCATCGACGGGCCGGACATCCAGGACGTGGGCTTCCGGCCGGAAAGCATCCGCGCGTGAGCCGGGGACGCATACCGGACGCCGACGGGAACCGTCGGACCGCAACCATCGTGGGGCGGCCCACCATGATCGGAAAGGAGCCCATTGATGGCTGACCAGAACCAGCAGGCGGAACGCCTGAACCTCGTGACAGTGCCCGGGATCGCGAACTTCCCGCACCTGTTCGACACGGATCCGAAGAACGGCAAGTACACGCTGTCCATCCTGTTCGACAAGAAGGATCCGGACGCCCAGAAGATGATGCGCGACCTGCAGGCCAAATGCACGGAGGCGATCCGCCGCGGCATCGACGGCGAACCCGGCAGGGACGGCAAGTCGTACGCGCCGTTCGCCGGGCACAGCATGGACGACGCGGATTGGGTGAAACGCCTGGGCCTGCCCGTCGAGGACGGGGACACGGCCGTGTTCACCAGGGGCGACAACGTGGGCAAGCTGAAGAAGGACGTGTACAAGGAGTATGAGGGCCATTGGATCCTGAAGGCCGGCACGAAGAACGACCTCGTCGCCGCGGGCTGGGTCGTGGACCAGAACCGTCGACGTCTGACCGCCAACGAACTGTATTCGGGCGCGATCGTGCGCGCCAACATCTGGCTGTACCCGTACAGGCAGGACAATTCGGGCGTGGGCGCCATGCTGAACGCGGTCGTCAAGACGGGCGACGGGGAGCGCATCGGCGGCGAAACCGACCCGCTGGCGGCGTTCGGCCTGCCGGACGCGTCGGCGGCCGGCGTCCCGGACCCGTTCGCGGGCATGGGCGTCTGACCGGAAGAGGGGGCGTATCATAGCCGATTCGAAGCTGACCCCGTTCGAGACGTTCGACGGGGTCCTGAACGTGCACGTGGCGTGGGATTCGAGCCGTGACATGCCGTCCGGCATGACGGTCCGCGAGTTCGACAGGCGTGCGGACAGGCTCGTCGCGATCCTGCCGCATGCGGCCGCCCTCGCGGCCGCCGGGCGTCTGCGCGACGGGTCGGATCATGCGGGGCCGGAAGCGCACCCGTATGATGCGAGCGTGCTGCACGTGTGGGAGCTGTACCGTATGGAGCGCGACGGCCTGCCGGCGCGCATCCCGGGCCTGCCTGACGCGTTCGTGTCCGCGGACGGGATCGCGAACCTGATCGTCGACGCCGTCTCGGACCTGTCGGATGCGGCGTCGGCGGCGCGGGCCGCGGGGTGGCCGCTGCTGCGCGTGTGGATGCGCGGCGAGACGGATCCGCTCCCGTACCGTTTCCTGCTCGTCCGCCCCTAGCCGGGGCGCATCCCGGGCCCGCATGGCGACGTGCCGTGCGGGCCTTTTTTCATGCCCGGCGGGCCGGATCGGATGTTCCCGCCTGTCGGGCCGTCGGCCCGTTTTCCGGGATGCGCATCGCCATGGTGTCGTACAGGGCGTCGATGGTGACGCCGAGTGCGCGGGCCAGTGCGCGGGCGGTGCGCAGCGTCATGTTGGCGGGATCCGCGTGCCCGGGGCGCGGCCGGGCGTATTCGCTGATCCTGGTGGCCGCGACGCCCGTCCTGCGGGCGAGTTCGGCCCGGGTGAGCCCGGCGGCGTCCCCGAGCGCGCCGAGCCCGGCCAGCCATGTCCGGCACATGCCGGCGACCGTCGGCCACGGGTCGTCGCGGGGGACGGCCGCGGAATCCCCGTGCGGCCGGTTGCGGCCGGTGCGCGGGTCGGTTTCGAACATGGCGGCCCGGGCGGGCCCGTCCCCGTCCGGGACGGCGACGGCGACCCTGCGCGAGGGGACGGCGGGGTTCTCCACGACGGCGAGGAACGGCGTCTCGCGCATCACGCGCACGTCCAGTCCCAGTCCGGCGAGCATGTCGAGCGTCGCCTTCACGTTCCCGTCTTCCATGCGGTCCTGCCTTTCGATTCTTATTCAAACCTGTTCTTGTGCAGTGTTTGATGGTCGATTCCTGTTTCATCGGGTGCCGTCGCCTGCCGGCTGGCTGCGCCGGTGGCTTCGGGGGTGTCATCCTCCGCAGGCATGAGTTCGGGATAGTTCGCCATCCCTACGTTGAGTATGTTCAATGCGGCGTTGAGATCACGGTCCATGACCATGCCGCATTGTTCGCACCGGTAGGCGCGTTCGGACAGAGGCATGGGTTTCCGGCTGCCGCAGTCGGAACATGTTTGGCTGCTCGGACACCATCGGTCTATTTCGCGCACCGTGGTCTTGTATGCGAGCTGACGGTGCAGTTCGTTGAACGAGCAGTCGGAGACGGCCTTCGCGAGATGATGGTTGGAGAGCATGCCCTTGACGTTGAGATCCTCCATGAAGCATACCCGGTTGGCCCGGGCGATGCGGCTGGACGCCTTGTGCAGCCAGTCCTCGCGTTTCACGGCCGTCCGATACTCGTATCTGGCGAGCAACGCCTTGGCCTTGCGCTGGTTGTCGGATCCCTTCTGCTTGCGCGCCACCATGCGTTGTAGGTGCTTCTTCCGCTTCTCCCGCCGGTACAGGGTCTTCGGATTGTCGATGACCGTGCCGTCCGAGCAGACGGCGAGGCTTTTCACGCCCACGTCGACGCCGAGGACGCCCGCGCCTTGGTTTTCGCGCGCGGGATCCCCGACGTCACATGATATGGACGCGAACCAGTAGCCCGCCTTGCGGCTGATGGTCGCGTTGTTGATCTTGTTCACCTGATTCTCATATCTGAACCTTTCCATAAGCCTCAGGCATAGGCCTTTCGGCAGTTTCAGGTTTTTCCCGCTCACGGCTATCACCGAGCCGTCGATGCGGAACGAGTCGCGGACGCCCTTCTTGTGGAATCGCGGGTGCTTGGCCGTATGCCGATACATGTTCCTGAACGCGGTGTCGAGATCCTTGATGGCCGCTTCGGGCACCCATTTGCTGACGCCGGTGATGAAGGGGAACATCTCCCGTTTGACGGAGTTGAACCATTTCTTAATCGAATAATAGTTGTGTTTCACCCCGTTCTCGTAGTCCCTGTTCCACTGGTCGAGGCACACGTTGTAGGCGAGGCGGCTCACCCCGCACCATTGAGCGAGGATGTTCGACTCGACGTCATTGACCTTCAACCGGGTCTTGAACGTGCGTTGCATCAGTCTTCCCCGCTCCCGTCGCCGAGGAGGTCCCGGCTTGTTTTATACCTCCGCAGACCGTAGAGACGGCACGAGTAGGTGTGGATGATGCTCATCAGATCCTCCACCATCTCCTGCTGCGGACTCATGTCCGTACGGTTGGCGACGATGATCTGAGCCCCGTACTCGTCGGCCAGGTTCTTCACGAGGTCGAACCCGAACCGGGCGAGCCGATCCTTGTGTGCCACGATCACGACGCCTATCTCACCGTCGATGATCCCGTTGACGAGTTTCAGGAACTTGGGGCGGTTGAGGTTCATGCCTCCGCCGATCTCCTCCCACACCTCGTACACGTAGCCGCGCGCCGTGGCGAAATCCATCATCGCCTTTCGCTGGTCGGCGAGGTCGTTCTTCTGCCCGGCGCTGCTGACCCGGCAGTAGATGACGCATTTCTTCTCCGGGTTCTGATGCTGCAATCCCAGCAGTTTCGCCACGTCCTCCTGCGAGTAGCGTCGATGCCCGCCGTCCGTGCGCGCCGGACTGATCACGCCCCGCTGTTCCGCCCGGTAGGCGGTCGAAGCGCTCACGCCGGTGCGTTCAAGGAACTCGGACAGGCTGAAATATGTCATATTGAATAGTATAGCGTGGATATGAACAGATATTAAATATCTAAATCAGCCTCCGATCCGTTTCGCCGGGCTCTCCGGGGTTTCGCGATGCCGTGGAGCCGCATGCGCGGGCTTTACGATATTGCACAGCCGGGCTCCCCGGGGCTTCGCGACGCCGGGGGCTTTACAATATTGTAAAGCCTCACCTCCGACCTTTACAATATTGTAAAGTTTTCCGGCCTGTTTTGTATGCGTGTATGCATCTGTATGCATCCGGGGATGCATACAGAAAAAGCCCGGAAAAAGCCCGAAAACCCTTATAAATAAAGGAAAAAATATAATTCCTTTCTCTTGTATGCATTGTATGCATCAATATATGGGGTTTCCTTCCTTTTTCCCGAATCCCCTATAAGGGAATGATGCATACAATGCATACACGCCTCCGGACCATCCCCGGAACGTCGGAAACAAGCCGAAACGGAAAGAAAAGATGTATGCATCCCCTGATGCATACGGATGCATACAGCCCGCCCGGAATGCATACGGGCCCGACGCCCGCCCCGGCGGACGCATACACGGGGCCCATGAGACCATTCATCGACCATGACGGCCTGACCCTGTACAACGCGGACGCGAGACGCCTGCCCGGCCTCCTCGACGCGCCCGCGGACGCGATCGTCACCGACCCGCCCTACGAGCTCGGCCTGGGCACCGCGGGCGAGGTGAAACGCTGGGACTCCACCGGCATCGCCTTCGACCCGGAATTCTGGACGGCCATGCTCGGCATGGTCCGCCCCGGCGCGTTCGCCCTCGTGTTCGGCTCGCCCCGCACCTGGCACCGGCTCGCCTGCGCCATGGAGGACGCGGGCTGGCTGATCCGCGACCAGTTCTGCTGGCTGTACGCGTCCGGCATGCCGAAGGGCGAATGGGGCGACCATGCGGTCGACCGGGCGCTCGGCGTGAAGGACGACCGGACCGGCGTCATACGCGACTCCGCGTCCCTGGAACGCAACGTCGCCTACACGGAACGCTACGAGGCGAAGACCCGCGAGGCGCGGCCCTGGCGCGGGTTCAACCCGGCGCTCAAACCCGCATGGGAGCCGATCCTCGTCGCCCAGCGCCCCCGCGAGTCCATGCTCGGCCGCAACCTCATGGACCACGGGACGGGCGCCCTGAACGTGGCCGCCTGCGCCCTGGACGCGGACATGGGGGAGCTGGGGCGCCGCTACCGGCTCAACGCGACCGCCGGGGGGCGTCCGGACGCGCCGCGCGGCGGCGACACGTTCCGCGATTCGGACACGCCCAGGCCCATGGGGCCGCGCATACCGGGCCGCCACCCGTCGAACGTCCTCATGGACAAGGCCATGGCCCGGCTCCTGCCCGCGGACGCGCCGCGCTTCTACTACTGCCCGAAAGCGCAGGACAGGCCCGTGCGCGTCCTGGAACGCATCGTCCGCCCCCGGACACGGGACAAGGCGTGGAAGGCGTGCTGCGCGCGCCTGGGACTCGAATCCGGGGCGGACGCGTACCCCGCGTGCCTGCTCGACACGGCGGCGCTCGCCCTGACCGTGCCGGCGGGCGAAAGACGGCTCGCCCACCCGACCGTCAAACCCCTGGACCTGACCCGATGGCTCGCCCGCCTCGCATGCCCGCCCCACGGCCTCGTCCTCGACCCGTTCGCCGGCTCCGGCACCACACTGGACGCATGCCGGCGGGAAGGCCTGCGGTGCGCGGCCACGGAGCTCGACCCCACGTACCTGCCGCTCACGGCCGACCGGCTCGAACGCCCCGCAAGCCTCCCGCTCTTCTGACGGACGGGGAACGCATACCCGGGGCGCACAACACCGTCGAAACGGAGGAACGGCAATGGAAGACTACATGAACCTGGCCAACGAGTGGATCGCGCGCCTCGAAGGCGGCGCGGGCACGTGGATGAACGACCAGACCGCCGACCGGCTCGCCGCCGGCCTGAACGATCCCAGGGGACGCGACATGATGGCGCTCGCCCTCCTCGACCCGACGTGCGACGCGCGCACGCTCGCCGCACGCGCCGCGGATCACCCGCGCCTGCCCGCCGGCATGGGGGAGGCGATGGACGCGCTGCGCCGCCGTCCCATCCCCGTCACGCCCAGGCCCGGCCGGCTGACGGCCGCGTGCGACACGCTTTCGACGCTCGCCGGGACGAGGCCCGGATGCGCGGCCGGCGCCATGGACCTCGCGCTCCTCGTGTTCTGGCTGGCCGGCGACAAAAAGGGCCTGGACGCGATGCTCGCCCGGCCCATGCCCGACACCGTCGTCAACGTGACGGTCCGGTTCGCCCGCGACCATGACATGTGGCCCGCGGGCGCGGCCGTGCCCCGCGCCTACCGGGTGCCCGAGCTCGCCTGATACTCCGCCTCCCATGCGGCCGCGTCCGACGCGTCCACGCCGAGCGCGGCCTCGACCAGGCGCACGTCCAGGCCGCGCCGGCGCGCCTCCGCCCATGCGGCGTGCGCGTCCGCATCGTCCACGCCGAACGCGTCATGCGCGTCCATCCGGTCGACCACACCCATCCGGTTGGCCACGTCGTCGAATTCGGCTGGCCGCCGGTCGAGTTCCGCACGTCCGGCGGCCAGCATGCGTTCGAAGTCCTCGCGCGCGTTGAACGGTTTCCCGTCCGCGTCCAGACGGGGCGGGCGTCCATGGTATTCGGGGCGCGCGTTCGACCCGTCGGAATAGTACATGCCGCGCCCGTACTGGACGCCCTTCGCGATCTTCTCGTGGATGAAGTCGCCCATGTTCTCGTCCCAGATCCGGTCGCGCTGCCTTTTGTCGGGCAGTCGTCCGCCGTGTTCGCGCGCGTACGCGCCGATCCGGTCCATGTACCGTTTGCCGACGCGCATCCGGTGCGCGCTCAGATTGTAGGGCGGACGGGCGAGGATCGCCTCCATGCGCACGGGGCGGGTGAGCGCGTAGCCGACGAGCCTGGCGGAGTAGCATCGGGCCGGGTCGCCGATCACGTTGCGTCGCAGCGCGTCGCACCGGTCCTCCGCGATCCTGCGCGCCATGTCGAAGCGTTCCGCCTCGTTCGGATACCAGGAGGCGAGGGCGCGCATGATCCGCCCGTAGTGCGGGCGCCCGTCCGCGTCCTCCCGGTAGACCGCGTCGTCGATCATGCGCGTCTCGGCCGCCGGGTCGAGCACCGGCTCGTCCCGGTAGTCGAACGGGTTGCCGTCCGCGTCCACGCCGGGCATGGTGGCCTTGAGCCGGTCTTGCAGCCACAGGCTGGTCGGATCGTGTTCGACCCGCCAGTTCACAAGCCTGACGGCCCTCTTGTGCCCGTAGCGTTTCGGGTCGAGATCCTCGGCGGCGGGCGGCATGACGTCTCCGCCCGCCGTGCCGGACGCCGGCTCGAAGGTGCCCGCACACCCTTGGGGGAGGCCCTTCGCCCGGTGGCTTCGATTGTTCCTGTCCATGACCATGCGATCCGGCTATGCGCCCCCGCGACGGCGCATAGCCGGATCGTCGTCTTGTGGACCGTCCGTCGGATGGGAATGGTCGTCGGGCCGATGCCGAGGTCGACGGCCGTGAGCACCATGTCCTCGAACCCGTCCGCGGAACCGGAGGCCATGCGTCGGGGACGCATGCGCGCGGGCATGAACGAGGACATCATCGGTTGGGAGAACCTGCCCGCAAGCCTCCTCGACCGCATCAAAGGCGGGATCTTGATCCAACGGGACGGCGACGAATGGACGCGCTTCCGCCCCGCATTGGCCGGCAGGACCGATGCGGGCGAACCCTACATCGTGGACTCGGACTGCACCGACCATTGGATCGGGGACGGCTCCGCGTTCCCCGACCCGGACGCCGTGCTGCCCGAGGCCGTACGGCGCGAACCGGAGCCGGGCGACCTCATCCGCCTCCACAAGACCGACGATCCGGCCATCGCCGACATCAGCCGCTACGAGGGGCGTCCGGCGGACGGGAAGGACGGGTGGATGACCGACAACGGACCCTATTATGCATGCGAATGGACGCCCGACGGGATCGTCGAGGATTGATCCGTTGCAGATGACTTTGTTTTAGCTTGTCGCTAGGGCGAAGTCATCTGCAACGGCTGACGGGTTTTTTCGAATGCCTCGGAACGCATACAGCCGCGTATGCAGAACAAGACATACAAGACGATTTCCCTGTTCTCCGGCTATCTCGGCCTCGACATCGGCGTATCCAAGGCGATCGGCGAGGGGGAACTGGTCGGATGGTCCGACATCGAACCCGGGCCTCTCGCCCTTGGCTCCCATCACGCGCCGAAAGCCCGCCGATTGGGCGACATCACGAAAATCGACTGGGAGAAATACAAGGACATCGAGGTGATGGCCGGCGGATTCTGCTGCCAGTCCCTTTCTCTTGCGGGGTTCCGTGCCGGGTTGAAGGCGGGAACGCGAAGCGGCCTGTGGCTCGACTACGCCAAGGGAATCGGCATCATCCGCCCCAGTCTCGTGGTCGCGGAGAACGTGGCCGGACTCCTGAGCGGCATCAGCGTCTCCAAGGAGGACGAGCGCATGGACGCGCTCCGCTCCGAAGCGTTGGACAAGGCCGGATTATGCTCCTGCGAAATTCCGGACCTCGAACTGCCCGACGGATTCGAAGCCCCGGATCCCAAGGAGGAAACCTCGCAGCCCCTGGCCGTCGTCCTGCGCGGTTTCCTGCATGCGGATCCGGAGCGGTGCTCGCCCGTCACGTGCAGGCAGTGCGGCCGCCGCGTGTTCGAGGTGAGGGGCGACATGGTGCTGGCGGATGACGAACGGTTGTCCGGCGTGCATACGGCGCCCACGATCCGGGCGCTCGGCCGTGTGCTGGGCGATCTGGCGAATCTGGGCTACGACGCGGTGTGGCGAGGCCTTGAGGCGGCCGACATCGGCGCCCCCCACCACAGGCTGCGCATCTTCGTGACCGCATGGCCGCGCGATCCGAAGTCGGCGCGCGAACCGTCGAACGCCCGGCTGAGGCGTCTCGCCCAACTGCCGCCCATGAGGCCGAGGGGGCGCGCATGGGGCGTGTGGGATGCGGACAGGGATGTGTGGACGACGGGCGAGCCGGATCTGTTCGGGGACGTGGACGTGTTCATGGACGCGTGGCCGAAGTCCGGCGTGATGGCCGCCGGCCGCGTGTATACGGTGCCCGAATCGTGGCTGAAGGTCCCGGAGCCGGCGGCCGGTTCCGTTTTGGCGACGCCGAAGGCGTCCGACGGGGCGAAGGGCGGCCCGGGCCAGGCGTATGGGACGGGGGATGCGCCCCTGCCCGCGCAGGCTGCGGGGATCCCGGCCGACGGGTTCCTGTACACGCCGAAGCAGTCGGACGGGGTGTTCGCCGCCCCGGCCACGTCGGGGCGCCCGTTGGACAGGAGCACGTTCCTGTCCACGCAGGTGCGTCTCATGGACCTGCCGGGCCGTATGGACCCGGAGAAGGTCAGGGAGCATGATTCGAAGCTGCCGACCCCGAGGGCGAACGATGCGAACGGGGCGGGCGTGCACGGGGACGGGGCGCCGGATTTGCGGACGGCGGCCGTCATGCTGCCCACGCCGAACGCGTTGTACGACAGCGTGAAGGCGGGCACAGCGGAGGATGCGGTCCGCCGCCGGAGGCGGGGCGCGCAGCTCGGATTGGCGGATGCGATCAATCTCCTGTAGGACCCGGGGCATGGTCGGCTTCGTTGCGCATGGAGAAATCGCGGGCATGCCGGGTTTCTTTGTCCATAGGCCCTTCGGGCCCCGTCTCGCGCCATTCCAGCCGGATCGCGCGATCCTCGTATGGAAAGCGGATACCCGAACCGGGATCGCAGCGGCATGGGCTCGCCCCGCCTCGTTCGCGTATTTGACCACATGGGCGACCACCCGTCCATGTTCGCGACCATCGGGGGAAGACCTTGTTCGGCCATTCCCGCGATTTCGTGAGATTGGATTGGCATGGGGGAGGATCGGGCATGAAGGAAATACTGGGAGTCTTGATCTTTGTTTGGGTGGCGCAGACTCCCGCCTCTTTAGGCGGGGGTTAGCCGCCCCTTTTTTGTAATTATATCGAGGTATAATTACAGGCATGAGCTCGAAGCGTGTACGACGGGCCTACCGGTTCCGTTTCTACCCCACGCCGCAGCAGGAGGAACTGTTGCGACGCACTTTGGGATGCGCCCGGCTCGTTTACAACAAGGCGTTGGCATTGCGTTCCGAATCTTGGACTCGTGACCGGAGGAACGTCACCTTCAAGGACACGAGCAGGATGCTCACCGAGTGGAAGCGCGACGAAAACCTGGGCTTCCTCAACGACGTGTCCTGCGTCCCCCTGCAACAAGCACTGCGTCACCTGCAACAGGCGTACGCGAATTTCTTCAACCATAAGGGCGACTATCCGACGTTCAAACGCAAGTCCCGGGGCGGATCCGCCTCGTTTACCCGGTACGCGTTCACGTGGAACGAGAGCAAGCGGGAATTGAAACTCGCCAAAATGAGGGAACCGCTGCCAATCCGATGGTCGCGCACCCTACCCAAAGGATGCGTTCCGTCAAGCGCGACCATCTCCCTGGATGCGGCGCAACGCTGGCACATAAGCATCCTCGTCGAGGACGCCGTGCGAGAGCTGCCCGCCTCGAATCGCAGCGTGGGCGTCGACCTCGGACTGGAATCGTTCGCCATCACCTCGGACGGCGAGAAGATCGGCAATCCAAGATTCCGCGCCAAGGAAGCCAAGCATTTGAGAAAAGCGCAGAAGAGCCTGTCGCGCAAACGGAAAGGAAGCAACAACCAGCGCAAAGCCCGACTGAAAATCGCCCGCATCCACGCCCGTATAGCCGACCGGCGTCGCGACTTCCTGCACAAGCTCAGCACCCGACTCATCCGCGAAAACCAAACGGTGGTGGTCGAGGACCTGAACGTGCAGGGCATGAGCCGACGATGCAAGCCGGTTCCGGACCCGAACCACCCCGGCCGGTATCTGAAGAACGGGCAATCCCGCAAGAAGGGCATGAACCGGAGCATCACCGACACTGGATGGCGTGAGCTTCGGACCATGCTCGAATACAAGGCCGACTGGTACGGTCGCCAACTCGTCGTCATCGACCGCTGGTACCCGTCCAGCCAGACCTGCTCCACGTGCGGCAAACGCACGGGGCGCAAGGCGTTGAACATCCGCGAATGGACATGCCCATACTGCGGCACGCATCATGACCGGGACGTGAACGCCGCCAAAAACATCCAAGCCGCCGGACTGGCGGTCATAGCCTGCGGAGACGGCAGGACGGCGGAACGCAGGAACATGCGTCCCGCCGATCCGATCCGTCCGTGAAACAGGAAAACCCTATCGCGAGATAGGGAATCCCCCGCCTCTCCAGACGGGGGAGGAAGTCAATCCCGTAATCATAATCCCGGAATCAATGGTGTGGTTTCTGATGGTCATGCATCTTCATGACCATCCCGGCATGATGTCCGAAAAGGAGGTGCGGTCCCGGCGGACGCTCCTTTTTGCCTGCCATGCGATCATCTGCATCGGGTTGATGACTCTCCTATGGCGGTTCAGTCTTTAGGATGCCATTTGCCGATGGCCGCCGCCCCTATCGCGAAAACGGCGAGGGCCACGAGCGTCGGCATGATTCGCTGGACCATATCGACTTGCATGAGCGCAAGACAATACTGGGCGATATCCACGGACACGGCCGCCATGGCGAGCATCTGGAAAACGCGAAGGATCTCCCTGTTCTCCGACCGTTGCCGTCGCTCCATGACTTCGAGTCGGTTCTCCAGTCGACGCATGAGCCCGTTCCACTTCGACGCGGACGGGACGGAAGACAGCCCCTCCATCTCATCCACGATCGGCCACGCCCGTTCGATACGGTCCTCCATGGCGGTCAGGTCGGAGGCTCGCACCTTTGCGGGAATCGGACCCATGTCCATGAGGGTCCGGTAGGCGGCGCGGGCGAGCAGTCCCAGGGCATGCGATTCGACGTTTCTTTTCCCGGAGATGTCGAAAATCCCGTGGTCCACGGGTTCCAGCGCGTCGATGCCGTCGAGGGGAGGGCATGACCCGTCGGGTCCGACGTAAGCATGCGATCCGGAGCCGGTGAGACGGAACACGGCCCCGTCCCTGCGCCATCGGCCGGCCTCTTCGGCATCCGGCGTCCATCCCTCTTTCCGCAGCTCCTCTTTCAGCCGTTCGGTGTCCGTGATTTCGATGATGCGGATGATGTCCATGCGGCCAAGACTAAGGGTCTGGAACGGCGGGGACCGTCCCGTTTCCATGATCCGATACGCCTGCCCCGCCTGACGCATACCCGTGGCCATGACTGATGACGATCTGTGGCTGCCCACGCCGACGGTGATGGACGCGACCCGGCATACGGTGCGCGGCTGCTGGCGGCCGGGGGAGAACTGGCGGGGCGTCGCCCTGGTGAACGCGATCCTCGACGCGGGGGAGATCCGGATCATGGGAACGCATACGACGGGCATGAGCGAAAACGAACTGCCGGGCACGCCGAACTGTATGGACATGCTGCCCCCGCATGCGGATGCGGAACGGCCGCGCGCCGGAAAAGGCGCCGGCTACCGGAACCTGCGCGACGACATCGACCACCTGCCCACGCCCACGTCGAACGAGTGGAACGGGGGCACGATGATCCCGGAACGCCGCGCGGCCATGGGGCATGCGGTCACCGTCGCCGACTGGGCGGAGAAGAGCGACGACATCGACATCCTGCCGGAAGCCCGCCTGTTCGCCACGCCGAACTGCATGGATGCGATCGCGCCCCGCGACGGGGCCGCGTTGGAACGCGTCCTGCGTCGCGGCGACCGGGACGGGAGCCGACGCGATTCGACCGGGAACCTGAGGGAGGACGTGATGACGGATGATGTGGATATGATGCCCACGCCGCGCGCCAGCGACGTGAAAGGCCGCAATCAGAGGAACGACCAGACATGCATGACCGGCGCCGTCGAACAGGGGACGCGCGCGATCCCCGCGCCCGGCCCCTACCATGGGGGACTCTGGGGTCTGGACGACGGGCGGGGCGTGCGCTTCGGCCGGTTCGCCGCCGCGATCCGCCGCTGGGAGCGGGTGTCCGGCCGTCCCGCCCCCTGTCCCACGCAGGCGACCGGCGGCCTGCGCCGCTGGATCGGGGCGAACGCCGCCGACCCCACGCTGTTCGAACCGTACTGGCTCGCCCGCCACGCCCCGTTNGACGCGCATCCGAAAGCCCGGCTGGACCAGCCGATGCGCGACCGCATGCTCGCCCGCTGGCGTGAAACCGACCGGGGGATGAGCCTCATCGACCCCATGTTCTGGCCCGGCTGCAAGGACATGGACCCGGACATCCCGATCCCCGCGACCCGCCTGCCCGACAAAAGCGTGCTCGGTTATTGGAAGACCCGATTCGAAGGCCCCCGGTTCCCGTCGGCCGCCCACCTATCCCCGAGGTTCGTGGAATGGATGATGGGCCTGGAGGACGGCTGGGTCACGAATCCGGCGATCTGGCGGCATGTGCCCGGCAACCATCGCAATCTCCAACTGCGCGCCCTGGGCAACGGGGTCGTGCCCCCGCAGGCCGCCATGGCGGTCGACTGGGCGCTCCGCGTACGCGAAAGGCTCGCCGTTTGACGCCCGTCAACGTCTGGGCGTGGACGCTCCTGGGCGTCGCCGTCCGCCCGGCCATACCCGCGTCCATGCGCCGGATCGGTCTGATCCGGTCCGGCGCATGGATGGGACGGCACGGTCTCGTCCACGTATCCGCGTGCGCGGCAATCCTCGCCTGGCTGCTGGGCGCGGACGTGTGGGGGATGCGGCTCGCCTGCCTGACGATCGGCGTCGCCGTCGGCGGCCGGCTCCCGTCCCCGCCGCATGCGTCCGGACGTCCGGATCGTGACGGGACGGGCGCGAGGAACCTGCCTGGCCGCGTATCATACGGGCCCATGGAAGACGACGAGATCGAAGTGAGGCCGTTCCTCAAAGACAACGGGCCGTTCGCGGGCATGCCCTCCCGTTTCCTCGGCAGGGGGTGGAAACGGGTTCCGGACGGGCGCGGACTGCCGGAACGGTCCACGGTCCTTCGTCGGATGGGCCTTGTGTTCGTGGTCGGCCGGGTCACCGGACTGTCCGCCTGCATCGGTTACGGCCGGCCCGCCGAACATCCGGCGATACGCATGATGGCGACCCGTATCCTGCCGTATCCGGATTGGACGTGCCGGACGAGGGACGCGGATCCCGGCATGTTCGCTGACGCGTGCATGCTGCGCTACGGGGCCGACGTGCTGACCCGCCTGTCCCGTGACGCGTGCCGTGACGCCCATCCGCGTCTGGCGTGCCTGGTCATGCGATGCCGTTGCGCCCCGATCCGCCGGGCGTTGGCGCATGCGGATCGTTTCAACCCGCTGATCGGGGCGAACGGCTGGGGCGAGGACATCGGGCTCGCCTGCGAACTGTATGACGCGACGTTGCGCGAATACGGGCCCGTCGGGGCGGTGCGGCGCCTGGCCGATCTGATAGGAGGGTTCCGCAGGACGGTGCGCGGCTGATCCCGGCCATCCTATCGAAGCGTGCCGGGCCCGTCGCCATCCAAGCCCGGCACCCGCATCCCGGCGGCGTCACGTCTTGAGAGGGGATCGGGATGCGGGGCGAAACGGTCCGGACGGCTGCATGCCCGCATCCCCTTGATCCCGTTTGTTTTCAGTCGTCGAGCGTGCGGATCGCGTTCTTCAGGGTCTCCCGGATCGCGTCCACCGTCCCTCTGGCCCGTTGTTCGAGTTCCCCCGCCCGTCGTTCGCGTTCCGCGATCGCGGTCTGCGCGTCCTTGCGGCGCGTTTCGATGTCGGCCATGGCCTTCGCGTGCTCCGTCTTCAACGCGTCGCGTTGCTCGGCGAGGTCGGCCATCGCCTTGTCATGCTCCCTCTTGTGTTCCTCGGCGAGCCCGTCGGCGGTCTGCTTCGCGGACGCGACGACGTCCCCCGCCTTCGCGTTCGCCTCGTCGAGGATGCCTTTTGCCTGCGCCCGCGCCTCCGCGATCGTGTCGCGCGCCGTGTTCCTCGCGTTGTCGACGAGGTCCTGCGCGGCCTTGCCGGCCGCCTCGAACGGGCTTTCCGCCCGGTGGCGCAGTTCGTCGCGTTCCCGGCAGGCGGCCTCCAATTGGGCGGTCAGCCGCGTGTTCAGGTTCCTCAGGTTGTCGGCGATCGCGATCTGCCGGGCGAGGCTGCGCCGGTATCCGGCCATCCTCTCCTCGTACTGGTCGACCAGACGGTCCACATCCTCCGTCCGGTATCCGCCGAACGCGACGGTCGTGATTTCGGGGCGCTTGCTCTCCTGCGGCGCGTATGACTGGGATTCGTATGATTGGGTGAGCTGGGCTCCCGGCTCCTGATCGGTCATGACGGTTTCCTTTCCTTGTGGGTGCGGGGACGGGCGTCCCCTGCTGCATGCCTCCCGTATGCGTTCCGGACGGACGCATACGGGAGGCATGACCCCGATCGTCATCCTGTTCTGGCCGGCCGCGGGAATCCTGCTGCGCTGGCTCGTCCCCCTCATGCTCCTGGACGCGGGCCGGGAACGGTGGGCGCGGGCGGCGGGCCCCGGCCCATGGCCCGCGCGTCTCGCCCTGTTCGCCGCCGTGCTCGCCCCGTTCGCCGCCGGCGGCGTGTGGGCTCCGCGCCTCATGCTCCTGGCCGTCGGCTACGCGGCCGGCTGGGATGCCATCCCCCGTCCGCATCACGGGACACGACGGGACCGGCCGGTTCGGACGCGCGTACCATGGGCCGCCATGACGGGACAGGGGCATATCACGATACGGCCGTTCCTCATCGGGCACGGCGTGTTCGACGCGGACCCGGCGCGCTACTTCCATCGGGACGCCTCGTGGAGACGGGATCGGTCCCCGTTCCGCTATTCCGAGCGGAGCCTGGTCATGGGGCGGACGGCGGGGGATTCCGCGATGCTCATGGTCATGGGCCGGGCCACCGGCCTAAGCGCCAGCGTATGCGTGGCCGGGCGGGAACGGCGCGGCCTGATGGACGGCATGCGCTCCCGTCGCGTCCCATACCCCGGGTGGACGTACCGGACCGGCGACGCGGAGGACCTTGACATGACGGTTCGCGCCTGCATGCTGCGTTACGGTGCGACGCTCATCCTCGACCGGGCGCGAACGTTGGAGGATTCCGCGCGGCCGCGTCTCGCATGGCTCCGATACCGGTTGATGTTCGGGCCGGTGCGCCGCAGCCTGAACACGGCCGGCCGGTATCCGCTAATCGCCCGTGAGGGCTGGGACGCGACCGTCCGGGACGCGTGCGTCGAATACGATCGGCTGCGAAGGACGTACGGGCCGACGGGTCTCCTGTCCCCGTTGCTCGACATCGTCGTCAAGGTCAGGGACGCGCTCGGCTAGAAACCTTGACATCCTCCCTACGGCTAAAGCCGGGGGATTCTGGATCCGTGTGAAAGCTGCGCGTCGGGCTCGGCGGCCTTGTCGCGTCTTACGTTTTCGGGGATCCGAGGGTTGAAGCCAGCCCTCTTGAGCATGTTGAGGGCCGAGTTCTTGTCTCGGTCCATTATCATCCCGCAGGATTCGCATTTGTAGGTGCGGTCGTCGAGGGTGAGCGGGTGCTTGGCTGTCGCCCCGCAGTTCGAACAATCCTGTGTGGTGTTCCTTGGGTTGATTTTGATGATGGTCCGCTGGTTCTTGTCGGCCTGCCATTCGAGGATGCGCTTGGTGGCGCCGATGGCGGCCCATGCGCCACGATGGCCTGTTCCACCCAGCGACGCCCCGTCATGCGTTCGGGGAACGGGAGCCCGCCGGCGGGACGTTGGACGGCGTCTCGCGGAATCCGAGCATGTGCGCGGGACCGTCAAACCCAATCCCATGCCGTTCTTCCATGTCCCGGGACGATCATGCCTTTCCGGCCCGCATAGACGCGCGTGCGGGGGCGGACGTACGCCGTCCCCTATCCGACAGAAAGGAAACATCCTTATGGGTTCGACTCATAACGACAGACACTGGGCGCGCACGCTCGCCGCGGGCGTCGCGGCAGCCGCCACCCTGGCGGCGGGCATGCTCGTCGCGGGCACGGCGGACGCGGCCGACATGCGTGATCCGTTTGAACGCTCCATCCAGAACGGCAACCCGGGCCTGTGGGCGAACATGGGTACGATCACGTTCAGCAACGGACACAAGTACGAGGACATGGAGCAGTCGCTCGGCGTGGTCGACAAGGTCAACGGGAAGAACGTGTACTGCATCCAGGCCGACACGCTCTACACGGGCACGGCGGGCACGTGGGGCGAGTGGACCGACGCGAAGACGAAACCGGACGCGCAACGGCTCGCATGGCTGACCGACAAGTACAACGGGAACACGGACGACCTCACGCAGGCCGCGATCGCAGGCCTCATCCACCAGAAGCTCGACCCGATGGGCAACGAATACCTGTCGGGCATCCAACGCCTCGGCTGGAAGGACGGAACCAGCTGGGACACGTACACGGCCAAAATGAACAGCCTGTGGACGGAGGCGGTCGCCAACACGCCCTCGAACCTCGACATGAGATACCAGTACACCACCGGCAAACGCAAGGGCACCGTAGGCGTCGGTGTTTCTAACGGGAATGGATATATTTCTGGTATCCCATTTACCGCGATCCTGAACGGTCCGGCCGTGTTCGACCAGACCGGCAAGAACACGTTCAGCGGCACCACCACCGGTTCTGAACAGCACCTTGCATGGACCGCGACAGGCAACGGCAAAGTGCCAGTTATTATGCAGTACAAAGGCCTGAAGGCCCGCAAGCTGAACTCTCCGAACCAGAATCTGATGGCCCCGTCCGATCCCGAGACCGTGTCGAAGAACATCCAGTTCGAGGTGCTGAACAACTTCAAGCCGACCATCGAATCCAACCAGTCGGATCATCGCATCGAATACGGGCATGCGCCCGAAGACGATCTGACCTGGCATGTGGACCCGACGGGCGGCGACTGGATTGAAGGCGCGACCATCAAGAGCACCGGCACCCTCTACTACTTCGCGAAGAAGCCGGTCGAAGGCCGGACGACCGTCAAGGACGGGGTGAAGGCCGCGACCGCGACCGTCACCGGCGACAAGGATGGCGCCACCAATCATGTGGACGCCGCCTCCATCACCATGGACCCCGACTTCGTGAAGACGCACCCGGGAGCCACCCCGTCGAGCCTGCCGGACACCGGCTGGTACACGTGGGTGTGGCAGATCACGCCCGACATGCAGGACGCCAACATGAAGCAGTACCTGTCCACGGACTACGACTGGTCCGACAACGTGCTGGAAGCGGAATCCACTCAGCATATGCGCAACATGCAGCCGACCATCAAGTCGAGTGTGAGCGACGCCTACAAGACCGATCAGAGCACGGTGACCGGCGCCGACGGCACCGAACGTCCGAGCGTGCAAATCGGTTCCGCTCAGGCATCCGACAAGACCGATGTCGTCTACCTTGAAAAAGGCAGCGTCATCCGCGATAAGGTCACACTCAACGTGACCGACGTGAACGGTGACGGCAAGGTCGACACCCAGGACTGGCTGCACACCAAGGACGGTCAGGGCGAAGGCAAGGAAACGGAAGACAACCAGATCACCATCCGCGTGAACGGCACGCTCTACGGTGGCATGACCCGCGAACAGGCCGAACAGGCTCAGAAGGATACCGCCGCAGGCAAGACCGTCGAACTGCCCAAACAGGCCGTGAAGCTCGCCACCGCCACGTTCACCACGAACAAGGCCGGCGACTACCTGATTTCCAGCAGTGACGAGGACAAGCCTGTCGCCCAATGGAAGGCCGAGGATGGTGTGGATCTGACGAACCTGCCATCCGGATACGCCACGTTCGTGTACGACATCGCGAACAAGGATCAGGACACGGAAAACCAGACCGGCATCGAACCGTCCAGGGACTATCCGTTCGCCAAGGATGTTCATGAGGCTCCGTTCACCGCGGATGAGACCGTCATGTTCCGCCTCACCCCGAAGCTCGACTCCACGGTGTCCAGCAAGGAAGTCAAGGCGGGGGAGACCACCGTCGACAAGCTCGTCGTCGCCAAGACCAACGAAAAGGACGTGTGGCCCACCTACCCGGAGACTAACGTCACCGAAGGCGAGACCGCGAAGAGCACGCCGCTCAGCCTCGACTTCCACGGCGTCCTCTACAAGGTGAGTGACGACCCGTCCGCCGCGATCGAGCAGACCGACACCGTGCCCGAAAACGCGGTGAAGGTTCACGAGGCCGACATCAAGGACGTCACCAGGTTCGGCACCTACACGACCGACTCGTTCACCCTGACCGAACCGGGCACCTACGCCTGGCATTGGGTCATGACACCGAGCCTGACCGGCGACCAGAACCATAATCCGCTCGCCGCCTTGGCCTGGCGTCAGCTCACCCACGGCAGGGTGCAGCACGCTTTCGGACTCGCATCCGAAATCGTGCGCGTCCAAGGCAGGAAGCCCGACGTGCCCAGGTGCGAGGTGTCCACCAGGAGCCAGGGCGAGGTCACGTTGGAGAACGGCAGGGCCGACCTGCACGACGAGCTCCTGCTCAGGAACTGCGAGCAGGCAGCCAAGGCCGAATTCGAACTGTGGAAGCAGGCCAACGGAGACCAGTCGGGAGACGTGCTCATCACCGTCACCGGCAAGATCGACGCCGTGGACGGCGCCCACTCGCCGACCGTGACCGTCAAGGAGACCGGCACCTACTACTGGCGTGAGAAGGTGTACGACAAGTCCGGCAAGCTTATCTCCTATGGCGACGCGCGCAAGCCGAACGAGACCGTGACCGTCAGGGAGAAGCAGCTCGCCTCCACCGGCACGGGCGTCCTGCCCGCCGTCGCGGCCGGCATGCTGCTCGCCGGCCTGGGCGCCGCGTTCGCGCTGCGCAACCGCAGGCGCGCCTGACACGCGGGACGGCAAGGGGTGCCTCATCCCCCGGCCCATGACGGGCCGCAGGGGATGCGGCACCCGGTTCACTTTCATGGTCTAACGGCGGTTCCTCCCCGTCTCTTGTGGGCGGGGAGGAACCGCCTACCCGCTGAACCTGCCATCCGTTGGTTTCCCGAGGGACGCATACCGTGGGATGATTGAAGCCGGGGCAAGCGCCAGGAATGGATGAATCCCCGGGATGTGAGGAAACCGACCGGAACAAGCCACGCATGATGCTACCATCGTGCGCGTAGCGGAAACATGAAAGAGGAACATAACATGAGCGGATCGAATCCCGTGCCCCAGCCCCCGACGGAACCGTCGGGGGCCGCCCGCGCCGCCTCGAAACCGAAGCGCCCGAAGTGGCTGATCCCAGTGATCGCGGGCGGATGCGCCGTCGTCCTCGCGGCGGGCGGTATCGGCGGATACCTGTATTGGAACCATGATCGGTTGACGGCGGCTTCAGAGGAATGCGCCACCTCATACGACAAGGCGGTGAAGGCGCGGAAGAAGCTGACGGAATACCTGAAGTCGGACGCCCTGCAGACCGCGATCAGGGTCAAGGATTCGGAGGTCAAGGACGCGAAAACGGTCGGGACGTTGGCTTCGACCGTGAAGACGGCCTCGAAGACGAAGACCGATATCCCCGGATGCCCAGCGGATGGGTTGAAGGACATCAAGGCCGTGACCGCGCGGCTCGACAAGACCGCGACCGCGTATGCGAAGACCGTGAACGAGGCCAAGGGCAAGGCCGAGGCCGTGAACGCCTCGAAGCTCGACAAGACCGTCGCCGACGCGACCAGGATCCTGAATGATTCGAAGGGCAGGGTGAAGGACGACAAGGTTCGCGCCGCATTGGAGAACGCCATCAAATCGAAGGACGGGAAGGCGATTTCGGATGCCGTGAAGGCGGTCAACGACTCCATCAAGGCGAAGTCGGACGCGGACGCGAAGGCCAGGGCCGAAAAGGAGAAGCAGGCGGCGGAGAACACGGCCCAGGCGCCGGACAACGGCTCCTCCTACACGGGCGATACGACCGGTGGCTACACGCAATCCCAGGGCGGCGGCTACACGTACACTCCACAGCAGCCCACCGGTAACGGAGGCGGCTATACGCCAACACCCCAGCCGACACCGCAACCCTCCCAAGGCGGTAACAACGGCGGCGGTTCCGATAATGGAGACGACGATATGTGTGCTGTAATCGATCAAAGCGGCAAGCCTGGCACGTGGGTTCCTTGCAGTTGATCTTTCCTCTTTCCGCGTGAGAGGTGTGGCATATCCCATAATGGGATATGCCACACCTCTTTATTGTTTTGATGATTTATCATCGTGCGCGTAGCGGAAACATGAAAGAGGAACATAACATGAGCGGATCGAATCCCGTGCCCCAGCCCCCGACGGAACCGTCGGGGGCCGCCCGCGCCGCCTCGAAACCGAAGCGTCCGAAGTGGCTGGTGCCGGTGATCGCGGGCGGATGCGCCGTCGTCCTCGCGGCGGGCGGTATCGGCGGATGCCTGTATTGGAACCATGATCGGTTGACGGCGGCTTCGGAGGAATGCGCCACCTCATACGACAGGGCGGTGAAGGCGCGGAAGAAGCTGACGGAATACCTGAAGTCGGACGCCTTGAAGACCGCGATCAGGGTCAAGGATTCGGAGGTCAGGGACGCGAAAACGGTCGGGACGTTGGCTTCGACGGTGAAGACGGCCTCGAAGACGAAGACCGATATCCCCGGATGCCCGGCGGATGGGTTGAAGGACATCAAGGCCGTGACCGCGCGGCTCGACAAGACCGCGACCGCGTATGCGAAGACCGTGAACGAGGCCAAGGGCAAGGCCGAGGCCGTGAACGCCTCGAAGACCGACAAGATTGTTGCCGACGCGACCAGGATCCTGAATGATTCGAAGGGCAGGGTGAAGGACGACAAGGTTCGCGCCGCATTGGAGAACGCCATCAAATCGAAGGACGGGAAGGCGATCTCGGATGCGGTGAAGACGGTCAACGACTCCATCAAGGCGAAATCCGACGCGGACGCGAATGCCAGGGCCGAAAAGGAGAAGCAGGCGGCCGACAATGCCGCCCAGGCGCAGACGGATAACAGCGGCTCCTACACGGGCGATACAACCGGAGGCTACACCGGATACACGGGCGGAGGCTACACGCAATCCCAGGGCGGGTACGCGTACATGCCACAGCAGCCCACCGGCAACGGAGGCGGGTACACTCCCGCACCGCAGCCGACGCCACAACCGACCCCGCAGCCATCCCAAGGAGGCAACGGCGGCGGTTCAACCGGTGGAGATGATGGATGGGACACCTGCTTTACGGTTGATACCAGTGGCAAGCCGGGCGTCCAAGTTCCCTGCAGTTGATCATTCCTCTTTCCGCGTGAGAGGTGTGGCATATCCCATAATGGGATATGCCACACCTCTTTATTGTTTTGATGATTTATCATCGTGCGCGTAGCGGAAACATGAAAGAGGAACATAACATGAGCGGATCGAATCCCGTGCCCCAGCCCCCGACGGAACCGTCGGGGGCCGCCCGCGCCGCCTCGAAACCGAAGCGTCCGAAGTGGCTGGTGCCGGTGATCGCGGGCGGATGCGCCGTCGTCCTCGCGGCGGGCGGTATCGGCGGATGCCTGTATTGGAACCATGATCGGTTGACGGCGGCTTCGGAGGAATGCGCCACCTCATACGACAGGGCGGTGAAGGCGCGGAAGAAGCTGACGGAATACCTGAAGTCGGACGCCTTGAAGACCGCGATCAGGGTCAAGGATTCGGAGGTCAGGGACGCGAAAACGGTCGGGACGTTGGCTTCGACGGTGAAGACGGCCTCGAAGACGAAGACCGATATCCCCGGATGCCCGGCGGATGGGTTGAAGGACATCAAGGCCGTGACCGCGCGGCTCGACAAGACCGCGACCGCGTATGCGAAGACCGTGAACGAGGCCAAGGGCAAGGCCGAGGCCGTGAACGCCTCGAAGACCGACAAGATTGTTGCCGACGCGACCAGGATCCTGAATGATTCGAAGGGCAGGGTGAAGGACGACAAGGTTCGCGCCGCATTGGAGAACGCCATCAAATCGAAGGACGGGAAGGCGATCTCGGATGCGGTGAAGACGGTCAACGACTCCATCAAGGCGAAATCCGACGCGGACGCGAATGCCAGGGCCGAAAAGGAGAAGCAGGCGGCCGACAATGCCGCCCAGGCGCAGACGGATAACAGCGGCTCCTACACGGGCGATACAACCGGAGGCTACACCGGATACACGGGCGGAGGCTACACGCAATCCCAGGGCGGGTACGCGTACATGCCACAGCAGCCCACCGGCAACGGAGGCGGGTACACTCCCGCACCGCAGCCGACGCCACAACCGACCCCGCAGCCATCCCAAGGAGGCAACGGCGGCGGTTCAACCGGTGGAGATGATGGATGGGACACCTGCTTTACGGTTGATACCAGTGGCAAGCCGGGCGTCCAAGTTCCCTGCAGTTGATCATTCCTCTTTCCGCGTGAGAGGTGTGGCATATCCCATAATGGGATATGCCACACCTCTTTATTGTTTTGATGATTTATCATCGTGCGCGTAGCGGAAACATGAAAGAGGAACATAACATGAGCGGATCGAATCCCGTGCCCCAGCCCCCGACGGAACCGTCGGGGGCCGCCCGCGCCGCCTCGAAACCGAAGCGCCCGAAGTGGCTGATCCCAGTGATCGCGGGCGGATGCGCCGTCGTCCTCGCGGCGGGCGGTATCGGCGGATACCTGTATTGGAACCATGATCGGTTGACGGCGGCTTCAGAGGAATGCGCCACCTCATACGACAAGGCGGTGAAGGCGCGGAAGAAGCTGACGGAATACCTGAAGTCGGACGCCTTGAAGACCGCAATCAGGGTCAAGGATTCGGAGGTCAAGGACGCGAAAACGGTCGGGACGTTGGCTTCGACCGTGAAGGCCTCCGAGAAGACGAAGACGACCGTTCCGGAATGCCCCTCCGGCGATCGGGCCGATATCGAGGCGATGACGAAGAAGATCGACGGTCTTGCGGCCGCATATGCGAAGACCGTGAACGAGGCCAGAGGCAAGGCGGATGCGGTCAACGCCTCGAAGACCGACAAGACCGTCGCCGACGCGACCAGGATCCTGAACGATTCGAAGGGCAGGGTGAAGGACGACAAGGTTCGCGCCGCATTGGAGAACGCCATCAAATCGAAGGACGGGAAGGCGATCTCGGATGCGGTGAAGGCGGTCAACGACTCCATCAAGGCGAAGTCGGATGCGGACGCGAATGCCAGGGCCGAAAAGGAGAAGCAGGCGGCCGACAATGCCGCCCAAACGTCGGGTAATGATAGTGGTTCCGCGGGTGATACGACCGGCGGCTACACCGGATACACGGGCGGAGGCTACACGCAATCCCAGGGCGGCGGCTACACGTACATGCCACAGCAGCCCACCGGCAACGGAGGCGGCTATACGCCGACGCCACAGCCGCAGCAGCCTTCCCAGGGCGGCGGCAACGGAGGCTCCTCTGGTGGTGATGACGGTTATTATGAAGATTGCTGGGTGGGTGATACCAGTGGCAAGCCCTTCGTCCAGGTGCCCTGCAGTTAACCTATCCTTTTCAGGAGCGAGGGCGACGCATCCTATTCTCATGGGATGTGCCGCCCTCGTCTTTTATGGGACCGTCGTTTCGGTTTGTCTCTTTAGTGGGAGCCGGATGCGGCGAATAGGATGCCTGCGAACACGATCCATAGAATGAAGACCACGACGTTGATGATCGCTGAAACCAGTGCGCCTGGAAGTCGGAAAGTGGTATATTGATACGATAAGGAGGTGGCGTTTCATGAACGATTCGAGACGATTCCGGATGTCGACCTCCTTCTATATGCCCGTGGGGGATTTCGATTCGAAAATCTCGACCATGCGCGAATACCTTCAAAAGCCGGACTCCGGGGTCCGGTATCCGGTCCTGAGCGCGGACGCGAAGACCAAACGCGTCAGCCTTGACCTCATCGTGGATGCCGGCACATGGAAGAGCGCGGAAGACAAAGCCGATTCAGCGCTGATGGGGGCCCTCGACGCGGCGCAGGTGGATCTCATCATGCCCGATACGGATAAATCGATGCTCGACAACCGGGTGACCGAGCTCGCGCTAGTGTGACCCATGCGACGTTCGATGCTAGACAAGGCGTTCGGAAGCAAATACTTCTCGGTGCTGTTCAACATATTCTTCTTCGTCGTCCCATTAGGTGCTACCACATGCGCGTCCATGGGAGGCCTGAGCAAAGGCAGGGCGAAGACGGTATGGGTTTCGGCGTCCATCATCCTCGCCTTGGTCGGAGCCGTTCTCGCCGCCATCGAGAAACGGCATTCGAAAACCCAGTCACGCATAGCCGGCAACATGCACGACGCGAATGCCGCCATCATCGATTCCTTGGAATTCATCGCCGAGCGGATATCGCAATTATTGGAATGCTGGGACATGCATTCGAGGGTTACCGTATATGCGGCGGTCAAAAGAGGCGGGGAAGTAGTGCTGTGCCCGCTGGCCAGACGTTCGTACAATCCCGACCTATCCAAGGAAGGCAGGACCTTCTGCCGAGCCGACGAAGGCATGCTTTCCAGTCTATGGCGGGGAGAGGGCAGGGGAATGGCCAAAGCCGTGTTCCCCGTCGACCGGGATGAACGCGAACACTGGTATGTGAGCCAGTACCATATGGACGAGGATACGGTCAGGGGACTGACCATGTATCCCATCTCTATGTTCGGCGTCCGCCTGGAATACAACCGCGAACCGGTCGGCGCCCTGCTGTTCGAATGCGACGATCAGACCCGTCCCGCCCGTTTCGACGCCGATTTCATGGATGGATATGAATCGAACAGTGCGGTCAGGGAACTGGTAAATGTTCTTCAATCCGAGATCTACGCCGTACGGACCATAATTCCGGGACTGATTCACCACGAGACGTATCACAGCATGCCCGAGGTTCCCGTCGGCATGCTTCCCGAGAAGAAGTCCTGACGCGCCGGAACGGGTCCACGTCAAATGGCGTCCACCGGTTCCGTTTCGATCTTCTCGGACACCGGTATTACTATTCGATGATCCGAATCGGTTCGAATCGGGCGCGACGCCTATGCGCCGCCCGCGCGTTCCGTCCCGGCGATCAGCGAGGACAGTCCGGAGCAGGCGAGTCCGGCGGCGAGCGCGGCGATGCCCGCCAACCCCGCCGGATCGGATCCGAGGAGGAACGAGCCGACCGGGGTGAGCAGGCCGCCCGCCAGGGCGAGGACCGGGCCGGCGAACCCCCGCCGGTATTCCACCATGGCGTACGATCCGATACGCGTCGTCCTCTCCTCCAATCCGTCCATGAGACGCCGGAACAGGTCCGGATCGTCGGGCGGATACAGGTCGGCGGCGCGCCGGCACCGGACGAGGAGCCGGCGCGCGTCCGCCGCGGACACGGCGGTCAGGGGACGGGAGAGCATCAGATCCTGGACCTTGACGGCGTTCCGGGCGAGCATGACGGCCACGCGGGGCCTCCAGTCGCCGTCGACGCGTCGGGCATATGGCATGCCGTACCTGCCGCCATGCCATTGCGTCCCGTAGCCCGTGCCGGGATGCTCCCAGTCCGCGTCCTCCCGTTCGAGGATGGCGAACCCGAGGAAGGATACGGTCAGCCGTTCGCCGTCCGGCCCGTCCCATGCGCCGGACGCGCGGTCGAAACGCCATCCGGCGCGGCGCAACGGCCATGTGCGGCGTTTCGACGGGTCGGAGCGGGACGACGCCCACGCCCCGTAGTCGATGAGTCTGGTCATGCGTCCCATTGTGGTCACAGCCGGTCCATGACGATGCAGCATGTCTGCCATGCGAGCACGCCCAGGACGGCGAGCGTGCGCGTCCAGAACAGGGTTCCGTCCGGCGTTCCCATGGTCAGGAGGATGAGGCGGAAGCAGACGGCGGGCATCTGGCATGCGACCGCGAGGCCGGTATGGAAGCCGCCTTCGCGTGCCTCCTCGAAACCGTATCCCTGCGTGCATTCGACGCCTGCGGCGAGCGTGATCCCGATGCCCGCGACCAGGACGCCCGCCGCGGGCGGGACCGTTCCGGCGAGTCCGGGGATGACCGCCGGCCAGTACAGGAGGTTCATGGACGCGAACACGGCCGCATGCCAGAGGGCGTAGGCGGCGTAGGAGGTGAACCCGCGCGGCGGGCGTCTCACCGCTCGTCCTCCTTGTCGCGGGGATGGCGTTTCAGGCCGCGTCGCATGCCCCGGATCAGGAGGATGAGGATCGTGATGTAGATGACGACGGTCTGGTCGGCGACGGTGCCGCCCTCGAACATGATCTTCCATACGACGGTCAGGGACGGGGCGAGGGGGAGCAGGAGGAGGGCGGCGAGCAGGCGCGTCCATACGATGCGGCCGCGCTCGGACATGGTCCATGCGCCGATCCGGCGGGGGAGGCGTTTCAGCCACGCCCACAGGCGGGCGGGCGCGTGTTTCAGCCGATCGAGCATATGAGCCCCCGGTATGCGCGCGCGTAGCGGAGCGTGTCGGCCAGGCAGTGCATGACCCGGTGGTCGGTGGACGGTTCCATGTCGGGCAGGATCGCGGGGTTCCACATGCGGACCGCCTCGCAGACGGCGCTGATGTCCAGGGACCGGTGGGAGCAGCCGTCGAGCACGCCGGGCATCCAGCTGTCAATCATGTTCCGGTCGAAGCGGACGGTGCTGCCGGCGGGCAGGAGCCGCACCCCCTGGTCGAGGTGTCGGGCCACGTAGTCGCGTGCGGACAGGGCGGCGGCGAACATGTGGGGGGCGCTCGGGTGCGCGCATTCGGCGAGCAGCCCGTTTGGCCCGTGCATGCCCTGGATGAATTCGGACGGTTTCCCGTCCCAGTGGACGGTCGTGTGGAACCCGTCGTCCACCGGCTTCAGATCGGGGCCGGTGGCGATCATGCCGATTTCGAGGATGGGGTCGTGGCGTGGGTCGAGGCCCGTGGTCTCCGTGTCCACCCACAGGAGGCGGACCGGCTTGTCGTCATTGTCGTGTGTGCTCATGCCCCCGGGTATGCGTCACGCATTCCACGGGTCCGGATCCCACGGGGATGCGTGGGAGGGTTCCGCGGGGTGCGGGCGGCGCGGGGTCGGCGGGCAGGGCGACGGAGGCGAGCTTTTCCAGCCTGTCCTTGTCTCCCATGCGATCCTCCGATCCGTTTCGCCGGGCTCCCCGGGGGTTCGCGATGCCGTGGAGCCGCATGCGCGGGACCGTGTATGCATTCCGGTTCGCGTGTATGCATCTGTATGCATCTCGGGATGCATACAAAAAAGGCTTGGAAAAAGCCCGGAAACCCTTATATATAAAGGAAAAAATAAAATTCCTTTCTCTTGTATGCATTGTATGCATCAATATAAGGGGTTTCCTTCCTTTTTCTCGAATCCTCTATAAGGGAATGATGCATACAATGCATACACGCCCCCGGACCATCCCCGGAACGTTGGAACCAAGCCGAAACGGGAAGAAAAGATGTATGCATCCCCGGATGCATACGGATGCATACAGCCCGGCCGGAATGCATACGCGGCCCCGCCCATGCGGTTCGCCGCCCGGGTCGGTGGCGAATGGAACCGGACACTCGAACCCGCGCCGCGCCTGCTCGACGTGAAGCCCGGCATGCGCGTCATGATGCTGAGCGACGATCCGACGGGTTTATGTGTTGTGCCGTAAAGCAAGATGTATAATTGCGCAAATGTGTAAATGATTAAAGGAGGTCGGGCCATGGCGAACATGTTCGAGAAATACGCCGCCGACCGCGAGGCCGGGCGGAAGAAGACAGAGAAGGCCGTCGTCGCCGACACGACGGCGGACGAGAAGCGCACCACGCTCTCGCTGTCGCTCACCGTGGGCGACAAGAAGGCGCTCAAGATGACGGCTGCGGAGCGTGGGACCACGATTGCCGCAATCATCCACGAGTGGATTCAGGAGCATCTGAAGGAGGCGGATGAGTAAGTGGCAAAGAATATGACAGAGGATGCCGTGCGCGATTTAGCACGTGACATTCTTGGACTTGCAGATAGTGATTTGGCTTGTGCCGGCGTTGGCCAGCTCACGACGTTCAACCAGCTCGGATTTCCAGGCATTGCCGACAAGCCGGACGGCTGGTACCTACCGAAGAACAAGGCAGACGTGGCGCTGGTGTTGGAGACGAAGGCGACGCGCATTGCCCTGGGCAAGGCGCAGGTGGACGAGGTGCTGAAGAACGTCCGCATCATGCAGACACAATATGAGAAGGTTGTCGGCGTTTTGTACAACGGCGAGGATGTGCGCGTGTTCAAGGGCGAGGAGGAAGTCAAGACGCCCGACAAGTTGCAGCATGTTGGTTATTACCTGTCGCTCTATACTGTCGACAGCATTGACAAGGAGCGCATTTACCAGCTGACGGCACGTATCAACAACTGTCTGCATTTCGAGTTCGGCATCAAGAACCTGTATCACCGCATGATTTTCACGGCATGCGCGTTGGTTGCCGAGCGTTACGGTGCGGGATTGAAGCGTCTGAAAGACCTTGGGTATGAGACGTTCCATACGGCGATTCACTCGACGCTTGCAAAATCATTGATAGCCAGTCGCAAACAGAATGCGAAGATTGACGTCCTGCTGGAGGAATATTCCGACATCAAGATGAACACGACCGACAACCAGAAGGCAATCAACGATTTTATCGACTGGGTTGTCGAGATTTCCGAGTGCGTCAACTCGAACGAATGGCGCGGCGAGGACGTAATGGGCATCTTCTTCAACGAGTTCAATCGTTACAAGAAGAAGTCCGAATCGGGGCAGATATTCACGCCCGAGCACATCACGGACTTCATGTACAAGATTCTCGAAGTAAACATGGACGACTGCATCTTGGACGCCACGTGTGGCTCCGGCGGTTTCCTCGTGAAGGCCATGGCGAACATGATTCGCGAGGCCGGCGGCATGGAGACGAAGAAGGCCGGTGAGATTAAGTCCAAGCAGCTCTATGGCATCGAGTTCGACCGCGAGATTTACGCGTTGGCGTGTGCGAACATGCTGATCCATAAGGACGGCAAGACGAATCTCGAACAGATGGATGCTCGCACGGATGCAGCCTGCGAATGGATGCGGTCCAAGCCCATTACGAAGGTGCTGATGAACCCGCCGTATGAGAACAAGTACGGCTGCATGACCATCGTCGAGAACGTGCTGGACAGCGTTCCGGCGCATACGCAGTGCGCGTTCATCCTGCCGGACAAGAAGCTGGAGAAAGCATCGAAGACGCAGATGAAGCGGATTCTGAAGAACCACCGCCTGCGCAAGGTCATCAAGCTGCCGGAAGACCTGTTCTTCGGCGTGGGCATAACCACGAGCATCTTCGTGTTCGAGGCGGGCGTCGGACAGGATGGCAAGGAGTTCTTCGCCTGTTACATGGAGTCCGACGGCCTGGCGACGGTCAAGAACAAGGGACGCCATGATGTTTACGGCAAGTGGGCTGCCATTGAGGCTCATTGGGTCGATGTGGTTGAGAAGCAGTCCGGCGACGATACATGCCAGTGGGTGAACCCCGCCGAGCACCTGTCCTACCAGATGCCGCAGAAGCCGTTCGAGATATTCGAGGAGGATTTTCGTAAGACGGCAATGGACTACTTGATGTTCCGGCAGGGCATCGACGCAAAGGCATTCGGCGAGAAGCTGCTGGACACCGCGATGTATTCGAGCCGCGTGAGCGCCGACGGCGAGTCCGTGACCGTGACCATGCGGAAAGGTGGTGACGGTGATGGCGAAGATTGATACGAGCGGATGGAAAGAGTTCAAGATAGGTAAGTTGTTTGAAATAAGGCGACCAGTTGCCCGTAGTCAAGCAAAGTATGAAGATGGAAATATTCCTTTTGTTGCATCTGGAAATTTCAACAATGGTGTCACTAAGTGGTGTAAGCCAAAAGATGATGAAGTGTTGGATGCGGGAAATTGCATCACAGTAAGTCCGATTGATGGTTCAGCTTTTTATCAAGCCAAGCCCTTTCTGGGTCGTGGTGGTGCTGGTTCTGCAATCTTGATGTTGCACAATGCAGGTTTAACAGAACTGTCGGGACTATTTGTTTCGTCTGTGATTCGCCAGTCACTGACCAAATATACGTATTCTGACCAGTTAAATTCCAAGACTATAGAAGACGAAATAATTCGTTTGCCCGTTGATACGTCCGGCGAGCCTGATTGGGCTTACATGGATGAGTACATGTCGGCAGTCATGAAAGAGGCTGAAGCAAGCCTTGAGAGGCTGAAGCAAGCCTTGAGAGGCTGAAGCAAACCGATGTTGACGTCCTCCCGGTGTTGAAACATCGGGATTCCAACACGTGTTGTTATCGTGTTGAGGTTTCGCACGTCATGGCGGAAGCGTCCTTCCCGCGATAGGCGGGTTGGGCGTCTGGCTCCGTTTCGGCGTGCCCGGCTTCGTCCAAGCCGAGGAGATGGTTCAATCCCCGTTTGAGGATGTTGTCGGCCGCGTTCAAGTCGGCGTTCATGCTCATGTGGCATTGCCTGCATTCGAAGTCCGCTTGGCTTTCGCGGTTTCGACTGTCGCAATAACCGCATTCACTGCATGTCTGCGACGTGTACGCGGGGTTGACGAATATGAGACGGTTTCGTCCGGTCAGCCGGGTCTTGTATTCGAGTTTGCCGACTATACCGGCGAGACCGGCGGAGCGTAGGGCATGGTTGAGGCCGCGTTTCGCCGACTGGCCGTTATGCAGGTACGCGCCCGGCCTGTCCGGGTCGGGTTTCGCCTTGGCTTTGCGGCTCATGCCTTGCAGGTTGAGATCTTCCAATACGATGAGGTCGTATTCGCGGACGAGCATGCTGGTGGTCTTGTGCTGCCAGTCGTCTATGATTCTGTGGGCCTTCGCGTACAGTCGGCTGATTTCCCGACCGGTACGCTCGTAGGTGCGGCTCGCATGACGCCGGTATTGTTTGACGGTTTCGCCGGACATGGCGATTCGTCGCGCCTGAGCCTTCTGACAGCGGCGTATCTCCTTGTCGATATGGTTCAACCGGTCTTTGGGGAGGTCGATGAAACGATTGTCGGACGTGGCGAGCGTGTGGACGCACCCTCTGTCCAATCCGACCATCGCGCCGGTGCGTTCGCGTCGTATCGGCAACGGGTCGTTGACGAACACGAGTGTTCGTCTCGTCCAGTTCACGCCGACGCTCGTATAGTCGCGGATGGGTTGGCTGACGCGGACGCGGATGTGGATGCTGTACCGGCACGGTTGGCCGTCCAGACGATATGCGCCGGGGTTCTGTCCGGTGATGACGACTTCGCCGTGATGCCGGTTCAACCGCCGGTAGTTCGCGTTCGACCCCTTATTGTGCCAGCAGACGAAATACAGATCGTCACGCCGTTTTTTGAACCGGGGCGTCATGCCCGGGTTCCGATGCTTCTTCTTCAACGTTTTGCGGCGTTTGTTCGCGCTCCACCAGTCCGTGTTCTCTATCCTGTTCGGGGATTGCAGCACCATTGCGGGGATGGCTGCGAACCATGAGCATTCCAGTCTTACCTGACGGTCGGAGCGCATGTCCGGCTTCCCGCCCAACGGAATGCTCATGCCAAGGTTTTTATCCCATTTGGTTCTACGGGAACGCAACTGGTTGTATCGGCAACGCCACCCGTCGCACAGCCAACGCATCACTATGTCGGGATTGGTTGAATACAGGGGGGATTTGCCGTCCGTCCGAGGCCACGCACATGCCGAGATACGGGGCGGCTCCCCGTATCTGCACGCTTTCTATCACGACCTTCTGGGACATGATTACGATTACATCACTATGCGCGTAATGAGACAAGAATGGAACAAAGAAGAGGGTGGTTCCTCCCGGCATTGAAATACCGGGCATCCCCACCCAAAAGAATGGTGAAGTCCCCCGGCCTGTTTTGTATGCGTGTATGCATCTGTATGCATCCGGGGATGCATACAGAAAAAGCCCGGAAAAAGCCCGAAAACCCTTATATATAAAGGAAAAAATATAATTCCTTTATCTTGTATGCATTGTATGCATCAATATATGGGGTTTCCTTCCTTTTTCCCGAATCCCCTATAAGGGAATGATGCATACAATGCATACACGTGCGGAGGCCACCCCGGAACGTCGGAAACAAGCCGAATCGGAAAGAAAAGATGTATGCATCCCCGGATGCATACGGATGCATACAGCCCGGCCGGAATGCATACACGGCCCGGAGGCCGACTGACGCATACCCCGGCGCATGACCGAAGACCTCACTTTCGACGCGAAGGCGCTCGCCATGCTGTCCGAACCCCAGGGCGTCTCGATCCTGACCGGCAAGGCGGGCACGGGCAAAAGCACCCTCGTCAACCATTGGCGAAGCACGCTCGCGCCGCGCAACACGCTCACCCTCGCGCCCACCGGCATCGCCGCCCTCAACGTGAACGGGACCACCATCCACCGGTTCATCCACGCCAAGCCCGGCGTCACCCCGGCCGAGGCGGCCCGCAAGGGACGCGAGAACGCCCGCGACCCCCTCTACCGGATGCTGGGCGCGATCGTGATCGACGAGGTCAGCATGGTGCGCGCCGACCTCATGGACTGCCTCGACCGGTTCCTCCAAGGCGCGCGCGGCGACGACCGCCCGTTCGGCGGCCTCAGGACCATACTGGTCGGCGACCTCGCCCAACTGCCGCCCGTCGTCGACGAACGCCGGGAAGGCGCCGCGTTCCGGCCCGGCGGCCAATGGGACGGCCCCTGGTTCTTCCAATCCCACGCGATCGCCCGCCTGCTCGACAAGGGGCTGCTCGCCGGCGTCGCGCTCGCCCGGGTGCACCGGCAGTCCGACCCCGTGTTCGTCAACGCGTTGAACGCGTTGCGCGACGGGACGCCCGGACCGGCCGCGCTCGCCGTGATCAACCGGCGGACGGGAGCCCCCTGGACGCCCGGGGGGAGCGTCGTCCTGTGCGCGGCCAACCGGCGGGCCGACGCCATCAACAAGGCGATGCTCGACCGTCTGCCCGCCCCGCCCATGCGCTTCGCCGCCCGGGCGGGCGGCGAATGGAACCGGACCCTGGAGCCCGCGCCGCGCCTGCTCGACGTGAAGCCCGGCATGCGCGTCATGATGCTGTCCAACGATCCGACGGGTTTGTGGGCGAACGGCACCATGGGCGTCCTGGAGCATATGGACCCGGCGGGCCCGGTCGCGACCGTCCGCATGGACGACGGGACGGTCGCCGACGTGGGCGTCCACGCGTGGGAGATCGTCGCGCCGCGCATCGTCCGCGACCCCGACGAGCCCGACAAGCCCGGGCGTCTGGAGAACGTGGTGGTCGGCTCCTACCGGCAGCTGCCGTTCAGGCCCGGCTGGGCGGTCACCATCCACAAAAGCCAGGGCAGGACGTTCGACCGGGTGCGGCTCGAGCTCGGCCCGCGCCCCCTGTTCGCCGCCGGGCAGGCGTACGTCGCGTTGAGCCGGTGCACGTCCCTGGCCGGCCTGAGCCTCGACCGGCCGCTCACGGCACGCGACGTGAAGGCCGATCCGGCGGTCGCCGGGTTCATGGGCCGGCTCGCCCGCCCCAGGCCGCCCATGCCCGTGCAGGACAGCCTGTTCTGAATCGGGCTGAAAAAAACGTCCGCCGGGGGGACGCATGCGTCGCGGCGACGATGCCGGGGCGCGATGACGGGAGAACACGATGAGCCTTAGGAAACTGTCGGAAAGCCAATGGAACCTGCTGATGGCCCACTACGGCGAGCCGGAGACCCGCGAACAATGGGGCGGGACCGTGCCGAACTCGTTCGAGGCGGCGAGCGCGAACGCGGCGCGCGCGGCCGCCCGCACCGGCTGCTTCGCCGTGGACGATGCGGCCGGAGGCTGGCGCGCGCGCCGCCTGACCGTCACCGGCATGGGACGCGACACGGCCCGTGACGCGATACGCATGGCGGAGGCGGGCGAACCGCTGCCGAAGGCCATACGCCGCGCGCTCGCCGCGCATGAACCCGGCCTCGTGCTCGCGGACCCGGATCCGAAAATCCGTCTGGACGCGTTGAAGCATATGGGCATGCTGACGGACGGCCGGCTGGATTCGTTCCTGGACGATCCGGATCCGACGGTGCGCCTCGAACTGGTGGACCATACGCCCGACGACCGTCTGCACGTGTTCGGCAAGGAGACGGACCCGGGGGTCCTGACGAAACTCGAATACCGTGCCACCGGCTGGATCGCCGACCGCGCCGTCCGCCTGTTCGAAACCGGAAGCCCGGACGCCGCATGGCTCGTGCTCCGGTACGGCCGGCCGGACGCGGCCCTGTTGCGCCGGATCGTCGAATCCGGCCTGGCCGACCGGGCGTGCTGGAGCCTGTACGCGCCGGACGCCGCGGCACGCGACGGTTCGGACCGTCCCACGCTCACGGAGAAGGACATCCGCCTCCTGCTCGAACACGGCGACCCGGACATGGTCGGCTCCTACCTGTCCGGCTGGATGCCCGACGACGATCCGCGCCGCGAACGCCTGACCGAAACCCTGTACGACCATTGGGCGGAGCACGGGTCGGCCGGCCTGCTGGAACGCCTCTCCCTCAGCGTCGAAAGGCAGATGTTCACGCCCCGCCGCGTCGACATGATCCTCGAACGTGGTTCGGGCGCGGCCACGCTCGCCCGCCTCGGCGACGGCCTGTCGTCCGCGCAGGTGGACATGCTGCTCGCCTACGCGGACGCGCATGCGATGGACGTGCTCTACCGGTGCCGACGGCACGGCGGCTACACGCCACGCCAATTGCGGCTGCTGGCTGCGGGGTCGCCGGATGCGCGGCGCGCGATGCGCGAGGCGGCCGGCCTGCTGGCGCGCCTGTGCTCGGACCCGACGGATCCGGACGGTCTGGGCGCGATCCTCGCCACGCTCGGCTGACCGTCATGCGACGCGCGCATAGGCGCGCCGCATGACGAGGAAACGCATTGTCAGGGAGACGGGCACGTTCGCCCGGCATATGGGCGGCGGGTTCGTGCGCACGGTCAACGGCGCCGCATGGCTGTACATGAGGATGCCCGACCAGCCGTCCGTCACGGACGCGTCCGGCATGGAGGAGCGTTTGAAGGCCGCCCGCCCCATGCTGTCGATACTCGGCGGGCTCGCCGACCGGACGCCGCGCGTCCCATTCGCCGGACGCAAGGCCATGAAGGGCCTGTACCGGCGGGTCCACATCCTCGCGGTCAGCGGGTCGCGCCCCTTCGAACCCAGCCCCACGCTCGACCCGGACAACCGGCTGCGCCTCGCCGCCGAACAGGAAGGGCTCGCCGTGCGCGACCGGTTCACCCTGTTCGGCGTCCGGCTGAACACGGGCGGCGGGCAGGGCGGCGTGAAAGGGTTCCTGAAAGGCGTCGCCGACGAGGACGGGTGGACGCCCGACGACGCGTTCGAACACGATCTGGAGGATGTGCGCGCCCTCATGGAGGACGCGGGCTGCCGCATCCCGTCCGACGCGACGATGCGCCGCGCCATGGCGTTCTGGCCCACCGACCGCAAGCCCGAGGGATTGCCCGTCATGGTCGAGCACGACCACATGCACACGTTCCCCGACTACCGGTCCGCGTTCGTCGCGGCCCGCATGCGCGAGAAGGTCGACGACTGCCGCAAATGGTCGGCGAGGATTCCCGGCTCCTACCCTTTGACCGTGGTCACGCTCGGCGTGCTCCCCTTCAAGGGCGAGAACAACACCGCCCCCGGCTCCGACTGGGCGGCCGGCCTCCTGGACGCGAGCCGGTGCGGGGCGGTCGCGATCAGCGTGAAGGGCCTGGTCGAACCGGGGGAGATGACCCGCGAGCAATTGGACAAGGACGCGGACAAGGTGCTCGACAAGGCGTACGAGCAGGCGGCGGGCGGCCGCAAGGCGAACCTGGGCGTGGCGCGCGAGCTGGAGGCGGCGAACGGCGAATACCAGGCGGACGGCAAGCCGTGGCCCACGCTCGTCCAGGCGCACGCGCACGCCGCACTGCCCATGATCGTGGAGCAGTCGAACCGCGTCCCCTATCCGGGGCACGTCGGGTTGAACCCGGACCGTCAGGAGGCCGCGTTCGAGGACATGCAGATCGGTTCCGACGACATGATCGAATACGATCCGTCCCCCCTGTACTGGCCGGCCCCGATCCTCGCGTTCAGCGGGCTCGCGGGCTGTTCCATGACGGGCGACGATTCGGGGCGCGGCCTGGACTCCGACCTGCCGGGCGCGTTCGTGGGCGTCACGGAGGCGGACGGGCAGCCGGTCTACGATTCGCCGTTCGCCGCGTCCAGACGCAGTGGGAAAGCGATTTCCATAATCGTGGGCAGCACAGGATCCGGAAAATCGGTTTCCCTCGACACGCCTCTCCCCGTCCCCCCGCAGAAAAGGTTCCCCGAGGGCGGCCTCGTGCCGTTGCGCGACCTCGAGGACGGCGACATGCTCTATGCGCGCGACGGGAAGACCTACCCGATTCTCGGCATGAGCCCCATCGGTGACGACGACATGTACGAGATCGTCCTGTCCGACGGGCAGAGGATCAAAGCCAGCGGCGACCATCAATGGTGCGCGTGGACATGGCGCGACCGCAACTTCGCCCGCACCGGCAAACACCGGAAGAGCCTCGAACGCCGCGAACGGGTCCGGAAGGCGCAGGAACGGCTGCGCGCCATGGCCGCCGGACACGGCATGGACGAATGGTGGGACTGCGAACGCATCTGGCGCGAGGTCCGGCCCCTCGTCGCGCCGTTCGCGGGCAAGGGCGGGGAGACGTGGGTGAGGAACGCGCTCCGCTTCGCCGACGTGCCCTCCCGCATGCAGCCCGGCAGGGCGCGCAACAGGCCCGGGGGACGCTTCTACGAGCCCGCCCCGCTGCTCGGGCACATCCGCGACAGGTGGGAGCACACCGTCGGCAACGGTTTCGGGGTCGAAGCCAGGGCGCTGCGGCTCGCCAGGCTCGACGGGCTCATCGCCGATCCTCCCGCCGAACCGATCGACACGGCTTGGCTCCTGGAACGGTTCGGGGACCTCGGCGTATCGGAAAACGCGTTCGAGTCCGCCCTGAGATCCTACGACGGGCCGCGGGCGGAGCCTGCGGGAACGGCCCGTCGCATGCGCGTCGCATGGCCCGCGCCGCTCGCCCTCGCCCGCCTCGCCGACCGCATCGGCTGGCGGTACCGGGACGAACCCGGGTCCGGACACGGCGAACAGACCGTCACCACCCGCGAGATGCTCGACGAGGGGCTGCTCGCCGACGGCGGGCAGGCGAACTGGGCGATCCGCGCCACGGCCCCCGTCCAGGGCGTCCGCACGGATTTGCCCATCGACCCGTGGACGCTCGGCGCATGGCTGGCTGACGGGTCGAAGACCGGCGGCGGCTTCGCTTCCGACCCGTCGAACGGCGACCTCGACCATCTGGAGAACCGTCTGCGAACCGCCGGATACGAGGTCACCCGGAGTGCGTGCGACCCGCAGAAGACCTACGCGAAACGCCTTGTCCGACAGCTCCGGGCGAACGGGCTTTACGGCGACAAGCACATCCCCGAACCCTATTTCCATGCCGATGTCGAACAGAGGCTCGAACTCGTGCGAGGCCTGCTCGACCAGGACGGCGCCATCGACCGGAACGGGAGCGTCGAGTTCACCCAGTCCATCGACCACAAGCCGATCGTCGACGGGCTGACCCGTCTTCTGCGCTCCCTGGGCGTCGTCGTGCACGAGGCCACCCGCACGAAGGCCGGATACACGGCGGACGGGGAACGCCACGAGACCCGCGACCGTCTGCGCCTCACGTTCACCACAAGCCTGCCCGTGTTCTCCCTGCCGCGCAAACGCGCGCTTCTCCCCACTGAATTGCGTGAGACCTCGAAATGGCTGTACGTGAAAGGCATCCGGCCGATCGCCGACTGCCCGCACCGTTGTCTGAGCATTGCCAGCCCCGATCGCACGTACCTGATCGGCGGCTACGTGCCCACGCATAACACCCGGCTCGGCCTGCACGTCGCCGCCCAATGGGGGCGTCTGCCCGACCCCGAGCATCCCGGCGTGCAGATCCCCGTCGTCTTCTGGGATCCGAAACCGAAATCATCCGACTTCGAACCGTTCGTGAGGAAACGTGGCGGCGTGGTCGTCAAGCTCGACCGGCCGGAGGCGCGCGGCATCCTCGACCCGCTGCGCTGCATCCCCAGGCATATGACGGACACGATCGTGCAGACGTCGGTCGCGATGCTCAGCCAGATCACGGGCGGCGCGAACCCGGACCGCGCCTGGGAGATGGGCGTGTCCAGCATCGTCGGCTACGGTTTGCGCCATGGCGCCGACTGTCTGGGCGAATGCGTGCGCCTCGCCTGGGAGGAGTATTCCCATAGGGGACGGGAGGCGAAGGACATCGACCCGCTCGTCGAAAGGATCCGGCCCGTGTTGGACCGTGCCGTCAAGAACGACCCGTTGATGCCGCTCATCTACGGGACGGAGCCGGGCGGGCGCCGCCTGTCCCTGAGCCAGGGCATGACCCTGATCAGCGCGGGCTCGTTGAACGTGATCACCGACAAGGAGATCCAGGGCGCGCCCACCGACGTGCAACGCTGGGTGTGCCGCATGGCCGCGCTGGGCGCCTCCTGCCTGGTGATCGGCCGCAACGGGGCCGTCGTCATCGACGAGGCGTGGAGCCTGCTGCAGGACCGGTTCGGCCGGAGCGTCGTCGACCGTATGGGCCGTCTGGCCCGCGACCAGCATTACATGGTGATGATGCTCTCCCAGAAGGCCGACGAGTTCGTGGACGCGGGGATCGAGGATTTCGTCGGCAAGGTGTACGTGCTGGCCGTGGGGGCCCGCAACGAGGGTTCGGGCCGCGACAGCCAGGCGCAGGCCGCCTGCCGGCTCGCGAACCAGCCGTTGGACGGGCGCATGCATGCGCGCATGATGCATGACAGGTATGTGGATCCGGATTCCCGGGCCCCGGACTGGGAGAGCCTGTACCCGTTGAGGGATCCGGAGACGGGCGGGCTGCTGCGCGGGTCGGTCGCCTACCTGCAGGTGGGGGATGCGGCGAGCGCGATCCCGGTGGTGGTGCGCGTCGACGGTTCCCTGGATTAGGAGCGTCGCAGGGTGGGCGCGTAGGCGCGGCGCGTCCACCATACGCCGTGCCCCTGCGCGTCCATGCTGCCGTTGGCGAACGCCGTGTCGCCGTCGAGCCACCAGTTGACGCGTGTCCCGTCCCCGGGTTCGACGTGCAGGTTGGGCGTGTGGATGCCCTGCCCGTCGGGGTCGAACCCGTGGTCGCGCAGGCCGTCGATGATGCGGGCCAGGGTCTGCGCCTGGCCGATGGTGAGTCGTTCGTATGCGTCGTTCATGGGGTCGGGTATGCGTCACATGCTGGCGTCCGCGTTGCCGGGCGCCGGTGTGGGTGTGGGTGTCGGCGTGGGCTGCGGGGCCGGCGTGGGGGTGGTCTGCGGCATGGGCGTCGGCGTGGGGGCGGCGGCCTGGGGCGTGTCCTGCGCCTCGGCCTCCCGTCGCGCCTCGGCCTCCCGTTCGGCCTTCCGTTTCGCCTCGGCCTCCGCCTTCTCCTCCTGTTCGGCCTGCTGCTGCTCCCGTCCGGCCTGCTTGTCGAGCCGTTCGAATTCGCGTTCCTTCGCGGCCAGGCCGTCCGCGTCCTCGGGCGCGGTCTCGGCGAGCGTTTCGAGCGCGGCGAGCGTCTGCCCGCCGGCCTTCGGATGGTTCTTGCGGCTTGCCGCGATCCGGCCGGACAGGTTTTCCCATGCGGCGTCCAGCGCGTTCCGGTTCGCCCTGGCGAGGGTGCGGGCCCGGGCCTTGAGCGTGCGGGCCCGGGCCTTGAGCGTGTCCGTGTCCGCCTTGCAGGACGTGTCGGGCCCGTCGCCGGGTTTCACGCCGAGCGTCTTCGCCTGCCGTGCGAGCCCGTCCCATGTTCCGGCCTGCGCGGTGAGCGTCGCGCACGCCTCGTCGTGGGCCTTCCGCTGCCGGTCGGAGGCGATGAGCGTGCGCGCCGCGACGACGCCGCCCGCCAGGAGGGCGAGCGCGAGGATGGCGGCCGTGGCGGCGATGAGGATGCGGCGCGACGGGCCGGGCCGGCGTGCGGGGGCCGGGGCGGGCTCCCGCACGCCGTCGGCCGGCCCGGCCGCGGGGGTGTCGGTGCCCCAGTCGAAGTCCGCGGGGATGCGCACGCTGGTGCCGGGCACGCTGACGAGCCGCGGCGTCGGATCGGCGTCGTCGGATCGCGGCCCGTCCCCGCCGGCCATGCCCCACCAGTCGTCGTCCGCGTCCATGCCGGGGGTCTCGTCCGTCCCCGTGCGCGCCGGGATCCCGGCCGGCGGGCCCGGCATGGCCTCCCCGCCGGCCATGCCCCACCAGTCGTCGTCCGCATCCGTGTCGTCGCCCGCATGGGCGGCGGGTCCGGCGGGGTCCCGCGCCGTCCGGGCCGGGGGCGCGTCGTCCCCTCCCGCATCGGAGGCCATGCCCCACCAGTCGTCGTCCGCCCCGTCGTCCGGCATGGGATCGGGCGCGTCTTCGGATTGCCCGCCCCTCCCGTCCGCATCCCGCCGGCCGTCGTCCGCCGCGGCGTCCGCCGGATCGGGGTCCGGCGTCGCGTCCGCCGCATCCGGTCCGCTCCCGAAATCCCACCAGCCGTCGTCGACGTCGGATTCCCGCGTCGCGCCCCCATCGGCCGGCTCCGCCGGCGACGGCTCCGCGACGGGTTCGGCGGGACCGGCGGCGAAAGGATTGAACGGCATGCGCGACGCCTATGCGCGCATAGGCGTCGCGCATGAGACCACAATCGCGCACCCTCATAGCCGTCGCCACGCTCGCCGGCGTCATCCTGACCGCCGGATGCGCGCGGCAGGAGACCGACACGGGGAAGACCGGGACGAAACCGCAGGCCGTGACGGCCGCGCCCGACGCGAAGACCGTCGAACACGCCGCGGCGTTCGAGAGACGCCTGCGCGAATGGGGCGCCGACAGCACCATCCGCGCCGACACGCTCGCGCGAAAGGACGCGGGAAGCGTGCTCGCCTCACTGCACGGCACGCCGCCCGCGGACGATCCGGCCACGGGCGAGAACCTGCCCGCCCGCCAGGCGGACGCGGGCCCGCACGCCGCCAACCCCGCATGCCGCGCCTACCGGCGGCTCGACCAGGTCGGCGACACGGGCGAACGCGCCTGGTGCGCGGACGGGCTCGACGCGGCCGCATGGCTCGCCCGCATCGCCTGGGGGTACGGGAGCCGGTGGACGGACGGGCCCCACGCGGCCGCGGACGGGACGGGCGTACGCGTGACCGGCACCGTCCGCTTCATGTACCTGGCCGGCAACCAGAACCCGAACACGTTGCACGTGGACGACTGGTGGGGGATCACGCCCACCTGGATCGACTATCCGGTGGACGACAGGCTCACGGTCCGGGACGGGCGGATCACGGGGATCCGCCACCGGCAGGCCGACCCCTGGTGGATCGACCCGTGGCTCGGCGTATGGGACACGGGCATCGGCGACCGGATGAACGGCCGGGGAAGGGTCGGCATCCCCGTGAGGGGCGAACCCGACTGGGGGGCGCTGACCGGCGACGGGCTGACCGTCATCCCGCCCGAAACCCGGTTCATGGCCGACGAAAACGTGGACATGAGCCTGTGGAGGAGCATCCCCGTGCGGGTCGGCGACGGCCAGTCCTGCCAGAACCCGGGCTACTGCTAGAGCTTCCAGCTGTCCTTCCAGAAGAACCCGTTGCCGGAGGCGGCCGCGTATTCGCCTTTCGTCAGCCAGCGCGCGTTGTAGCTGGTCCACAGGCCCGCGCCCCCGTCGTTGAAGTTGCCCTCGCTGATCATGATCTTCCAGCCGGACGGATCCTTGTCCACCTTCTCCACGAACGCGACGTGGTTGTTGCCGCCGCCCCAGAAGCAGACGCCCGCGCCCGGCCTGGGCTCGTCGGAACGCGTCCACCCCTTCGTGCCCGCCGCCCAGTCGGACAGTTGGCCGCCGTTCGCCGTGTGCGGGTTGATGACGTCCCCGTCATGCACCAGCCAGGAGCGGGCCAGCCAATACCAGTAGCACTGGTAGTCGCCCACGGCCTGCCAGTCGAGGGGAGGGGCGCCCATGTCCCCGGCATGGCAGATCTTCAGCTTCGTGGCGCACATCCAGCCGAAGTCATGCGTGTTCGTGGGAGCGCCGCCCACATCCCCGTATTTCGCGTCCCCGTCGGACGAATCGTCCGCATCCGCGTCGCATGACGCGTCCGTGTCCGACGTGTCCGACGGGGAGGCGGCGTCCTTCTTCCCGTCCGGATTCGATTCGGACGGGAAGTCGATGTCGGCGAGCTCCTTCGAATCATAGTAGGAGCGCGCGTACTGCTCGCGTTCCTTCTCATGCCGGTCCGCCCAGTAGGGGCGCCCGTAGCCGGCCATCCAGGCGACGGCCGCATCCTCGGGATTGTCGGCCTTCAGCCACCACGCGCGCAGGTCGTTGTCGGTGGGCTCGTGCCCCTCGGCCCTGACGGCGGCGAGGAAATGGTTGTTGAAATCGGTCTGCGCGGTGGCGACGAGCATGCGGATCTGCACGTCCGCGTCGGAATCCTCGCCCGACACGTGGTTCGCGTCCATCCAGTCGCGGATCTTGCTTCGCGGCGTCCACTGGTTCAGCCCGTAGCCGCGCAGCATGGGATCGGGTTCGCCGATCTGCTCCTGCGCGGGGTTCATGCCCGATTCGAACTGGATGACGCCGAGCACGCCCGCCGTGCTCGCCCTCGAATACCCGGCCTTGGCGAACGCCCTGGCGAGGGACACGGCCACGTCGTTGGGCGTGACCGTCGTCCCCGTCGCCGCCGCGGCCGTCGTGTCCGTGTCGTCCGTACAGTCGGCCATGTCCGCCATGGTGGCCATGGTGGTGGCGGTCATGCCCGCGGGCGCGCCCACGACCACCATGGCGAGCGCGAGCAGCAGGACGAGCGCCGGCGGGCTGGCGGCGAGCAGGAAGGGCAGGAGACGTTTCATGAATGCCGGGCTATGCGCGGGGCCGGGGGACGCATACAAGGCCGGACGGTTGACCATCGAGAAAGGGGACCACCCATGGACGAGACGATCGAGGACATGCGCCGCCTGGCCGGCGTCATTGAGGCCTGGCTTGAGGACAACGAGTACGATCGACGCCGGGCGAGGGCGCGTCATGCCCTGAACCTGTTCAAAGAGGCGGGCGTGGAGCCGGCCCGCGTCGCCCGGGCGGCGGACCCGTCGCATGCGGCCACCCTGGCGCTCGGCCTGTACGACACGTGCGTGAAGGCCCATGACCTCAAACATGCGAGACTGCTGAACCGGGTGGCGGCGGAACTCACGGAGGCCATGTGAACGGGGGGCGCGAGGCGCGCATGTGGCCGGGCGTGACGGTCGCGGTCGTGCTCGCCCTGCTCGCGTTCATCATCAGCTTCGACGCGTTGCGCGCCGTCGGGCTCGCGTGCGGGATCAACGCGTCGCTGGCGTGGATGTTCCCGATCATCATCGACGGGTCGACGCTCGCGTTCACGTGGGCGGCGTGGGCGTTCAAGACGCGGCGCATGGGCACCCTGTACCCGTGGCTCATGCTCGTCCTGTTCAGCGTGATCAGCCTGGCCGGCAACGCGCTGCACGCGCATCCGGTGCGGGTCAACGGGATGCTGCTGCCCGACTGGGTGCCGCCGGTCATCATGACCGTGCCGCCGGTCGCCCTGCTCGCGACCACGCACATGATCGTGCTCGCCGCGGGCCGCACGTTCGACCGGCAGGCCATGGCCGAGGCCGCGTCGCCGGACCCGGCCGGGCCTTCGGCGGCTCCGACGCCGGAGCCCACGCCCGGAATCACGCCCGGACCGGACACGCCCGGACCGGACGACCCCGGACCCGTCATCGAGACGGATCACGATACGGAACCGGGACCGGACACGCCCGGGCCGGCCGACGGGGAGCCGTTGGGGCAACGCTGGGCGCAGGCCCTCGGCGACGTCGGGGACAGCCTCGCCGACAGGATGCTCGCCGCGCACGACACGCGCCCCTGACGGCCCGGACCGGACAAAAAAGGCTGATCGTGGAGCATCGCGACAGGCTCGCCCGTATGAACGCGGGCTTGGTGGAGAGCGCGTTGAAGGCGCAGGGACGCCGGATCATCGTGGTGGATGACACGGAGCCGGACGACGATCTGGCGCGCGACATGACCGAGGTGCTGACCTCGTTCTGCGCGAGACTGTACGGACGCCGCGCAGCCAAGCGCAAGACGGACGCGGCGTTGAGGGCGGCGCGCGATGCTTGAGGCGGTCAGGGTGGCGCTCGACCCGACGCCACGGCAGGAACGACTCTTGGAGTCCCATGCTGGTGCGGCGCGATTCGCGTACAACGCGGGACTGGCGCACGTCAAGGACATGCTTGAACGGCAGGAGAAGCCGGAATGGTCATACTACGCGCTGCGCAGGTGGTGGAATCAGGCCAAGGGCACGCTCGCCGTCAACGCCGTGACGGGCGAAACGTGGTGGCGGAAGAACAGTAAGGAGGCGTACAACGCTGGTCTTAAGTCTTTGGCGGACGCGCTGTCGAACTGGTCGAAGTCTCGCAAGGGATTGAGGAAGGGGCGCAGGGTCGGCTTCCCCCGATTCAAGTCCAAGGACAGGGCGACGTCCCGCTTCGCGTACACGACGGGCTCGTTTGGTCTCATTGACGGTGACCCTCATGCGCTGCGGCTCCCGAGGATAGGCCGCGTGCATTGCATGGAGAACGTATCCAAGCGGGTGGATGGCGCGAAGATACTGCGCATGAGCGTATCCCGGCATGCGGGACGCTGGATGGCGAGTTTGACCGTCGAGCGCAAGGACGGTCCGATGCCCACGCCGCTGAAAGGTGGTAATGTCGGCATCGATTTGGGTGTGAAACAGCTCGCCACACTGTCAGACGGCACCATCATCCGCAATCCACGCACGTTGGACTCGAACCTCAGACGATTGAGGCGGGAACAGAAGAATCTGAGCCGCAAACGGAAAGGCTCCAACCGCCGCCGCAAGGCGAGAACGAGGGTCGCGCGTCTGCACGCCCGCGTGGCGGACCTACGCCGCGACCTACTGGACAAGACCACCACCATGCACGCCCGCACCTACGCGGACATCAGCATCGAGGATTTGAACGTGGCGGGCATGGTGAGAAACCATAGGCTCGCCCGCTCTGTAGAGGACGCCGCGTTCGCGGAGTTCCGACGTCTACTGACCTACAAGACCGCACGCACCGGCGCGAGGCTCCACGTCATCGACCGCTGGTATCCAAGCAGCAAGACATGCTCGAACTGCGGGACGGTGAAAGCCAAACTGCCCCTGTCCGAACGCGTCTACCATTGCGACGGGTGCGGGCTTGCCATCGACCGCGATCTGAACGCGGCCATCAATATCCAAGTCGCCGGGAGTGCCCCGGAGACCTTAAACGCGCGTGGAGGGGACGTAAGACAGACCGGCAGCAGTCGGACAATGCCGACCCCTGTGAAACGCGAACCAAGCGGCGGCGAGAGCCGCGTGAGGCTTGGAGCTGGTCTCGGCAACGAGGCCATGTAGATGACTTCGCTCTAGCGACAAGCTAAAACAAAGTCATCTACAACGGTGTCGCGTCCGTCCGGACGTGACACTCCCCCCTTCCGCATGTCGGGGATGATCCTAACGGACGGGCATCACCAATTGCTCCACCGCGGAATCGTCCTGTTCGAACAGGACGGGTTTCATCTCACGGGTCTTCACCACCGACACCCTGTCCGCATCCATGCCCGCAAGCACGGTCAGCAGGTAATCCGCGTTCAGTTTCACGTCCACATCCCCGGTGATGTCCGCCTCCAGGAGACGCACGCCCTGCGAATCCGCATCCTGCCCGTCGCCCGCATACCGGACGCGAAGCATCCCGTCCCGCTCGTCCAGGATCAGCGGGATGATGCCCATGCGCGAGTCGAAGCAGACGCTTTTCAGCATGCGCGCCGCATCCATCAGGGCACGCCTGTCCACGACCGCCACGCCCGCCGGATCCCCCGGCCTGTCGAACAGGCGGTCCACCATCGGATACTGTCCGGCGGTCAGCACGATCGCGTCCGTGAACCCGCCCGTATCCACGACCATCATCCGGTCCGTGAACCCGATCGCGTTCACCCCCTTCGCGTTGCGTTTCACCCAATCCGCGTCCGCCAGCCATTCGCCGTCCGGCACGCCGCCGACCGGGATGGACCTGCGGCCGGCCATGTACCGGTTCGTGGCCGTCGCCGTCAGCAGGCCGCCGGCCGCGACGAACCTGACGGACGCGAGGACCGGCTGGTCCCTCGTGCTGCCCGCCTCCGGGGCGACGCTGCCGCACAACGCGGCGTACGCGTCGGCATCCACGGGCACCATCCGCTCCGGGGCGGCCGGTTCGGCCGGACGATCCCCCTCATCGCCCACACGCATGCGCAGCGACGCCTCGCCGCCACGCAACGTCAGATACACGCCATCCGCCTCCACGCCGATCTCGCCCGACGGCATCGCGTTCGCCAACGCGTTCAGCCACAGGCCCGACACGACCGCGGAACCCGCCTCCAGGACGGTCGCGTCCACACGGCCATGCGACCACTGGCTGTCGCCCGCCGCGCCGATCGCCAGGCCGTCATCCGCGGCATCCAACGCGACATACGGGTTGTCGCGCTCCAGCACGCGCGCCGCATGCGCGACCATGTTCGCGAACTCCCTCGCATCGACCAATACCCTCACCATCATGTCCTTTCCACACAAAACAACGGTTTGCGACCCGGGTATGCGTCACACGGGCGCGCCCGCGTCGAAATGGGGGACGGACAGGATCATGGGAGGCAGGCCCGCCATGTCCGGGGGAGGGCCGACCGTGCGCACCAGCACCGTGTGCAACGGCAGGCCGCGCACCGTCGCCGGATCCGACCCGACCGCCACGGCGGACGGGCCCGCCGTCAGATCCGCGCGCAACACGAACGTGCCGACCGTCATCAGGCCGGTCACCGAGGCGAGCAGCCCGCCCTCCAACTGGACCGCGTTCTGCGTGCCCGCCACCAGCTGCACGCCGTACGCGCGCCCCTTCTCACGCAGCCAGGCGAGGATGTCCGCGTTGCCGCCACCCGTGTCGCCGTCCGCGCCCAGCACGTCCGTCAGCTCGTCGACCAGGATGCGCGCCGCGCGCCCCCGCGCCTGCCAGCCCGCGCAGGAGGCGACGATCTCGTCCTTCAGGCCGCGGAACAGGAGCGCGCCGATCAGACGGCGCGCCCCGTCGGGCAGATCCGCATGCCGGCCGTCCGCGCCCGTCCGGATCGCGGCGCCCAGGTTGACCATGATGCGCACGTCGCCCGCATGCGCGGACCGGCGGATCACGGACGCCCAGGACAGGACGCGCCGGGACGGCGCGAACACGCGGCCCGCGGACGCGAGCACGTCCATCTTGTTCATGGGCGCGCGCAGCAGGCCGGCAAGCTCCCCGTCGCGGATCTTCGGCGTCCCCTTGTCCGACACGCCGCCATGCAATCGCTCCACCGCGTCCCGCACCCCACGCGTGTCGCACGCGAACACGCTCGCACGGCCCAGCATGCGCGCATCCATCACCCCGTTACGTCCCAAAAGGCGCGCCGCATATTCGACCCAGCCATCCGGCACGGGAACGGAGCACGCGTTGCACCGCGCCCCCAGATCCGCCGCCGCCAGACCCTCCAGGGCGACGAACGTCGCGTCACGCAACTGGATGCGCGACTGGGGGCCGATCTGCTGGACGCCCAACGCGGCCTGCATGAGATCCGCGAACCGGCCCGCACGCTCCACGTTCGACCCGGCGCCCAGCAGGTCGATCATCGGCGTGCCCGGATCGTTCACGTCCACGACGAGCAGGCCCGGGATGAGACGCTTCAGCACGGGCTGCGCGTCCACGCCCTTCGATTCGAAGTCGACGAGCACGTCGCCCGTCCGATGCCGGCCGCCCATCCACCCGGCCACCCCATGCATCATGTTGCTTTTCCCGCCGCCGGGCTCGCCCATGAGGAACACGCCGCCGTACAACGCGTCCACGCTCATGCGCACCGTGCGCCGTTCCGCGTCCACGCCCAGGACGGGACCGTCGCACCCGTCCAACTGGTCGGGCATGACCGTCAGCGCGCTCACCGACGCGTTGCGCCGGCCCGACGGGGCCGCCAGGGCGGCCAGCGCGCCGCACGGCAACGGCAGCGTGGACCGTTGGAACGCGTACGCGTGGACGCGGCGCTTCCGGTCCGGCCCGTCCGCGTTCTGATCGTCGCCCGCCATCCGGGTCTTCAGGTCGGCGGCGCGCGCCCATCGTCTGCGCGCACGCCACCAGTAATGGCGGGGCCTCTGGGCCAGGTCGTTCACGGGATCATGGACCAGACGCCAGCGGATCGCCGCCCCCGCCGTCATGGCGAGCATGGGCAGAGGCACGGCCATGAGCCAGCCGGGCGCCATGGGCGGGAGCATGACGGCAGGCACGGACACGGCCGTCAGGAGGAGCATGCACAGGAGGAACCCCAGGCCGGGACGGCTCACATGCGCGGACAGGCCCGGCACCAGGCCCAGGTTCAACGCGTTCGCCGCCCGCTTCGCCTGATCCATCGCCGTACGCGGATCCGCGCCGCCCGCCATCACACGGCACGCGCCCAACCCCTCGCCCCTGAGCTTCGACGTGTCCGCCTGCATGTTGTACTCGTCGCCCAGCCAATCCGACAGGCGGCCCGACTCGACCCAGCCGAGCCGGCGCACGTTCACCACGATCACCGTGTCCTCGCCCGCATCCAGGCGGGGACGCTCCATGCTCGGCTCCCCGTCGCGCGCCGTACGCGCCAGGGACGCGCTGATCGGCACGAACGCGTGCGCCCACACGCGGGGACGGTCCAGCACGTCCGGCCGCCCGCACGCGCGGATCGACGCGTTCGCCGCACGCGCCGCCAGTTCGCCCGCCTTCTGCCCATACCGGTCGGACACCTCCACCCAACGGCGTTCCCCGGCCGCCACCAGACGGCACCCGTCGTCATGCCTCCACCAGTCCAGCCATCCGGGACGCGACGACAAGCCGATCGCGTCGGCCATGGCCTTCGCGTCACGCTGGAACCTCACATCGTCATCCGTCTCATCCGCGCGCGGCGCGGGAACCAGTTCGAACCACATGCCCGCCCCTATGCCCCGGAACGCATACGCGCGCGTGAAAGGAGGCCGATGGGGCGGATGCGCGGCACGGGACCGCGACCTCGATCGGACGCATGATGGGCGAATGGAAGCCGAAACACAGGCTGGCCGACGATCCGGCCGCCAGGGAGGAGCTCGACCGGCATGTGCGCGGCATCGACTGGACCGACAGGGCCGTCGAATTCGGATCCCGGGAACGGATGCTGGCCGCCGCGTGGATGCAGCAGACCGACCTCGTGGAAGGCGAGATGCGACGCCTCTACCCGGTCGAGGAGCAGCGGGACACCATGACCCGCTGGGTCACGGTCCGCGTGTTCGAGAAGATCACGGGCGTGCCCGTCGAATCGAAAAGCACGCAATGGAACTGGAACGGCCTGTGGGATCCGACCGAACCCACCAGCTTCTGCGGATGGGTTCGGCGCATCAGCCTGCCGCTCGCCCAGTGGAACGCGAAACGCGTGCTCAAAACCAGGACGCCCAGCGCGAGCGCGTTCGAGACCGAGGACGGGCATAATCCCGTGTACGACGACGCGTCGAGCACGAGCGTGGCCGGCGGCAGCATGGCGTCCGCCCCGTTCGAACGCGATCCGACGCTCAGGGTGCCGCGCCCCGTCGGCCGGATCAGGGAGCAGATGATGCGCGCCGTGACCGACGGCACATGCGAGGACGCGATCCGGATCGCACGCGACGCGGGCCTGTGGGACCATACGCTCGACAGGCTCGACGCGAACACCGCGTGCATGCTCATGCTCGCCCCCATCCCGCAGGACATGGCGCCACTCCTCGAACACGACCCGCATCCGTGGACCGGCATGCATGACGCCGTCCGCCTCTACTGGCCGACGCAGACCAGCCGGCGGCGCGTCTGGCAGCCCGACCTGAAACGCGCCGTCCAACGGGTCGCCGCCGCCAACGACGTCACCGAATTCGACGTGATCAGGGAGCTCGGCACCATGGCCGCCCGCCTGATCAGCGACTAGGAGCGTACATGCGCGAACGGGTCCGGGCCGGACAGGCGGAACGCGTGCCCGCCATGCGCGTCACGCATGTCCAGGCTGATGGCGAGCAGCCATGCGGCGAGCCTCGCGCCGCCCGTCCGCTCGTCCAACAGCCAGGCGAGCGTCAGGGATCCGGCGCGCGCCCCGTCCACCCCGCACCATCCGGCCGCGATGCGCGCATGCCGTTTGCATGTCGCCGTCCGATTGTCGAACGCGGCCTGTTCGACACGCCAGATGTGCAGGCGCAGCAGCGGCCTCGATCCCAACGCGTCACGCAGCAGGTCGGACAGGGCATGCGTGAAATCCCCGCGCTCCGCCTTCGCGCGCACCGCGACCAAAGCCTCCGCGCGTATCAGGTTCGCGTCCCGCGCCGCCTGGACGCCGCTCATCGCGTCCGGGACCATGGCAGCCATGATCGTCCCCCCTCCGCCGGGTTCCATGCATGAGGGTCGACGCCCATCCATATGCATGCGCCGCGCAGCCAATCCGGTTCCATGCCATGCGCCCATCCGCACGCATGCGAGTCGATGAGCCGGCGGCTCGCCTCATCCCACTCGTCCACGCCCCCGTATTCGGCGAGCCCGTCGAGCAATGCCCGCCAGCGGCGGGCCGGCCACGGCTTCACGCCGGGAGGCGCGACCGCCACCGCGCGGATCCGGTCCGGCCGGCGGATCGCGTCCAATGCGGCGAGCCCGTCGTCCGTCTGCGAGCCGGACTGGCCGATCCTGAACAGGATGCGCGCCCCGCCCGTCTCGACCATGGGCCGCATGACGCCGCCCGCGAACGAAGCGGGATCGTCCCACAGGCGCCCGTCGACACGGTCCGCGTCCACGACGATCATGTCGCACATGGCCCGCAGTCCGATGACCGCTTCCAGGTAGTCGTGGGTCATGTCCCTGGAATGCGGGTCGGCGGGTCCGGCGAGCAGCGCGAACATGCCGCCCGTGTCCCGGGGCCGGACGAGCGCGGACTGCAATCCGTCGACGAACGCGTATTCCAACGCCTTCGAATCGGGGACGTTCAGCCAGGCGCGTTGGGACTGCTGTCCGGGGTTGCCGTCGACGAGCGCGGTGCGCAGCCGGGCGGAGCCGAGCGCGTGGGCGAGCATGCGGGCGGCGGTGCTTTTGCCGATGCCGCCGGATCCGCCGGTCACGAACGTGATAGCCGCCTGAGTCATGGCGGGCGGCTATGCGCCCCCGAAACCCGGTTTTTTGCAAGGAAAAACGATCCCTCCCCTTGATGTGATGCTGTTTTGTGGTGTGGTTTCCGTTATGGTGTGGTGTCCGTCGCGTGTGTTCCTGGGTGTCGGTGTCCTGTCTTTTTTCTTTTCTGATGGCTGATGGGATGGTGTCGTATCGTGTTTTCCTCTTTTGCTCTTTTTCTCTTTTTCCTTTTCTTTGTCTCCTTTTTTTCGTTTTCGTCCGCGGCGTGCGCCGGACGCCCGGGGGCCGCGCCGCCGTCTGTTCGACGGGGCGTGGCATGATGCGTCGCACGCGCATAGGGGCGGCGTGACGATATCCGTCCCTGGATTGAAGGAGCAATAGCATGTCGATGTTCGATGGTGATCGGGGTTGGAACGGTTTCGACCCGCAGCCGGAACCCGTGCCGGAACCCGCGCCGGATGTTCCGGCCGCGCCGGAACCGCAGTCCGACGCGGGGCCGGCGGAGCCGAAGGCCGTGGAGGCGAGGCCGCGTCCGAAACGCGCGCGCCCCGCGTTCGCGTGGACCGCGGATCGGGTGCGTCAGGCGCGCGAGGCGCTGGCCCTGCTGGACGACGGGCGGACGCGCCGCGTGGTCGCGTNCGCCGCGGACGTGGACGCGGACGATGCGGACCGTCTCGCCCTGGCCGTGTTGAAGGGCGGCCTGTCGGCGCCGGTCGGCCTGCTTGTCGCATGGCATGACGAGACGGATCCGCTGCGACGCGCGATCCTGGTCGGCCAGGCGTTGGAGAAGGACATGGCGGGCGTCAGGCGCGCCGCCAGGGTCGCGCTCGCGCTCGACCCGGATCTGGCGGGTTCGGTCAAGCCGACGGGCTCGTCGCCCACCGACCTGCAGTACGCGCTGGCGTCCGCCGCGCCCGGCCTGGATGTGGATGCGGTCAGGGGGCTGGCCTGATGGTGATGCCGGGCATGCTGGCCGCGGGCCAGACGGCGCGTCTTTTGGACGTGCCGGAATCGTTCCTCCCGCTCCTGTCCGAACATCATGCGCTGCCCCGGCCGTCGGCGGACGGCTCGTATGACGCGCGCATGGTGAGGGCGGCGATGGCGCGTCTGCCGTGGCTGCGCCGTCTGGGCGTCCCGTTGTGCGACAGGGAGCTCGCGCGGATTGACCCGCGACTGACCGTCCCCCCGTTCAGGGGGTTCGAGTGGGCGTCGCGCCGGTACTGCCCCTTGTGGGAGTGCCTGGACCATGCGTGGAGGCTTGCCGCCTGAACCGGCGGCGGCATAGGCCGGGGCCCGTCGTCCCCTTCCTTTTCCGGGAGGGGGCCGGCGGGCCCCGGCCTGTTTTTTTCGGGGGACGCATAAGCGCGCGTATGAGTGATGAACTGTTGATGACGTTCGATATGGGGGCGGGTGTCGCCCGTGCGCGTCTGGCGCGTCCCTCGCACGCGTCGTTCAGCGCGTTGGACAAGTGGATGTCGTGCCCGGCGCGTTGGGCGGCGGAGAAGCTGATGCCGAAGCCCCGTCTGTGGGGCAGTCCGCTCGTCCTGGGCGGCATCGCGCACGCCGCGTTGGAGCTTGCCTGCCGTACGCCGGATCGTGTCGCCCCGGATTGGCGGGCCCTGTGCGCCAGGGGCGTCGGCGTGGAGTACGAGCGGTGGAGGGCGCGGGGTTGGGGCGATGAGCCGATCCCGCCCGGCGTGGCGATGCCGGACGGTTCGCCCGCCACGCAGGATGATTGGGTGGGGGCCGCGGCGGCGAAGCTGTCGGGGTTCGTTTTGACGGACGCGTTGGGCCGCGTGTTGGAGCCGGCCGCGTTGGAGCAGGATCTGGAGGCGGATGTCGACGGCATCCCGTTGCGTGGCGCCGTGGACTATCGTGACGTGGACGGCACGGTGGTGGATTGGAAGACGGGCGGCACGCCGAAGTACCGTGACGCCCGCCGGCGGCATGCGGACCAGCTGCGCCTGTACCGGCTGATGCTGGAGGCGAACGGCGTGTGCGAGGTGCGTGCGGCGCGTGACGTGTATGTGGAGCATCATGCGTGGGCGGCCGCGGACCTGTCGGATGCGGCGTGCACGGACACCGTGTCCCGTTTCCATCATGCATGGGACGGGATTGTGCGCGCGACGGGCGCGGACGGGGACGGCGTCCTGCCGTTGAGGCCGTCGGGCCTGTGCGCCTGGTGTCCGGTGGCGCGCGCCTGCCCGCTGGCCCGGATCATACCGTCGGGCCGGCGGGACGCCTTGTCGAGCGTCGGTCCGGACGATCCGCGCGTCGGGTTCGCGGGGACGCATACCGGCGGTTGGAATCATGTGGGAAAGGAGCCCGTCATGCTTGATCTGTTCGGATTGGACGCCCCCGTCGCGGAGGCGAAGCCCTCGGGGCCGGAGGGGGAGGCCGTGGCGCGTCCTCGCGCGGGCCTGCCCGCCCCGGCGCCGGATCCGTGGGAGACGCCGCAGGGGCGTGAGACGATGGACCGGTGGATGGGTTCGGGTCCGGGCGAGGATCCGTGGAATCCGACGCCGAAGCCGGAACCCGTCGCATCCGGGACGGAACCCGCGACGGATCCGGAGGCGAAGCCGGAACCTGTGCCGGAACAGGCGCCGGAATCCGCCGCATCCGAGCCGGAGCCCGTGCCGGAGGTGACGCTCGCGGAGCGCAGGCCGTACGACCCGTCCTGGTCGGAACACGGGTTCAACGTCGCCGGATACGGGTTCACGCAGCTGACGCTCACGTTCGCCCGCGCCGGCCTGCTCGCCGACGGGCATACGGAACGCATCCGCCCGATCGCGCTGGAACTGCTGCGCGTCCAATGGGCGGCGGCGCGCAAGGCGTACGGGCCGATCGTGCCCGACGTGCCCGGACTGGCCGAAGGCCGGCCGGAACGGGCCGCCCTGTTCGCGTGGCTGGACTCCACGCTCGCCCGCGACGTGGAACGCGTGCTGCGCCTCATCCTCGACCATGACGGGGACGGGGAGGGGACGCTGGACGCCCGGCTGGAACGCATCCGCGCCGCGGGACGCCTCGCGGCCCTCATGCTCGCCGAATCCACGCGCATGCTGCGCGGGGACGCATAGCGGGCTTCGGAAAACGGCATCAATCATGGACGAAAGGAAGACGACATGGTCCGATTGAACGGTAAGGGCGGCGTCGAATACGCGGTGCGCCGCGATATGGACGGCGCATGGCTGTACGACGCCGACCTTGACGGCACGGACGGCGCATGGGAGCCGGACGCGCAGAACGCCACATGGTGCGCGTCCAAGGAGGACGCGTTGCACGTGGCCGACCTGAACGGCCTGACCGGCGTGGAATACACGCTGGCCGGCGGCTACTCCCTGTGGGAGCGCGACTGGGTCAACGAGGAGGAGATCGGCGAGGACTGGGAGCCCGCCGAACCCCGACCCGTCGCATGACGGGCCGTTCCGGCACAGGAAGAGGGGCCGTCCGGTCCCGCAACCCCATCGGGGCAGGCGGGAACCGGACGGCCCCCCTCTTTTCTTCCATGATCGTCACGCGTCCGCGTCCCGTACGGCCCGGTACTCGTCGACCTCACGGTTGGGGATCTGGTAGACCGCGTGGATGAACGCGCGCATCTCGGTGAGCCGTTTCGGCTTCACGTCCTCCATGAGCCCCGTCGTCCTGCTGCGACGGCGGCGCGTGTACTGGGTGTGCGCGCGCCGCGCGTCCATGTCGTCCATGGCGAGGAAACGGACGGCCGCGTCACGGCTCATGCATTTCCTGTAGGCGAGCATGCGCGCCGCGTTGCCCTGACCGCCTTTGCGCCGGCTGTACGCGTCGAGCAGCGCGGCGCCGCCCCTGTCCGTCCTTTTCTGGCCGATCAGCCCGATTTCGAAGTTCACGTCGTCCCACCGGTCGTCCGGGTTCGCGTTGCCGTGGCACAGGTTCCAGAACGCCCTGGCCTGGATGTCCGGATCGTCCATGCGGGCGAACACGTGGGCCATGCGGTCGCACTCCTGCTTCGAGGGGACGCCGTCGGTCGGCTGGTACAGCATCCTGAGGTAGGCGCGAGACGCGGCCCCCCGCGGTTCGGGCATGATCCCGCTCTTGCGCTTCCCGTCCCGGTCGGTCCATTCGCCGTGCACCGGCCTGCCGTCCTTGTCGCGTCGGATCTTCGTGTAGTTGATGAATTTGAACGCGCTCGCCTTGTCGTCCGGGTAGCCGGCGCGGATCACGTTCGCGCTCGCGTTCGCGTCCTCGTAGTGCAGTTCGCGCAGGATCCGGTCCGCCGTGTCCCGGTCGGCACGCCGGGCGAGGCTCGACGCGATCGTGGATGCGGGCAGATACCTGCGGTTCGGGCTCGAATCGATGGCGCGGCGCCGTGAATACGCGCTCGCATGCCGGTTCGCGGCACGGATCAGGGCGCGCCGGCCGGCGGCCGGGTATTCGCCCAGGTCCGCCTGGAACGCGGCTCGAACCGCGGCCTGCGTTTTCGGATCGTGCCGCATCACCGTCGAGTCGAGTCCGGGCACGGACGGATCCTCACGGAACAGGATGTTCCCGTCCCCGTCGTACAGGATCGCGCCGTCCGGCCCGTATTCGACATGGTCGGCCATGTCGAGCAGGCCCCGCGTCTCCGACGCGCTTTTCACCTGTGTATGGTCGGTCAGCGCGCGCATGCGCATGCTTTCGCTCGCCATGGCGATCAGCGGGTCGGGCGGGGCCACGTCGCCGCCCGCATCCCCGCCCGTCCTGTCGAACGTGCCCGCATACCCCTGCGGCAGTCCGCTCGGCCTGTGGCTCCTCCCGTTCCTGTCCACGCCCATGATGGCTCCTTTCCGTGGTCGTCTGCGGGGACGCCTATGCGCGGGCCGGCATAGGCGGCGCGCATGGCATACCGTCGGAACGGCCGGTCGCGGCCGAAAACGAAACGGGACGAACCGTCCAGCCCGCACGCGTTCGTCCGTGTCCTCACGCTCGTCGTCGCGCTCATGCTGACCGCGTTCCGTCTGCCGGGCATGACCGTCTGGTGTCTGGGCTGGCTGGCGGCCCGTCTGACGGCCCGGCGTCCCGTCCTGTCCGGCAAGGGTCTGGACGGCCGGCCGGCGCCCGGGGACGAGAGGGAGCGGCGCATGGAGGCGTCATGGCGTCGCGCCTCCCGTTGGCTCGACGGCGGGCTGTCTCCCCTGTATGCGGACGCGATGCCCGCCATGGCGATCGCATGCCTCGACTACGGGTGGATATCGTCCGCGTCCGGCACGTGGCGTCCGATCATGGCGGGCGCGGACATGCTGGCCTGCTGGCTGGCCGTCATGGGCGTCGGCCAGCAGCGCCGCGACATGACCTGCACCGTGCGCGGCCTGGATTCGAACATGCGGCGCATGCGCGTCAGATGGGCGAGGAAACGGCTGCCGTGGATACTCACGGGACTGGGCGCGGGACTCGTTCTCGGCGTCCTCCAATCCGCGTGGACGGGCGTCTGGTGGCCCATGCCCATGCTCATGTGCCTGGGCGCCGCCGCCCCCATGTGGCCCGCATGGCGGGCGAACCGGAAACGCTTCCATACGGATTATGAGAGCCGCCTCATGGTCGGCCGGTGGATCGCGGGCCTGAACAAGCCGCCGTTCGACGCGCTGCCCGGCGGCGCGCACGACACGCGTGTCGGCGCGGACGGGTCGCGCGTCTTCCAACTGGACGTGTCGAACGCCGTCCAATGGGCGAACGATTCGACCATGAAGACGTTCACGCCCGTCACCCAGGCGGACGGCATGCTTGCGGGCTTCGCGTTCATGGGGCGCGACAGGACGCGGGTCACGGTCGCCGTCTGCCCCGCGGACGCGCCCGACCCGGCGGACCTGCTCGCCGACCGGACGATGCTCGAAGCGCGCCTCATGGTCGACGAGACGCGCATGGGCGCCATGTACGGCGCGTTCCCCGGACGCGTCACGGACGTGAGGATCGTCGCGTCCCGGGACGGCAGGCCCGCGGTCCGCTCGTTCCGCATCGACGGGTCGAACGCCGACTGGGACATGATCTCCCGCGACTGGCTGAAAGGGGCCGCGCCCGGCGCGTTCGGCGACTGGATGAACACGGAGAACATACTGGTGACCGCGGATCCGGGCGGCGGGCACGGCTGGGTGAGCGTGGACGCGGACTGGGACTCCTATGAATGGGACGTGGAGACGATGCGGCCGCTCATGTCCGACACGCTGACCCGCCGCCATGACGATCCGGTCCGCTACATGCGGCTGATCGGCGAGGACAAACGGTTGAAATCGATCATGTCGGGCGGCCTGGAACCCGTGAAACTGCCCGCCCCCGAAACGATCTTCCACGACAACACGGAAACCATCGCCGATCCGGCCGGCTGGCGGATCACATCGTACGCGATGGCGATAGGCCGCGCGTACACGGCCGCCGACTACATGCGTTCGAACCTGCGCGGCGCGTTCTCGGAAAGCCCGATCGCGGACTTCCTGCCCTGGCTGGAAGGAGACCGGCCCCGCTCCCGGCTCCTCCAGTTCGTGCACGCGCCCAACACGGACGACAACCGGGGGATGCCGGACACGCTGCGCGCCCTGACCGGCGATTCGAGGGCGCGCAGCCTCCTGGCGCGCGTCATCGTGTCGCACGCGTGCGCGCTCGCCCTGAAGACGCCGCCCACGGTCGGGGCCGCAAGCCAGTTGGGCGTGGGCGCGAACAGCGCATGGCGTATCCCGATCCGCCTGGAGGGCGGGCTGACCGCGTCGGATCTGCGTCGCGTGCAGGAACGTCTGAAAAGCGCGATGGGTGCGGACGAGACGCTGTGGGAGTGGCGCGACCAGGGGCATGCGATCCTGTGGGCGGGCGGCGTGCCGAGCATGGACGCGCGCGACTGGCGTTCCCGCCGGGACATGGACCGGATGATCAGGCTGCGCCTGGACGAGGCGTGGGCCGCGTCCAAGGCGACGGGCGCGGACGGGCGTCCCGTGACCACGCTGCGCGTCGAGGACGGGGGCGGCCGGCTCGTCAAGGCGTCGTTCGCCCTGCCGGCCGGCCTGGGCGTGGAGGGCGCGATGGGCCGTCTGGACGCGTTCCGCGCGACCGGCGGGTTCATGTACGCGCGCCGCGTCAGGGGAGATGCGCCGCTCACGCTCCTCCTGTCACGCATGGATCCGCTGCCGGAACGGGTCATGGCGGACTGGCGGCTCATGGGCGCGGACCCGGATTCGACGGGCCTGCCGTTCGCGGTCGGCGATGACGGGCGCACGGTCCTGTTCGACCCTCATGACACGGCGCATCTGCTGATCACCGGGCAGACGATGAGCGGCAAGACGAGCGCGGCCGTCACCCTGGTGAACGCCGCCCTGTTGCACGGCTGGCAGGCGTTCGTCGGCGATCCGGTGAAGTCGGGCAACGATTTCGCGCCCGTGAAAGGCAAACTGTCCGGGTTCGCGACCGGGTTGGACGAGTGCGCGGCCATGCTCGACTGGATCGACCGTGAGGGGCGGCGCCGGCTCGCATTGCAGAAGGAGCATGGGGCGGAGAACATCGACATGCTGCCGGCCGGCATCCGCCCGCCGCGCATCATCGTGTTTCTGGACGAGTTCGTGAGCCTCCTGGAACTGTCGAAGGGCGTGAAACGGAATCCGACGGGCGACCCGGATGTGGACAACATGATCATGATGGACGCGTGGCGCGACCGGCTGAAACGCCGGATCGGCGCGTCGGTGAGCCATATCCTCACCCAGCATCGCTCCCAGGGGATCACGATGATCCTGGGCTCGCAGATGATGAAGGCGGAGAGCATGGACGCTTTGCCGGACGCGGGCCTGGCGAAGAACCAGATGGGCCGCCTGTTCGTCGGCGCGGGCGACGTGAGGGGGAACGTGAGCGCGCAGAACGAGAGGGAGGGGAACCGGCTGATCCGCCAGGCCATGGATTCGGGCGGCATGCCGAAAGGCAGGGGCGTGTACGAGCGCATGGGGCGCGGCCTGCAGATGGTGCAATGCTGGTGGTGCGGTCCGAACGCGGACGTGCGGGCCCGCATGGCGGGCGTGCCGGACGCGACGCCGGTCGACTGGTCGGATCTCATGCCGGCCAAACCGAAACCGGTGGGCGTCGTCGACCAATCGTCGGACACGGACGGGGATGCGACGGTGAGCGTCGCCGCGGATCCGGACGACGGGTGGGTGCTCGACTAGGAAAGGCGTACGGGCGGCAGGGCAGGCCTGTAGGATTCGTCCATGCGCCCGTCCGGATCGTATGAGACTCGGACGCCGGGATCATGCCGATGCCGTTCGACGATGCGCGCCGACGCGACGCGCATCGTGGGCGCGCAGCCGGGCAATGCCGCCGGGGAGGCGAGCACGGGCATGCCTGGGGCGGGCAGTTGGCCGGGCGTGGGCATGCCCGTCAAGATAGATGCGTCCGGGACGCATACGGCATGCCGGCGGGTCTATGGGCCGGATTCCGGACCGGGGCCGCCGGACACGCATCCACCCTCCTAGAATGGGAGGTGACTCCGGAAGAAAGGATTCGAACATGTCACGCAAACTCACATCAGTCGCGGTGGCCGCGACGGCCACGCTCGCCACGCTCGCCGCCCCCGCGGTCGCCATGGCCGACGAGACCACGACCACGGGCGATCAGGCCGGTCAGGCGATCGCGCAGGCGCAGGACAGCGTCGCACAGGCCCAGCAGAGCACGGCGGAAGCCAATCAGGCGATCGCGCAGGCATCCCCGACGGGCGTGACCGAGGCGCAGGCCAAGGCCGACGCCGCCGCAGCCGCGTTGGACACCGCCAAGCGGAACCTCGACAACGCCGCCGCCCAGCAGCAGACAGCCGCAAACAACCAGCAGCAGGCGCAGGCGAACTACGACGATGCCAGCAAGGCCCAGCAGCAGGCCGCACAGGATGCGACCGACACGGCCGACAAGATCGCCGCCGCCCAACAGGCCGCGAACAACGCTTCCAACGCCATCAACGACGCCAACAAGGCCATGCAGCAGGCCTCCGCCGGCCAGTCGAAGGCAGAAGCCGACAAGCAGGCCGCACAGGCCGCGAAGGATGAGGCCACGGCCGAATCCGCCTCCCATCAGAAGGACGCCGACAAGGCCCAGACCGATATCGATGCGGCCGACAAGCAGGCCACGGACGCGCAGAAGAAGGCCGATGCCGCGGATACCGCCATCAGTGATGCGCAGAAGAAGGCCGACCGGGCCGACGCGGACGCGAAGCAGGCCGCGAGCGACAAGGCCGCCGCCGAGAAGGAGCTGGCCGCGGCCAAGCAGCAGCAGGCCACGGCGACCGGCGACAAGACGAAGGCCGACGAGGCGGTGAACGCCGCGCAAGCCAAGCTGGCCGCGGCCGAGCAGGCCGAGGCCAAGGCGCTTGAAGCCAAGCAGAAGGCCGATGCCAAGGTCGAGCAATTGTCCAAGGATGATGGAGGTCTTTCCGACCTGGCCGCGAAGCTCAAGGCCGCGAAGAAGGCCGCAGCCGATGCCGCCGCCGCCCAGCAGAAGGCGGAACAGGCGCAGCAGGCGGCCGACAAGGCGGCATCCGACGCTTCGGCGAACGCCACGGCGAAGCAGCAGGCCGCCGAACAGGCGAAGGCCGAGGCTGACCGGCTGAAGCAGATCGCCGACCAGGCGCAGTCGAAGCTCTCGCAGGGCGCCGTCGCCTACTTCGGCGACAGGAACGCGTCCGACGCGGTCAAGGTCCTCACCGACAAGGACACGACGCTTTACCTGTCCAGCATCCAGAACGGCCAGAAGGGCGACGCGACCAGCATCGACAACATGATCGCGTCCCTCGCGTTCATCAAGGAGATCAACCAGCTGCGCGCCAAGGAGGGATTGGCCCCGTTGAAGGTGTCGGACACGCTCATGGCGATGAGCATGGCGAACGTCGACTGGTCCGACGACAACATCGGCCATTCCGGCCAGTTCGACGTCGGCGAGAACATGGCCTGGGGTTACAAGGACCCGTTCGACGGCTGGTACACGACCGAGAAGGCCAATTACGAGAAGGACATGACCGACGGCGTGCTGGACGGCAAGGACAAGGACGGGAACGCGGTGGGCGAGACCGGCCATTATCTGAATGTCGTCAACAAGGGCTACACGGTCACCGGTTTCGCGATCAGCCAGAACGGGACGCTCGGCTACGGGACCACGCACGGGCAGACGTTCCAGTACGCGGCCCCCGACCAGTCGGGGCGTGTCATGGACGTGGACGCGTATCTGGCGGATCTGACCGCATGGCGTGATTCGCTGACCAATGCGGACGCGAACTGGCAGGCCGCATTGTCCAAGAGCAAGCAGGCCGCACAGGACGCCTCCGCCGCGGCCAAGGCGCTGGCCGCCGCCCAGCAGTCCGCGCAAAAGGCCGCTGAGGAAGCCCTGCAGGCCGCACGGAAGGCCAAGGATTTGCAGGCTGCCGCCGACGAGGCGCAGAAAGCGTATGACGAGGCCGTGAAGGCGAACGAGGACAAGGCCAAGGCGTTGGAGGAAGCCAGGAAGGATCAGACGGCGAAGAACGAAGCGTACTCCGCCGCCCAGCAGGCCACCAAGGAAGCCCGGTCCGAAGCCGCCACCGCCACCGACGCCCAGACCGCAGCCCAGACGGCAGTGGACAAGGCGAACACGGCAGTCGCCGCCGCACAGGCGAAGATCGATACCGCCGACAAGCTGGCCCAGACCGCCGCCAGGAACAAGACGGATGCGGAAGCCGCGATCAAGCAGGCGAACACGGACAAGACGAAGGCCGCAGCCGACCTGGCCGCCGCCAAGGCCGCGAAGGCCGAGGCCGAGAAGGCCAAGCAGGCCGCGCTCGACGCCAAGACCGTTTCCGACGCGAAGGTTGAAGCCGCCGACAAGCAGGTCAAGGCCGCCGACGAGGCCATCGCCGACGCCAAGGCCGCATACGCGAAGGCGAAGGACGACCTCAACACGGCCACCGGCAAGCTCCACGACGCCCAGAACACCATCAAGCGTCTGCAGAACGCCGAGGAGAACCTCAAGAAGGCGAACGCGAAGCTGACGGAAGCGCAGTCCAAGCTGGATGAGGCGAACAAGGCCAAGGATGAGGCCGACAAGGCATACGCCAACGCCAAGGCCGACTATGACGCCAAGCTCGCCGACAAGCAGGCGTCCGACAAGGAGCTCGCCGCCGCCAAGCAGGCCGAAGCCGAAGCCCAGAAGAAGGCCGAGGAGGAAGCCAAGAAGCAGCAGGAAGCCCAGCAGAAGGCCGACCAAGCCAAGAAGGATGCCGAAGCCAAGAAGCAGAAGGCCGAACAGGCCAGGAAGCAGGCCGCAGGCGTGACCGGCGACGGTCTGGCCTCCACCGGATCGGACACCACCGCAATCGCCACGCTGGCGGCGATCATGACCATCGCGGGCGCCGGCTGCGTGCTCGTGAGGGTGCGTGCCGCCAAGCATGCGGACGGATGGCATGTGAACGACTGACGGATTCCAATCCGCCGGGAACATCAAGGACCCGTCTCATCCGCGAAGCAACATCACGGATGAGACGGGTCCTTGATCCGTATGGGACGGCTATCGACTTCCGTTCCCATGACCTCCAACATGCCGGCCGAACACATCCCGGCTGCGGCAGGCCGCGAACCCGATGATCAGCACGCCGGCCATGACGATCAGCGAGATGACGATCGCCTGTTTCGTGTCGCTCGGCGCATCGCCGGGCAATGGGGCCTGGTCGGGCATGCTGTTGCGTTCCCCGGTGACGAGGAGACGGAGCGTGTTGCCCTGCCCGGTGCAGGTCAGCAGCGTGACCTCGTCCCGTCCTTTCCGGATCTTCAACACCTTCGTGTCCGTGGGGCTGACAATGCGGATGTCGTTGACCCGGTAGGCGAGCGTGTTGCCCATGACCTTGATATAGAACGGGTCCCCCTCATCGAGTTCCCCGAGTCGGGTGAACAGGGTCGCCCCCTTCAGGTTCGAATGCCCGGTAATCACGGCACGAGTGCTCCTGCCTCCGACAGGCAGACTCGTGCCAGCCAGATGACCCGCAGCATGTTCGAGCACATCCTGGCTCGCGCCGTGCATGATAGGCAGATCCACACTGATTTTCGGAATCAGCAGTTCACCCATCGCGTCCAACCCGTTGACGGACAGTTGGCGCCGGTATTCGTCGTCGCCCTCGAAGTTTCCCCTGACCTTTCCATCAAAAACAGGTTCGCCGATTTGAGGTTGTCCCGACTCGTAAAGTCGCTGGTTGTATTCGATTGCTGATTTGATCGCGCTCTGACGGCTACCCTCAGGAAACAGTGATGCGGACTGACTGACGGAACGGGCCTGAGCGTCGGTCTCCCTATCTCCGATGAGCTGCTGGATTCGGGGCATGCCAATGAGTATCAGCCCCAATGCCACGCAGATGAGAGCGGCGGTGGCGTATACGCGTGAACGGCGGATGAGCAGGCGGGCCCGGTTGTCACGGGCCCGCCTGTCATCGACGGCGAGACGCATGGACTCCCACACGTCCCGCGATGTCGCTACGGCCATGCTCACCGGGAATGCCTTCCAATGGTCGGCGTCCCGGCGTGACGGCCTTTGCTGCCGGCTCCCATGCGCAGTCGGATCATCGGGGAGAAGGCTCCTGCCGCGATGATCAGGAACGCGAGGCCGGCCCACAGCCAGATGGTCGGAATCTGAGCGTTGCCGCCGGTGAACGGGAGCGTGGTCATGGCCGGCTCCCATTGCGCGTATACGGCGACCTCGCCTTCGGCCGGCATGCTGACCGTATCCTTGCCGGGGGTCAGCAGGGTCTCATCCTTGTCCGGGGTTTTCTTCAGGCTCCAGCCGGTGAAGCGGAAGCCGGGGCGTGTGACCTTCGGCTCCTTGGCATCCTTGGGGATGGTGACCGAACCGAATGCGTCCGTGTTGATGGATGGGTATCCACCCACGCCGCCGTTCGGGTCGAACTTCAACGTGACCTTGTTGATCGTCCATTGCGCGTAGAGCACCGAGGTGTTCTTCGGCGTGGATTTGTCGTTCGCGGTCAGCGTGCAGTCCGCGCCCGGATCGTATGCCTTGCCCTTGCCGTCGGCCTGCGTGTTCCATCCGGAGAACGTGTAGCCGGGACGGTCGAACGGATTGCCGAGCGTCTTCACGGTCTGGTCAACGACACCGTCCACCGTCCTGGTTTCCGAGCCAATGCCGCCGACGTTGCTGTTGTACACCAAGTGTGCGGGGTTGGCCTTCCACTGGGCCCACACGGTGGTGGTGCCGGGTTCCAGCGTGTGCTTGTCGCCGGGGTTAAGGCTCGGATCGCCGCGCTTGCTGGTGCTCCATCCGGTGAATGTGTAGCCGGGACGGTCGAAACCGTTCTGGCTGACGGTGACCGTGTCTCCCGTGCTGCCGGTGGTGTCGGGCGTGCTGCCCGTGGTGTTCGGGTAGCCGTTGCGGTAGACGATGCTGGCCGGGTTCGCCTTCCAGATGGCGTACAGGTCGTTGCCTGCAGGCTTCATCGTGTACCGGCTGACGCCGTTCTTGCCTTCGCCGTATGCGGTGCCGGAACCATCCTTGGCGGTGTCCCAACGAACGAACGTGTATCCGTCGCGGGTGAAACCATTGGCGTTTGTGGTCAGCTCGTCACCGGTGTGGCCGGATTGCGCCGCCGTGTTGCCGCCGGTCGCGCCGTTGCCGTGATAGGTGAGGGTTTGTGCGTTGCCGGCCCAGCAGGCGTACAGGGTGCTGGACCCTTGCAGCGTCCACTTGTCGCCCGGGTTGACGGCCTTGCCCCTGCAATCGGCTTGGGTGTCCCAACGCACGAACGTGTATCCGTCGCGCGTGAACCCGTTCTGGCGTACGTTGACCTTCTGGTCGGTGACCCCGTTCTGCGGGTCGGTCTTACCACCGGTCGCCCCGTTGCCGTCGTAGGTCAGGCCGGCCTCGCCGGGCGTCCACTGCGCGTACAGGGTCAGCGTCCCGTTGGCCGTCCAACTGGCGCCCGGCGCGTACTTCGTGCCGCCGCCGTCCGGGCTGGTGGTCCAGCCGGCGAACGTGTACCCGTCGATCGTCCAGCCGTTCCCTCCGATGGCGGGCGTGTCGCCGGTGTGGCCGTCCCAGTTGGGGGTGCCGTTGCCTCCCGCGGTCTTGCCCGCGGGAGGGTTCGGATTGTAGCGGATGTGGGCCTCGTTGGCCGACCATTGGGCGACCATGGTGACGATCCCGTTCGGCTGCGTGGTCAGGTTGTTGACCCACTGGCCGTCGCCGTACGCCTGCTGGTTGTCGGCGCGCTTCCACCCGGTGAACGTGTATCCGTCACGCGTGAACCCGTTCCGGCGCAGGTTCTGGCCGATGTTGTATTGGAACGCCTGGTCCGGCGTGTTGCCGCCGGTCGCCCCGTTGCCGGTGAATCTGACTGTGTACCCGTTGCCGACCCAGTGCGCGTAGACGGTCACGTTGCCGGTGAGCGGCGTGTTGAAATCGTATTTGTTTCCGCCGTTCGGGGCCGTGTACCAGCCGTCGAACCGGTAGCCGGGAATCTTGCCCGTGTCGCCGGCCGCCCAACCGGATTTGTCGGCGGCGGCCGTGTTGTAGGGCACGGTCTGCGATGCGGGCGTGCCGGGCGCGTTGCTGCCGGCGGGCGCGTTCACGTTGTACGACAGGGTGGGGTTGATGGCCCACAATGCGTATACGGTCTTCGCCCTGGCGGGCATGACGATCTCCGTCCTGACGTTCGCGTTCAGCGTGTTCCGGTCCATGGTGTCGCCGACGGGCACGTCCCTGTCGTTGGCGTCCGTGTTCGCGCTCCAACCGTAGAACGTGCGGTTGGTCTTGCTGATCTGGCTGGAATCCCAGCAGTCGGAGTCCATCTTCGCGGTCGCCAATGTGATCCTGGTGCCGGCCGGATAATAGACCTGGCAGCCGGATACGGCGCCCGTGTCGGCGATCGTCTCCACGCGCACGGAACCGTCGGATCGGGTGATCGTCCGCTGCCTGGTACCGTCACCGGCATCAACCGTCGTGTCCGTCAGTACACCCGACACGGCCTTGCCCTCAGCGGAACCGGTGGTATCGGTGGCATCGGAGATGGCATGCACGCTGCCGGCGGTTTTGACGGAAGCGGACTCCACCTTGCCTGCTTCGGTATGCGAGGGCACACTGCCCTTGCCGCCGTTCGCATCATAGGTGAGCACCTTGGTGCGGGTGACCGGAACGCCGAAGGTCATTCGGCAGCCGCGATCGCGTCCCTCGGGGTTCTGCAGATCGTAGTCGAAGGTGAAGCTGGAGCCGGTCCACGTGGCGGCCAGACGATGCTTGATCTGCTGCTTGCTATCGAGGTTCGACTCAGGGCCCGAGTCATGCTTGGCGCCTGCGAAACCGTTGACCCCATAGGTGGCGAGCTCGGCATCGCGGGTCTTGTAGGCACCGTCGAAGCCGGAGACCAGTTGAACACCCTCGAACTTCAGATCGGGTTGAGCGTCCCAGCCGTCCAGATCGTTGAAACCGGTGACTCCACGGAACGTGTCGGGCACGGGGGTGCCGTCCTCGTACGTGAAGTTCACGGTCCACTGGCATCCGACGCGCTTCGACGTGTCGATGCCGCCGAGTGCCTTGATCACTTGCGCCGGCAGGTCGGAGTTCCTGCCGACGGTGTTGATCCAGAACAGGTCACGGCTTGTGGGCGGTTGGTCGTACAATCGGCTGATGCTTCCGCCGTTCCACGAATGCAGCGAGATGATCGCGTTGATCGAATGGGTGTGCCCGCTGCCATCGGTCCACTCGCCGACATTCGGCAGGGTGGCGCTGGCACCAATCTTCAACGGGAACATGGCGGTTGCGCCGTCGCCGGAGTCCGGCATAGGCGCGTTCAACCATGCACCATTCTCAAACTTCACATCGGAGAACTTGACCTTGGTGGTGTCGAGGATGAAATCACGGTACTGGCCGGGCACGTCCGTGTCCTCCAGATCATGGACCGGAACCTTGGAGGTCTTGTCGGCGATGGATTTCACGGTACCGTCGGAGGATGCCTTGATCTGCGACGTGTCCGTCTTGTCGCCGCCGTTGGCGTCGTAGCCGAGCCTGTAGGCGAGACGGAAGCTCAGGTCGTCGATGATGCTGTCCGTGCGCGCATCGGATCCGTCCCGGCCGACGCCCTTGTACGCGATCATGGTGCGCGTCTGGCCCGCGGGGATGACGACCGTGCCCTCGTAGGATTCCCAGTCGTCGGAATGATCCCACGGATCGTGGCCGCCCTCGGTGGCGTCCATGGAATCGGAGTGCGTGTAGGCGACGGTTCCCACATCGCCGGTCTTGTCCCCGTACTTCTGGCCGGTCTTGGAGACCGTGGTGCGGGTCAGTTTGACCGGGGTGAGATGGTCCTTGTCGGGGCCGGTGAGCAATGTCACGCCGCCCGCGTTGCCCTTGCTGCGGCCGGAGTGGCGGATGCTGAACGTGTAGCTGGCGCCGGGCGTCGTGTTCACGGTCTGGGCGACCGTACGGCCCGCGTGCACGTCGGCGGCCGTGTTCCCGTCCTTCTCGCGATGCAGTTCGAAGTTCTGGTTGCCGCCGGTGGCGTCCACGTCCTGCCAGGCGAACGTGGCGGCGGTCAGGCCGCCGGCCTTCACGCCCGTCTGTCCGGCCATGGCCTGCGCGTAGGAGCGGATCGTGCCCGCATTGGGCTTCACATACACCCAGGGCAGGCCCTGCCCCTCCTTGGCGATCGTCCACTTCGGTACGTCGAACCCGCCGTTCACGGCCAGCTCGTCACCCGAAGCGCGGGAGGCGATGGCCTCCGTCCTCGCGGTCTTCGCCTTGCCGTCGGTCTCGGACGCCTTGCCCTCGGTCATGGAACTGATCTGGCTGGCCTTCGCCTTCGTGCCGCCGTTCGCGTCGTAGCTGAGCCTGTATGCGATCTTGAACGTCAGATTGTCGATCAGGTTGCCCTTGGTCGGGTCCACGGCGTTCAGGGCTTTGAAAGTGAACGTGCTGACAGGCGTGTTCGCCGGGATCGTGACCTTGCCCTCGTAGGTCGCCCACTGGCCGTCATGCTGGAAACGGTTGGTGTTGGTCGCGTGCGTGATGATGCTCGTACCGGTCCAACCCTGTTCGTCACCCGCCTTGTTGCTGGTGACGCGGGTCATGGTCACGGGCTTGCCGTTGACCAAAACCTGCATCGAGTCCGCGTGCTCCTTGGACAGGCTCGCATGGTCGAAACGCACCGTGTATACGGTGTCCGAATCATGCTGCGTGTCGATCTTCTGTAGGATCGCCTTGCCCCTCTCCGAGCCGACGATCTCCGCATACGTGTTGCCTGTCACGGAATCCTGCTGCAATTCGACCGCATTGGGCCGGTCGGTCAACCCGACTCCGCCTTGCGGCTGTCCGCCCTTTTGGTCCGAAGCCCAGCCGAACTTCGCAGCATCGAAACCGGGCCACTTCACCCACTTGCCGGTGGAATCGAATGTTGCCGGATTCTGTCCGGCGTTCTGGATGTATTCGCCGCTAGCGGGGTCCACACTTGTGAACCTGCCCCAACCACGGTCATCAGCGTATCCGCCACGACCTACCGGGCTGATAGTATCCCAACCGCCATCCAGCAGATAATCGAACGAACCGTTCACCAGTTCGGTGGGAAGGGTCTTGGATGCGACGGTCTCCACCGCGCCTTGGGTCGCGTCGGTCCTGTAGCCGATCTGGCTGGCCTGCGCTTTGGTTCCCCCGTTCGCGTCGTACGTGAGCTGGTAGGCCTTGGTGAACACGACATCGTCGATCAGGTTGCCTTCCGCGCTGTCGGGACGGCCGGCACTGTTCGAATCGGCCACGCTTTTGAACGTGAACCGTGTGACATCCTGTCCCCTGGGGACGAGGACCGTGCCCTCGTACGTGTCCCACTGGTCGTCCTGGCCGGTTCCCGTGGACGTGATCGTGGTGGATTCCTCGCCGGCCTTGTCGCCCGCATTGGCGATGGTGCGGCGCATCGTGACCGGCTTCTCCCGGCCGGGCGCGCCGACGAGCACCTGCATGCTGTCCCTGGCGTCCTTGTTGCGGCTGGCGTGCTTCAGACGGACCGTGTACATGGCGTCGGATGTGTTCGCCGTGTCGATGTCCTGGTAGAGGTATTTGCCCTGCGTGGCGGCCGCGATCTCGCCCCACACGTTGCCCGTGCTGCCTTTGACGGCCGTCCTAAAGCGTTGGACTTCCACGACCCCTCTGTGCCCGCTGACGGAATCATTGGATTTCCAGCCGAATTTCACGGCATCCCAGCCGTCCACCTTCGCCCATGGTCGCTCGCTCGAGCCTTCCATGGCCATGCCGTTGCCGTCGACGAACGAGAGGTACTGCCAGCCGCCGGAACGTTTGTCGACGATCCGGTTGCCGAACGTCTGGAAATCGCCGTTGACCAGCTCCTTCGGATACGATGTGCTCGCGGCCGGATGGATGGTCATGACCGGCAGGCCGATCCCGTCCGCCTGCGCGGTGCCCGCCATGAGCATGCCTCCGCCGAGAAGCGTGGCCGCGGATGCGATCAGTGCGGCGGAACGTTTCAATATGCTGTGCATTGTGTTTTCTCTTCCCCTGAATCTCATGTTCGGCATGGTTTTGGAAAAAAGGTATTGAGCGGGACGTTCGACGGGTTTTCGTTTTCCGACGCACGTCCCGCGTCATGGTCTCTCTTGGATCAGGCGAGACCGTTGCCGGCCAGATTGACTGCCTTGCGACGGTTCTTCAGGCTGCGTTCGGCGAGGACGATTCCACTGCCCCACAATGGGCAGGAGACCGCCAGCCAGAAGGCGAAGGCCAAGGCTCCACCGGTCTGCGGCAATTGGGTCAGGTTGGTGATGTTCTTGACTTGGACCGTGTTGTTGTCGATACCGGTGGTCAGGCCCGGCTGATCCTTGCCGGCGAACCTGATGGCGGTGCCTGCATCGTCGATGGTGACGGTGAAGCTCGGCTTCGCATAGGAGGCATAGCCGGCGGGCTCCTTGGTTTCGGTCACCGTATAGGTGCCGTAGCCGAGACCCTTGAATGCGATAAGACCCTTTTGCGCGGCATTGTCCTTATGGTCGACCTTGCCGTCGTTGTTGGAGTCACCGGTGGTGAATGTGGTCGCGGAAGCCTGGTCGGCGGCTTCGGACCATTCGCCGGTCGTCGTATCCAGCTTCAGGTATTTGTCTCCGCGTTGGATCTGGAATTCAGCTCCATCCACGAGCGTGTTCACGTCGGCTGCGCTCACCTTCTTGAGGGTGAAATCGTAGGATTTCAGGTCAACCTTGTCGCCATTGGTGACGACGGTGTAGTGGGCTCCGTCCTTGAAGATGGCGGTGCCGGAAACCGAGTTTTCGGATGGTTTCTCGGCCGTGGCCTTGGTGACGACGCTCTGGTAGGTGATGGTGATCTTCTTGCCGCCCTGCGTGGTGATGAGCTTGGTGGCGTCCAGAGCCCAGCCTCCGGCCGGAACGGTGATATCCGGGTCGGCCGGGGTTCCGTCTTCCTTCTTGAGAGTGGCGTCACCCGGCAGGGTTTTCGCGCCGTGCTGGGTTTCGCCGTCGTAGATGACGGTATCGGCGGTCACGTCAGTGGCAGTCCCGCTCAGAGCCACCTTCAGGCTACCTTTCACGTATTCCTGTCCGGCAGGGGCATCGGCGAGCTTGAATTTGACGGCCGTGTTCGGAACAGTCACGTCGATGGTGTGGGTGACGGTATCACCCACGGTCACGGCCACCGGGTCGGCGGCATCACCCTGCTTGGAGACCTGTCGGCCGTCACGGTCCACGACGACCTTCTTGTCGGTTGTCACGCTCTTCGACTTGATGACCGCGACGCCGAGGGTTCGGCCGGGGGCGCCGCTCATGGCGGTGCCTGCACCGGATTTTGTGCCGATGATGATCGGGCTGCCTGCGGAGTCGGTGATGTAGTAGAGGCCTTCTTCCGGCACGGTGATGTTCAGGGTGGCATCCTGCGTGGTCAGGTCGGCTCCGCCCGCGACGGTGGCCGGCTTCCTGCTGGAGGCGTTGAGGGCGGCTTGGATGTTGCTCAGCTGCTTGGCCTGCTTGGCCATGTCGATGGCGGCGATGCTGCCTGCGGCATCGTATCCGCCGACCTTGGTGATGTCGTCGGACGTGTCCTTGTCGTAGCCGTTGGCGATGGTGATGGCGTCATCCGCCCATGCGTTGGATTCGGTGGTGCCTTGGATTCCGAGGCTGGAGATCTGGTTGCCTTTCAGCACCACTCCGGTGTATGTGCCTATCTGGTAGACGTTGAACGTGTGTCCGGCCAGGCTTGCTCCGTCTGCACCTTGCAGTGTGATGGTCGTGTCGGCCGCCANATGCGGATGGGAGCCAGTGCCAGGCCGGCCAGCATGCTCGCGGTCGCGCAGGCCATTGCCGTCACGATCTTGTTGTTCCTCATGGTTCCCTTTCCGGCGTCCCGCGCGCGCGGGATCCGCCGGAGAGGGCCTATGCGGGCGTGCACATGCCACGCAGACGCCCGCAGGCGAACGCGTCGTCCATGCCGCGTCGCATCCCGTCGAGGATCCGGCATGCGGCCGGATCGCCGTGGCGGGCGATACTCGTCCATTGGGCGACGGTGAGCATGTCGCCCATGCCCGTCGCGATGAGCGCGTCGTACGCGTGGGCGTCGATCAGCTCGTCCAGGCGGCGTCCCGCCAGGACGGGCATGTCCGGGTGCAGCCGGTCGTGGACGATCATGCGCGCCACGTCGCCCATGCCGCCGTGCATGTACCGGTCGAGACGCAGGGGTCCGGCCTCGTGGAACCATCGTTCCGCGGGACGGCGGACGGCCCGCGTGTCCGCCATGATCAGCCGGTCGGGATAGCAGGAGGCGAGCGCGGCCGCGACGGCGGGCGCGGGATGCGGGCCCATGCCGTCGATGATCCGGTCGGCCAGCCGGTCCGCGGCCGGGGTGAGCATCCACCCGTATCCGTCCGCCCACTCGTGCAACTGCCTGTATTCGTCGCTCGGATGTTCGGGCATGTGGTCGATGAACGCGGTGTGCCGTTCGCCGCGCCCGTCGATGAGCGCCCCGCAGCTGTTGTCGTCCCTGCCTGCCGTCCGGTCGCCGCGCCCCGTGGCGCGCGTCGAGACCAGGAGCCGCCATTCGTCCGTGCTCATGCCCGTCATCGGTCTCCTTCCACCGAACTTCTCACGCTTTTCACGATCTGAAGCGTCTCGCGATCGGGCAGCCCGCTGATCCGTCCGCGTTCCATGATGTCCCGCGCGATCCGCTCCCCGTCCTCGGGATGGTTCTTCCAACGCCCGTACCCCCACCGGTAGAGCGTGTCGTTGCGCCGCCCCTCGGGGATGGGGCTCATGTCCGGCTCCCCCTCCGGGCCCCCGGCCACGCCGGGGGAGGGCAGGTCGAACGCGGCCAGCGGATCGTACGCGCCGCCCGCCGGCGCGGCCGCCGTCCGCGCGGGGGCGGGGCGACGGGGTTTGTCGGTCGCGTCGACGCGTTCCGCCCAGCGCAGGAACGCGTCGGACAGGTCGGGGATCCGATCCTCGGGCCGGTCTATCGGCGTGTAGCGCCGCCCGTCGGGCAGGACGGACCCGCCCATGACCACGTAGCCGTCGCGGCCGATTTTGAAGTCGATCTGGCCTCCGTTGTGCGTCCTGGATTTCAGGCGCGCCCCGTCAGGGATGTGGTAGAGGAGGTGGACGCCGCCGGACGGGGTGCGCACCGCGAACGTGCGCGGCAGGAGCGGCGTCCCGTACGGGCCGACGTCCGTCTGGATCTGCTCCCAGCCGGACGTCTGATCCTGCTTGTGGCAGTCGAGGTCCACCCACATGTAGTCGTCGGCGACGGTCGTCCCGTAGATCGGCTTCGACGGGTCGATCCGGTGCGACATGTCCACCCGCGGATCCTGGCACGCGTCCTTCCACGAATGGTGGGGCACGTCGCTGGACGGGCTCTTGTCCGCATGGCAGGGGAAGATCCGCGGATCCGCCTCCCGGATCATGTCCGCCCACCCGTCCGGGTCCGTGACCTTGAGATCCCGGTCGGGGACGGGCCGGATCTCGGGCTCGTCGGCGGGCATGCCGGACACGGCGGCCGCGCACGCCTTCCATACGGCGTGCAGGCCGTCGCCCTCGGGGGCGGGCCGGTACGCGGTGTGCGGACGCCCGTCCTCGCTGCCGATACGCGTGCTGGTGCGCACCAGGCCGATGTTCTTCCAGTTGACGCGCATGCCGGGGTCGGGGATCACGACGCCCGTGTCGAGCACGCTGCGGATGGCGGCGACCTCCATGTCGGACAGGCTTTCCAGGTCGACGAACGCGACGGACCGGCATTGCCGGTCGCCGATCGTCAGCCATGTGATCGCGCCGACCAGCATGAACGGCCAGAAACCGTGTTTGCGGCGGAACGGGAGATAGTGGCGGGCGCGCGTCGTCTGCGAGGCGATGGTGCTGAACGCGAAGCGGCGTTGTTCGGCCTCGGAGCTGGACACGGGCAGATGGTAGTTCGTGGTGATCAGATGCGTGCTTTGCGGCATGCCGTCCACGCTGTTCTCGCCCTGGCGGCGCGCGGAGAAGGGGAGGAGCCCGGTCAGGAGGGTCTTCAGGTTCGGCAGGCTCTTCTCGAACCGTCCGTGGGTCGGATCGTAGTCGTCGGACAGGGCGAGCAGGTGGCTCATCAGGTCGCCCATCTTGTTTTCGGCGCTCATGGCGGTCGGCTGGGCGAGCAGGTCGAGGCTCATGGTCGTGGCCTGGTCGCCGAGATGCTCCATGAGGTCCTTGGCGAGCGTGCTTTTGCCGGTGCCGCCCGGCCCCTGGTACACGTACGCGCATTCCGGATGGCTGCGGAGGAACGGGGCGGCGAGCGAGCGTTGCAGGTTGAGGGTGCTGTCCGTGTCCTGGCCGGTCCACTGGTCGAGGATCCATCCGGCCTCGTTCGCGAGCGTCGCGGCCTGTTCGCACGTGCATCCGGTCTCCACCGTGTAGGTCATGGGCTCGTCGACCCGGTTCGGCGTCGTCTCCCGGAGCGTGGCCGTCCTGAAATCCGGTTCCCGGCATTCGAGGTCTTTCGCGCCGGTCCAGGAGCGGGTGACGCCGGATCGGGTCTCGGTGCGCGTCCACGCGCCGGACACGGGGTCGTGTTCGAAGCGGATCTCCCCGTCCGTGCACACGAAGCTGCATCCGCGGCGTATGGTCTGTCCGGCGAGGAGGAGCGAGTCCTTGACCCATCCGTCGTCCCCGTCCAATTGGTCGTCCTTGGCCTTGGAGCCGCCGTAGGCGATGCGCACGGGTCCGATGGGCGCCCATCGGCTGGGCGCGCGTTCGACGGTGTGGTCGGGCAGGACGCGCCGGTAGAGGATGCCCTTGCCGGGCGCCTGCGGGTCGGGCAGGACGCGCAGGTCGGGGTCGGGGCACACGATCTCGCTGATCATGCGGATCGCCCACATGGGCATGAGGCCGCTCGGATCGGTCCATGTCCATGTGCTCGCCCCGTCCCTCTGCACGAGGCTCCGCAGCATGGGGATGCCGGGCATGTCGGTCGCGGGGTCGCCGGCCATGGGGTGGATGGTGTTGCATACGCCGGTCACGCCCGTCGGGTTTCTGAGCAGCACGTGCTGGTCGGCGACGCGGGCGAGGAACGCCCCGTCCGCGTGCCCGGGGGTGGCCGGGCCCGTGATGCCGGGACGGCCGTACTGGTTTTCGATCATGCGCGCATGTATGCGTCACGCGGGGGCGGGGCCGGACGGGCATGGTCCCGGCCTTTACAATATTGTAAAGTTTTCCGGCCCGTTTTGTATGCGTGTATGCATCTGTATGCATCCGGGGATGCATACAGAAAAAGCCCGGAAAAAGCCCGAAAACCCTTATAAATAAAGGAAAAAATATAATTCCTTTCTCTTGTATGCATTGTATGCATCAATATATGGGGTTTCCTTCCTTTTTCCCGAATCCTCTATAAGGGATTGATGCATACAATGCATACACGCCTCCGGACCATCCCCGGAACGCTGGAAACAAGCCGAAACGGAGAACGGAAACGTATGCATCCCCTGATGCATACGGATGCATACACGCGCCCCGGAATGCATACGCGGCCCGCATAGGGGATCCCCGCGACCGGGGACGCATACCGTCGCATGCCACCGCACGGACGGTCGGCGACGAGACTTGAAAACCGAAGAGCGGAAAACATGAACGCGCCATTGGGACAGCGGCAGCCCGACGGTCTCCAAAACCGTAGACGGAGGTTCGACCCCTCCATGGCGCGCGAAGCGGCGGATCCCGCCGGGGCGACCGGTCCCGGCGGGATCCGGACGGCGGGCCCGCGCCGGCCCGCGCCGCGGAAACGGCGCGCCCCTCGGACCGGACGACGGCATGCCCGCCTCCCGGTCCGGCCCCATGGCCCGTGACGGGCGCGTGGGGGCCGTCGCCGGACGGCCGGGGGTTTCCGGCATCCGCCCCGGTAGCTCAACCGGTAGAGCGTCCGCCTCGTAAGCGGAAGGTCGCCGGATCGTGTCCGGCCCGGGGCTCGAAGCGGTTCATGGCGTGAACGCCGCCCGCACGCGACGCCGGACTCTTCTCTCCGCGCGTGCGGGAACGATGGCATGCGAGACGGGTTCTTTCTTCTTTTATTCTCCCGTCCGCGACCATGCCAGCGCCATGATCCCGCCCTAATCCCCCCCGCCCAGTGCGGGGACGCATGCCGTCGCATGGCGGATGCACGCCCTTGTAGCTCAGGGGACAGAGCACCGGATTCCGGATCCGGGTGTCGCCCGTTCGAATCGGGTCAGGGGCGCTTCGGGGCCGTCGCCCAGTGGCAGGGCGTCCCGTCCGCAACGGGAAGGTCGCGGGTTCGAACCCCGCCGGCTCCACGACATGCGGCATGCCGCCGCGTGTAAGCGCAGACATTCCGAGGAACGACGTCACGTCAAGACGGCGCGCCCCCGCGATGGGATACGCAGACAGCGGCCTCCCGCCGGCCGCGCGCGAGACGGCGGGGCCGGCCGGCCCGTCCGCGGGCCGGCCCGTGCGGATGTGGTGCAGCGGCAGCACGCCTGCTTCCCAAGCAGGAGACCGCGGGTTCGAACCCCGTCATCCGCTCTATCCGGAAAACCAAAACAATGGATCTGATCCGACAATGGGACTCGCAGCCGTCCTTTCCATGTGGACGCTTCCGGAAAAACATGGACGAACAGCCCCGGCATGGGCACGCAGCGTCAAGGAATAAGGAAACATGCCATCGCCCCGGTAGCTCAGAGGAAGAGCAGGTGCCTTTTAAGCACTGGGTCCGGATATCGTAATTCCGTCGGGGCACGATGCCTGGTAAATCGCCAAGCATAAGCGCACCGATCTATCAACGAATAGGCTGCGGCAGGCTCCCCCCCGGCCGGGCGCGAAACAGGGAGGAAACACACCAGTACGACAAGCCGGGAAGGGTTTATGGCCCGAGCTCCCAAAGATGGCTTGCCGTGCTCGCCTCTGTAGCTTAGCTGGTAGAGCAACAGTTTGAAGCACTGTGGACGCCGGTTCGATTCCGGACGGAGGCACGAAACAATCCATCCGATCAATGGACTGTTTTATGGGAATGGCCGAACAGGCGTATCGGAAACGGGGCGCCAAGGCGCGCATGGCCCGGCAGGGCGGTTTGCGACCGAACATGCGGCACGTCCAGAGGGGATCTGACATGGTCTCGTTTGTCCTCGACGTTGGCGGTAAAATCCAATCCGCCTTCCCGCGTTTCTTCCATCAGCCGCCGATTCCAGGTCGGTGGCAGCCGTGCCGGACGGTTGGAAGGAATCCGGCGGTCGCCCTTGTAGCTCAATTGGACAGAGCGTCTGACCACGGATCAGGAGGTTGCGGGTTCGAATCCCTCATGGGGCACTATCCGTTGAAACCTTTTCGCACTCGCTTTGAAAAGATTTCAACGGGTATTCTTCCGATTGACGTGCCTGGTTTCTTTCTTCTTTTATTGACAGGTACGGCATGTTCCAGCTGCCTTGGAGTCGGACAGCGGAAGAAAAAACGACTCCAAATAATCTTGGATGGCCGGTTTGAAAGCAGATAACCAATGCGAAATTACTCCTTTGGAAAGGGTTGTCGATTTTTCTTGAACCACCCGGCCATCCACCTTGCTCCTGTAGCTCAGTGGAATCAGAGCAGACGGCTTCTACCCGTCCGGTCGTGGGTTCGAATCCCACCGGGAGCACGAGATCCACACGAATACGTCAACCAGTTTGTTCCTTCGTGTGGATCAGTGGAGTAGTGGCAGAGCGGTCGAATGCGACTGTCCCGAAAGCAGCAGGGGCGCAAGCCCCCGGAGGTTCGAATCCTCCCCACTCCGCGAGTCCCGCATGAAAATCGTTCCCATGAGGGACCTATCGAGGTTTGGCCGGTGTGCCCCTGAATCGCAAACACCGGCATGGGATGGTGGGCCGTGCGGCAAAGGCGCAGTCCTGCTAAGACTGTTGGGGCGGAAGCCCCCGGCGAGTTCGACTCTCGCACCATCCGCTAGCCGATCAACAATGTGTTAGGCCACGGGATAGGGCCTGGAATCCAGTCAGCAAAAAAACGGGTTGGATCGGCATGGCGGAACGCGGTCGGGCATACGTGTCCGATGCGTTCGCGCGCATTCCTCCTTGGTGTAACGGCAGCACACGGGTCTTTGGAACCTTTGGTCCTGGTTCGAATCCAGGAGGAGGAGCTTGGCGGCAGCACGTCGAATTGATTTTCCCTCTACACTCGATTCGATGCTTGTTGTACCGGACATACAGGGAATCAGGCGTCACCCAAGCCGCGAAACGACGCCACGCCCTTGTAGCTCAGTGGATAGAGCGTCCGCCTCCGGAGCGGAAGGCCACGAGTCCGATTCTCGTTGAGGGCACGCACGAAACTCCGTCAACCATAATGCACGGATTCTCTCTTCTCTTCTCTCTCACGCCGTCGCGCCTCGTACGGTTCGTGCATTACGAGGCAACGCCCTTGTAGCTCAACGGATAGAGCGCCGGTTTCCTAAACCGGGCGTAGCCGGTCCGACTCCGGCCTTGGGCACTTTGCATTGCTAGCTCAGTCGGTTAGAGCACCCTGCTCATAACGGGGAGGTCGTCGGTTCGATTCCAACGCAATGCACGAGTGCCGTATTTTGACGGTTCCCGCACTCGGTAAAAACGGAACCGTTGGAGTCCCGACCGGCCTCCGTCGTGATAAATCCCCGGTCAGGCAAACGCATGGGTCGTACGATCATGACGCGCAACCATGCGGGGCGTTGGTGTAATGGCAGCACGCCACCCCCTGTGGGTGGAGATCCGGGTTCGAATCCCGTGGCGTCCGCTAGGGAATCCGCTTTCTGATACGGTGTCTGCGGATTCCTGTTTGCGGTGTTAGCACAACGGTCAGTGCTTCAGTCTTCCAAACTGATGATGCGGGTTCGATTCCCGCACACCGCTCGATACGATTCCATGCCCGTTGGGAGTTCCCGGCGGGCAGTCATGACCATGCGGGTCGTGTCCGATGGTCCACGTCTCCGTTTGTTCGGCGGACACGCGGACCATCGCCGGCGCCCATCATCCTATGAGTGGATGATGCGAACAGCTCTCTGTCGGAAGGGTTGGTGCGAATCCGATAAAGCCTATCCGCCCAGTGCGGGAAAGGTTTCCTGGAACGCGGGCGACCGCGTTTCTTGTCAGCCGACCCACAGGCTGTGGGAACGGTCTCGGTGGAGCATGGGCGTCACAGCCCGTGATCCCTGTCATGCCTCATGCCGTGGTACGCGCGTCCACCGCAGGCATGGGTGCAGGGATCCGGCACGAGTGGCCGGATCGATTGTGGACTGTGCGGATATTGCGACCTCGCAAGGGTGGTATCCGCGCATGCTTTCGTAGCCCAACCGGTAGAGGCGACAGTCCAAGGAACTGTCCGGTCCGGGTTCGAATCCCGGCGAAAGCACCAGCGGAAGCAATGGCGTCAACGCCACCCGATCCGGTTCGAACGTCTGCCGGAACGGGAACGATGCCACGGTAGGTTCTCTTCATAACTGGGACCCGTAACCGTTGCAGCGCCCGCTTCCGCTCATATTCTTGCGGAATATGATGTCAACGCCGCCACCCGCCCGCTGCCATATTGGGGCGGAGTGGAACGATGGTCAAGGCGCAGGCCTGCACCTCAGTGGCCTGAACAGAACCGCCTCTCCAGCATCGTATCCGCAACATGGCTTCGTCGTTCAATCGGTCAGGATGCCCCGTTTTTGGGGTGATGCGGGTTCGAATCCCGTCGAAGCACGATGGGCCCGGCGGCCACATGCGAAACGCCGGGTTCCCGAACGGGAGATAGTTTGCGATCGGTGGCATGAGCCGGTCGCGGGACAAGAATTCCTTTGCTCGCATGGCCCATCCGCCGTTCCTCATGCCGGAACGGTTCCGCCCCTCCCGCGCGGGAGGGGCTTTTCCGTTTTCCGGACGCATAGGAGGAGGCATGGAAAGGAAATCGTTGGCATCAGACCCGTTTCAGCCGATAGGCCGATATTGCCGGCAGATCGTGGACGAACTGCGCAAGACCGCGACTCCGGCCGCCCGCGAATGGCCGGCCTGGAGCATCGCCTCATTCGTGTTCGTCATCCTGCCCATGATATTGGCCGCGGGCATGGATCTCGGGTTCGGCGAACTCACGCTCATGGTGTTCGGGTGACGGTAACACATCCCGTGATCCTTGCCATGCTGCTATGGATGCTCATCGCCTCGTCCGCGTTCCTCCTCATGAGCGTATGGACGGACGACCCGGAGCATCGCAGCACCTACCTCCGTTGGGCCGTCGCGTATCTGACGGCCCTGATCGTCATCATCGCCATTTTCTATTACGAAGGAACCCCATGACCGTTCTCGTCATCGTCTTGAAAACCATCGTCGCCGTCCTGAGCGTCCTGCTGTCCCTGCTGATCCTCCTGCACAAGGGCAAGGGCGGGGGTCTGTCCGACATGTTCGGCGGCGGCCTGACCGCCAACGCGGGCACCTCCGGGGTCGCGGAGAGGAACCTCAACCGTTGGACGGTCGGCATCGCGATCCTCTGGGCCGTGCTGATCGTCTCAATCAGCCTCATCGCAAAAACCATCTGACGAAACAGGAAAGACCATGCCAATTGCCATCATCTGCCTGTTTACGGGCTTCATCCTTGGCTTCTTCACCGCAGCCCTATGCCAGGCAGCATCACACTCAGATTCCGACAGAAAGGACAACCATTGAAAAACGACTGGTTCTGCCCCAACTGCGGGCAGCCGATGGAGGCACGACGCCACGTGGACAATCCCACCGGACGCATCACATGGACAATCGGCTGCCTCAACCCGAAACACTTCCACACGCGCGGATACATGAACGCCGCCATCGCCGAAATCCAACTCGAAAAACTCCTCCACCAGTGAACCTCAGCGGAACGGAAGCCGCCGAAACAGCCGAGCAGACAACGGAAACAGGTGGATCGTCGCAGAAGAGGGGGCGACGGTCCTCAAAAAAACGATACAGCGATAGGCCACGATCTTGTTCACGGATTTCCTTTTGTCCGGCGGAATCACCGGAAGCAAGAAGCATCATGGCCGTCGCTCGGCTCCGCAAGGAAAATCAAGCGGAACAACACCCTCCCATGTCCGAGGGCATGGGCCTGCCTTGTCGCATAGCGGCACGCGCATCCGGAGAAAACGAAAGGACATCATCATGATCGCCGTCATATGCCTGTTCGCGGGCTTCATCCTTGGCTTCTTCACCGCATCCCTGTGCATGGCCGCCCGTCGGGGCGATCGCATGCGGCCGGACGGGCGCTGACCGGGGACGCATACGCGGGGCATGGAAACGTGCGATACGGGACGGGGGACGGCCTTGGAAAGCGAATTCGAACACATGGCGAATCTGGTGCTCGTCATACTGTGCGTGGCGGGCGGCATGCTCATGTGGCAGACCCATGGATGGCTCATGGCCGTCTCGTCCGTACTGTTCGCCGGCTGCGGCCTGCTGCTGGCCGTCCACTGGTGCGCGATCCACATGCGCCGCATGGGGGAGGACGGCCGATGATGCGCCCGTCACGACTGTCCGCCTCCTACGCGAGCCTCCTGCCCGCGTTGAACCGTCTCGGCTACCGGGCGGACGTGAGGGAGGCGTCCGTCTACGGTTCGCGTTGCATGGTCGTCGTGTCGGGCGCACCCACCACGCGCGTCCTCAACGACGGCTCATGGAAGCGCGACGACGGCATGAGCGGTCCCGATCCGGCCGGCCTGCTCGCCCTGTACCGCGACGAGCGCGCCCATATGGCCGTGAGGAACCTTGCACGCCATGATTTGAAGGGCGTGGCCCGCGACATCCTCGTCGCCGACGGCATACCCGTCGGCGTGATCCTGGACGCCGCGGAGCATGACGGCGGGCTCGCCGTCTCTTACCGGCGTGTCAAAGGCGTGCCCGAGGACACGGTGATAGACGATTGGATGGCGCGCGCCAAGGCCGCGCCCGCACTGTTGGAGGAGATCGTTTGAACGAGGAGCAGTTGGAACGCCTGGCCGAGGCGCACAGGGCGGGCATGAGCGCCACCGAACTGACGGCGAGGACCGGCCTGCCATGGCGGACGGTCGCCACGGCGATCCGCATGGTCCGTGACAGGACGCGCGGCCCCGTGCCCCGTCTCGAATTCATCGAACCGGCCGTGCGCCGGTGACCGGGAGGGGGCACGGCATGAAAGGGTCCGACTGGAGGGGGCGCGCCGCATGCTCGCGGCTGGAGCCCGACATCTTCTACCCGGTCGGAGACGGGGCGTACGCGCGCGAGATGACCGAGATCGCGAAACAGGCGTGCCTGTCCTGCCCGGTGCGGGCCGAATGCCTCCGCCAGGCGTTGGAGACGGGCGAACAGTACGGGATCTGGGGCGGCATGACCCCGGAGGAACGGCGCGATCTGGCGCGCCGGAACATGCGGCGCCGTCGCATCGACGCCGCCGTCCGGATGCGGGGCCTCGCGCGCTGACCGCGTGGGATCGTCCCGATCCGCACGGCCGCGCCACGGAGACGGTCGGAGCCGACGTGACGCATACCCTTCGCCGACCGGGAATCGTCGTTTCGAATAAGGAGGGGTCCGCATGGGTCTGCATGTTCCGGAGGGATATCATTTCCTCGGCGAATGGGGGCGCGCGTGGCGCGATCCGAAGTCCGGCCTGTGGACGGTCGCCGGCATGCGCGAGGGGTCGGAGGGCCGGGTCGTGCTGTCGGACGGGGAGGCGAGGGCGTTCGCCCGCCTGGTATGCCGGGACGAGCCCGCGACGTTCGCCACGCCGGCCGAAAACGAGACGGCTATGAACGCCAGTGGGGGAGCGGGCGGCGAACAGGCGCGCATCCACGCCGCCGAGGCCCTGCACCGGCTGGGGCGCGTCTGATGTCCGGCTACTGGCTGGGCGTGGCCACCCCGTTCATGATCGTATTGGGAATCCTATTGCTCTGGCTGGCCGGCAGCCTGTTCGCCGCGATCGTCAGCCGGGCGTGGAAGAAGGCGCATTACGGGCTGCTGAAGAAGGGTTGGATCGCCGAGGACTACGACGAGGACTCAAAGGAATGGACCACCCGCCCCGGCGCGGAACGCCTGGCGGCCGCCCTGACCCGGTACGGCGAATACCGGATGCTCCCGTGCTTCGGCTGGATGATCCTCATCGTCCGCGACTACAAGCCAAATGACAAGAAGAAGACCGATGGACGATAGGCGATACGAGGAACTGGCCCGCCGGCTAGCCGATTATCCCGGCCGGTGGATTCCATGGCCGGTCGGCTTCGCCACGCGCGCCGAAGCCGACCGACTGTTCGAACCATTGCGTGACGGCGGTCGCGAGACGTTCAAGGTCGATTCAGCCGCGTTCCGGTGGCGGGTGGACGAGTTCAGGACGATCGTGGACGAGCATGGGCTCGTCTGGATGGAGGTGAGCTGCGCATGGCGAGGAACCGGCAGGCGCATCGATGACGGGGGATGAGGCGAATGACTGATTTCACTGTTTGGATTGATGCGGAAGAGATGTCGGGACAGTCGCTCCCTCTCTGGGCGAGCATACTGATAATCGGAATCGCCCTGACAGGCGCCGTTCTGGTCGTGGTTCCGTGGTTCACGGGAGGGGCGAAGCCGGATCGTTCGTACACCGGGACCACACCGGTATTATCCGGCATCATCTGCATGATAGTGGCCCAATGCCTGTTCCTGATGTTGTCTTGGCTCCCGTCCATGGACGGGGTTTCGCAGGCTCCCGGTTTCGACGCGACGGTGGAGCGCGTGTACGGGATACAGGGGTTGGGGGAGTGCGACACTTTCTTCGGTTCCCGTTCCTGCGATGAACCGTTGCCGGATTCTCGTGGATGGCCATCCGTATCCGATAGACAGACCATCGACGTCCGCTATATCAAGGATGGTCACGTCGTCTACGGCCAGATCATCCTGGACCGGCCTCACGTCACCGTCACCGAAGGGAAGGGCAATGCTCTGAAACCGCAGGTCACGGTACGCGAGGCGTTGAAGGAACAGAGGAATTGATGTCCACTGAGCTATCCACGTTCATCCTGCACCGGGATACGGGCGTCACGGATCCGGAGCGTCCGTTCAAGTCCCAATGCTCGTGCGGCCGCTGGTTCACCGCGTTGGACTGGCATCTGCACGGATGCTGGAGCGGATGCTCGCACGTCCAGTACGACGAGCCTCCAAGCGTCCTCCACGAATATGAGAGGTTCCTCGCATACGACCTGTTAAGCGAGGCATTGGGGCGGGCCGGCGTGCTGGCGCCCATCCGATACGAACACCCATCCCGTATGGGAAGAGGGAGGAGGAACTCATGCGTGGTTTGATGCGATTCATCGGATTGGGCCGCCTGCTGACGGTCGGCGCGATCGCGTTCGCCGTCACCCTGGCCGCGGCGCTGGCGGCGTTCCTTTGCGACCGGCCGGGCTTCGGCGTCCCGAGGCTCCCGTCCGGCCTGCACGCGGTCTGCGCGATATGCGGACCGGTCGCCGCGTTCTCATTGGCGGCCGCCGACGTCCGGGATGACATCCGCCGTCTCGGACGGAGCATCGACGGGGCCGGACGATCGGGGGAAAAGTGAGCGTATTCGACATGACCGGCATTCCCGACGACGGTTCCCTCGAGGATCAGCTGAAGTGGCGCCGGTTCGCGGACAGGGTTGACCGGCTGTTCAAGCCAAGCAGGCGCAAGCGCGCCGAACTGGCGAAGGCCCTGGCCGCCTACGCGAAGGCGGCCAGGGATGCTCGACGGCTCGCCTACGAATTATGGGCCTCGGAGACGGAATGGTTCGAGGGATGCAAGAGGCGGGCGGCCGACGAACAGGACATCGATCTCGAATACGATCCGGAACCCGACACGGATCCGGAACTGGACATGTTCTGGGAGCGGCTGGAGGAGTTCGCGGATTGCGAGGAGACGCTGCTCGAATCCGCGCAAACGGCCGATACGATAATCAGGTTGGTTGCCGGCGGGAATGCCGGATCCGACGGGAGGGGGACCGTCGATGGGCGTCCGTGACGAGGAGCTGAACGGCTGTTACGCGATGCTGTGCGAAGCCTTACGCGCATGGCATCGGATGCAAAAGGACCATCCTCGGGAGACCGCCGCGAAGGTCCTGAAGGACGTATACGGGTACGAGCTCCACCTGAACGGAGGCGGCTGCCCATGGCGCCTCCCCTCCGTCGACCATGAGTGGGCGGCGAACGGGATGCGGGCGCTCGGCCTGCCGGCGGACAGGTTCGAAGACAACGCCATCGTCCTCGCCCGACTGCTTGACGGACAGGCGGGGGACTATGAGCTCGCTTCGGGGCGCATGCCGGAAACACCGGAGATCGTGTATGGTTCCGATGTCGACAGGTTCGTCGTGGTGGAGCAATTCCACAATGCGTTCCGCCGCATCACCGCCGATTGGGACGGTGTCCTGAATCGTAAGACCATGGATTCGAACCTGGAACGGCTGCTGCCATTGGCCGCGCATACGGTGCGGATCGAACGCGAGGGCGGCAGCCCGGACCTGCGCCCCATGCTCGATCTGTGCCGGAAGACGCACAAGCAGTGAACCGCCGCACGAATCGCATCGGGGGAGAACCGGACGGTCCGGAACACGGCTAATCGAAAACCTCGGCCAAGGTGGGCTTCATCATTTTCACCGGCATCACGCCGAAGTCGGTACGCGAGTTCACGAAGATCATCGTCCACCCGCGTCGCGGGGACATCAGCCTCGTCAACCCGGTCGAAAAACGCCACACGACACCCCGGCCAGACCCCACGCACCGGAACGCATACCCTCACGCGAAAGCATCCGACGCGCCCGCCGGGCCGCGCCGGACACGGGACAAGGGAAGGGGAGGCCGCCCATGGGCGACGATCTGGTCAGGGACAAATACACGCACGCCGTGAACTGGGACTACGTCAGCCACGACCCGCAGATCCTACGATTGCGCGAACAGCTGGCACGCGAATACGACGCGGCGAACGGGATCATGATCCCCCTCGACCCCAAGGACACGATGCCCGCGTTCCGCAAGATCGTCAGACTCGTCCTCGACGGGCTCGCCGCCAGGAACCTCGTCGCCCGGCCCGACCTCGCCTACAAGGCCATGTTCCCCTTCCCCGACGCGCCCGGATACGCGGACCTCGTCATCCTCGACGCGGTCACACAGACCCTCGGACGCCATGGGGACGAGGGGGAGCGTTGACCGGCCGGCACACGCGCCCACGCGCCCGCACGGGACGCCGCATCCTCCAATTCGTGTCCGGGCTGAGCCTCACGCTCGCCATCCTGTGCGCGTTCCACGTCGGCTGGGTATGGTGGGGGGACGCGTTCGACGGCATCCACACGCAGCAGACCCTCGCCGTCCGCCACGGCGTCAAGGACGTGGATGCGGGCGACGCGACCCGGATCGCCGAACCCCGGGGCGGCGACCCGCCGGCCGAAACCGAACCCGGCCACGGCGCCGTCATCGGCTGGATGTGGATACCCCGGTTCGGCCACGACTGGAAACGCGCCATCCAGGAAGGCACCGGCACGGACGTGCTCGCCAACCAGGGGATAGGCCACTACGGGCACACGCCCATGCCCGGCGGGAAAGGCAACAGCGCGTACGCGGGACACCGCACGCCCGGCGACCTGGGGGCCGCCGACACATTGCAGCCCGGCGACCCGATCGTCATCCAGACCGCCCGGCACTGGTACGTGTACAAGGTGCAGTCATCCTGGATGACCACGCCCGACGACGTCGCGGTCGTCGCCGACCAGCCCGGTCAGGGGGACACCCGCTCGATCACGCTCACCACCTGCAAATGGTCGCTCGACGAGGCCGACAGCCTGTCCGCGCGCCTCATCATACGAGGCCGCCTCGAATCATGGTCGGACGTGGGGGACGGGATCCCCGCCGAACTCGCCGACGGGACCTCGAGACCCGCCGTCAGGGCGCGCATGGCGGCCAGCCGCGTCATACGCCGCATAAGCGTGCGCATGCCCGTCAGCCGCATCCTCGCCGCCGCCGCGGGCGGCGCCTGGCTCCTGCTCGCCGGCCTCGCATGGCTCATATGGCATGGGGGCAGGCCCCGGAGCGAACCCACATGGAACCCGCTGACCCTCGCCTGGCGCATCCAGACGGGACCCGTCCCATTGCGGATCATCCTCTTCAGCCTGTTCTGGACCATGATCCTGTTCGCCGAATGGGCGTGGCTCAGCCCCTGGCTCGACGCGACGATCCCCCTGTTCTCCACCGGCCCGTCCATGACGGGCGCATAGGCGGCGCGCATGGACGACGAGACGACAACCGTGCGGCCCGTGCGGGTGAGCGGCGGCACGCGACGACGACGGCGCATGCGGCGCGCCGACCCGGACGTGCGCGTCCTGAGACGATGCAGGACCCTCATGCTCGCGATCACGCCCATGTGGTGGATCATGTGGGGCGTGTTCCTCACGTCCGCGCCCATACCCCGGCCCATGGGGATCGGGATCGGGCTCATCGTCCTGACGGCGGGCCTGCTCGCCCCCGCCCCCATCATCCGATACACGCGGGAAGCGGGAAAGAGGCGCGGACGGCCGGTGGGAGCGCCGTTGCAGGCTGGTTCGCCCTAGCTTGCAGGACGGTCCCGCGGCCGTCCGCTCCAAGTCTTGCGCGGTTTCCGCCGCCGCTTGGTTCGCGCTTCGTCGGGGTCCGCCCGCCATCCTGACGGGTGGCGGGGCTTACCGCAGCGTTAGCCCTAGCATCGCCCGTATGGCCGGAATTCCACCGATTTCCGGCCATACGGGCGCGTATGCGTCACGGACGGGGACGCATACGCGGTTCTGGAACACAGGCCCGCGCATCGTGCGCGGGACGGAAAGGAACCAACCCATGACAGGCATCGAACCATACGACTGGTCGGAGATGACGCCCGACATGCTGCTCGCCCACATGGCCGGACTGGCCATCCTCCAGAAGAAGATCACGAAGGCGCTGGACGGGGCGAAACGCCAGTATCTTCGCACGCATGACGCGGACAGTCCGAGGGAGAACGCGGTGTTCGCCGGCCTCGACGCGGCCACCGTGCTCGTGAAAAGGGACGGGGAAGGCTCCTACAAGGTGGACGATCCGCTCGCCTACGCGGACTTCCTCAGCCACTATGGACTGGACTGCGAGGGGCAGCCGGCCGTCATCACCGTCAACTACCCGACCCCGAACGCCATGGGCGAACGTTTCCTCGAACGTCTCATCCGCGAACACGGGGGAGAGATACCGGACGGCGTGAAATACCAGCCGGGCCGGTCCGGCGGCGTGACCGTCACCCTCGGCAAGGGGATCGCCGAACATGCGTTCGACTCGGCGGAACTGTCGCGCCTCGCCATCGAAGCCGCCGTCTGAACAGGCGCATAGCAACCCGGCAAACGAAAGGAAAACCATTCCATGCCACGCAGGAACCTTGAGAAAAACCAGCCCCGCCCGATGAAGGCCGACGCCATGTTCAGCCGCAAATGCTCCCGCACCCGCTACGCGACCCCCGTGGACGCCCGGATCGCGCTCGGCCGCCTGCCGGAAGGCAAGACGATCCGCAAATGCCCGGAATGCGGCGGCTTCCACATCGTCGAACCGGGCGTCATCCTCCGCCGTCGCGGCAAGGAGACCAGGTGAGCGCGGTGAACGCGGTCAACGAGCTCGAACGGCGCCTGGCCGCCGACCGTCCGCACGCCGGCCCCGACGAACGGACCGAAGCATTCCACGAGGTGAAACCGGACCGTCCGCCCTCGGTCCGGCCCACGAGCGGACCGAGGGCCACGAAAACGAAGACGCGGCCGCGCGACCCGTGGAGTCCCGTGCCCCGGCCGACCCGCACGGAATGGCGTCGCGCCCTGACGCCCATGATCCTGCAACTGCTGGGCGTGCTCCTGCTCGCCGTCGTCTCGTTCATGGCCGGCCAGGACGCGCTGGGCGTCATCCTCCTGCTCGCCCTGCTCGCATTGGCCGGCTGGCGCGCCGCCACCTGGGACTGGATGCCCGCGGACACCGTGATGCGCGGCGTGGACGCGACCCGGCCGGTCCGCGTCCTGCGCGTCCTCGACCCCGACGCTCCGGAGACGCCCGTCCGGATCGTACACGCGAACCGCCGGTACGCGATCTGGTGGCTGGACGCGGACGCCACGGTCAGGACCGGCATGCTCCTGACCCGTCCCGGCCTCGTGTCCGTCGCCACGTCGGACAGCACGGCGGTCCTGCCGGAAGGGGGCGGGGCGTGAACCGCACCCTGTTCGCCGGCGACCTGCACGCGAAAGGCGACCTGCTGCCTTTCATCTCGAACATGGCAGACCGGGAGCATGCCGACCGGATCGTCCTGCTGGGCGACATATGCGACGACTGGCATGTGTCGAACACGGGCATGATACGGTTCATGGAACGGTTCGCCTCATGGTACCGGGCCGAATCCGGGCGACGGGAGATCGTCCCGCTGCTCGGCAACCATGACGTCCCGTATTTCATGCGACGCGGATCCGCCTCGTTCGCGCGCGTACGCGCCCAGGCGCCGGGCTTCAAACCGGGCGCGCAGCGCCGCGTCCACGAGCTCATGAAGGACATCCCGATGCGGATCGCATGGACGGACGGCACGATCGTCGCCACGCACGCGGGACTCACCCGCCGGTGGGGGATCCGCCGGTTCGGGCACGCCTGGACGGGCATGACCGCCGACCGGATCGCGGCCCGTCTGAACCGTCTGCCGGACCGTCCCGGAAGCCTGGCCGCCCTGTACATGGACGACGACGGACCGTTGTGGGCGCGTCCCGGCCACGGGGACTACGACGGCCGCCTGACCCAGGTGTCCGGCCATCGTTTTGGCGTGAGGGTACACCGTCCTTTTAGGGCGGTGGGGAATCACGCTGGTCTGTTCTGGTTCTCGATATACCGTTTCAGCGTGTCCAACGGCGCACCGCCCGCCGTGCCCGCGTAGTAGCTGGGCGACCAGAGGCGTTGCGCCCTCCAATAGTGTCGGGCGAGTTCGGGGTAGTCGCGTCTCAGGTATCGGCTGGACACTCCCTTGAGGCTGTTGACGAGTCGGCTGAGTTCCACGGTCGGGGGAAACGATACGAGCAGGTGCACGTGGTCGGTTTCGCCGTTGAACTCCTCCAACCGGCAGTCGAACGAGGCGCACACGTCGGAGAATATGCGTTCCAACGCCTTCAGGTGCTCGTCGGTGAACACGTCGTGCCGGTATTTGGTGACGAAGACCAAGTGCGCATGCAAATCGTAGACGCAGTGCCGTCCCTTACGAATATCGTTTGTCTTATCCATGAAGACCAAGTATAATACCAAACATGAGTTCCTACAGGCGATACAACTACCGCGCCTACCCAACGCAAGGGCAGCGCGAGGCATTGTCATGCCTGTACGGCGCATGCCGGTACGCGTACAATTGGACGCTCGACCAGCGGGAGCTTATGCGTCGCCGACATGGGCGAATGCAGTCCTGCACGCAGTTGAGCAACATGTTCACCCTATGGAAGCGAGAACCCGGCATGGAATGGCTTCTGGCCGTATCATCCACGCCTTTACAGCAGTCGATACGCCACGCGGACATGGCCTACCGGAACTTCCTTCGCCTCTACAAGGCGGGCAGGACGCATATTGTGACCAACCGCCGTACCGGGAAGAAGCGTCGCACGGGGCTGCCCCGGTACAAGAGCCGCAGGGACGGGGAGCAGTCGGCCGAGTTCACCAAGTCCGCGCGATTCAAGGTCGGGCATGCGGACGGATGCAAGTGGGCGTTCCTCACGCTCCCGAAAATCGGGCGGGTCAAGCTCCGTTGGACTCGCGAACTGCCGTCCAAGCCGAACACCGTCACCATCATGAGGCATGCGGACGGCTCTTACGAGGCGAGCTTCACCGTGCAAGTCGATGACAAGGCCGACGCGCCCGAGCCGCTGCATGAGGCGTGCGGCATCGACATGGGGCTTGACTCGCTCATGAGCATCGTCTACACGGACGGTTCACGCGAGAAGATACCCCACCCGCGCACCCTGAACCGCAAGACGCGCCGACTGCGCAAACTCGACAAACAACTGGCAAGGGAAACGAAAGGCTCGAACAACCATGCGAAGACACGACTTCTGAAGGCCAAGACCTACGGTCGGATACGGAACCAACGCCGGGACGTGGCGTACAAGCTGGCATCCAAGGTGGCGGGCGAGAACCAAGCCGTCGCCTTGGAGACCCTGAACGTCAAAGGACTTGCCCGCACCTGCATGGCGAAGAGCCTGTTGGATGCGAACTGGACGCGTATCATCGACCGCATCCAACAATTGGGCGTCCAATATGGCAGAACCGTCAAACGCATCGACCGCTGGTATCCCAGCAGCCAAATCTGCTCCCAATGCGGACGCCGCGACGGACGGAAACCGTTGGACATACGCGAATGGGAATGCCCGCAATGCGGCATACGGCTCGACCGTGATTGGAACGCCGCACTGAACATCCTCGACGCCGCGGGACTCGCGGAGTCGCTAAACGCCCGTGGAGGCGACGTAAGACGGAGACTGGCGCAAACCGGTCGCAACGCGGACGCCCGTGAAGCGGGAACCCGCCGAACCGCAAGGCTTCATTAAGCTGACCGGCGTAGGAATCCCCCGTCTTCAGGCGGGGGAGGATGTCAAACGCCCGTCCCGTCGGTCCGCAACGTGGAGGGCGTGTGGCTATGCGACACGTTCAGCACCATGCCGGACGGCACGCCGATCGGCGACCGGGGCATGCTGCTGGCGGACGGGGCCGGCCTGCACGCGATCCCCCCCCGTACGCCCGGTGAGACGCTTCGCCGCGGACGCGTCCCATGCCCGTCCGGGGACGCATGCCACGGGGCATGAACGACAACGATCAGCAGTTCAGGACCATCATCACCGGTCATCTCAAAACACGGCTCATGGACGCCTGGCGGGATTCCACGGACACGTTCGAACGTCTGCCGGACGGCACGTGGGCTCCCGCCCCGTACGACGAAAACATGGCGGACGGGAGCACGCCCGTCGCATGGGAGGACGTCGCCGACCCCATGGACCCGAAGCCGGACCGCACCGGGTGCGCGCTCGTCACGCTCGAGGACGCGGAGGACCATCATCGCGTGCTGCTCGTCAAAGGCGTCACCGTATGCGAGCTGCTGCGCGACTGGACGGGATACGATTATGTCGACTGAGAATATCCGCCCCGAGGGGCTGCCCGGCGGACGGCCGGTCGAATGGGTCGTGCGCCGCACGCCCCGGACGGGGCGGCCATGAACGACGTCCTGACATTGGGTCATACGGGCCGTTACCGGATCGACTGGATCCGCCGGGACGACGGGACCGTCCGCTACCGGGTCACGGGATTCCGGCTTGACGGCGACCCGGAGGAGCCGCCCCGCGTGGACGCCTGCCCCACGCCCGCCGGCGGCATCCGGCTCCGGGCCCGGCGCGGTCCGACGCCGGGCGGGACGGTCACGCCGGACGGTCTCAGACGGGCCGCCGCGTGGATGACGGACGTCGCCGGCGAACTCGACCGGGTGCGCACGCTTCTCGAACTCGACCTGGACAGGAGAAAACCCTGACCGGTTTTTGCGGCGCAAGCCCGGCTCTTCAGAACCGGATCAGCCGTTTTCCAGCCCGATTTGGGCAAGGAACCGTTGTCCGTGAGGTTCGGCGCGCGCCCCGCCGGAACGGCTGCGCCAAGGCGGCGAGCCGATGGATATGGCGTCGGATCTGGTCGCGAACTGAAAAAAAGGCATCCCGATGTGCCGGCGGGGCGACCGCATCCCGGAGGTGAGGCTTTACAATATTGTAAAGTCTCACCTCCGACCTTTACAATATTGTATAGTTTTCCGGCCCGTTTTGTATGCGTGTATGCATCTGTATGCATCCGGGGATGCATACAGAAAAAGCCCGGAAAAAGCCCGAAAACCCTTATAAATAAAGGAAAAAATATAATTCCTTTATCTTGTATGCATTGTATGCATCAATATATGGGGTTTCCTTCCTTTTTCCCGAATCCCCTATAAGGGAATGATGCATACAATGCATACACGCCTCCGGGCCATCCCCGGAACGTTGGAAACAAGCCGAAACGGAAAGAAAAGATGTATGCATCCCCGGATGCATACGGATGCATACACGCGGACCGGAATGCATACACCCGGACCGCGTGTATGGGGACGCATACCCGGGGGCATGGAATACGAGATCCACGCGACCCGGGACGGCGCCTACGGGCCCGTCGACTACACGACCCCATTGCCCGGCGGGCTCACGTTCGCCGGCATGCTCGCCGCCACGCGCGCCGCGGCGGACGCGACGGGACGGCCCGCCACGCTCGTCGACGACGAGGGCGAACCGGTCCTGACCATCGAATCGGACACCGTGTCCGAGGGGCGCGCCCCATGCCCCGTCTGACCACGCGAACCGGCGGGGAGCGGGACATGGACACGGTTTGAATATGACAAAGGTCACAGGCATGAAAGACGGAGCCTACGACGAAAACGAGATGATCATCACCATCTCGCCCGAACGATACAGCATGGGAGTGGCGGCATGAGCAGCAGGAAACTCGTCAGCGTACAGGAAATCACCAACATCGAGCCCATCGAAGGGGCCGATCGCATCGAAGTCGCCCGCATATTGGGGTGGCGTGTGGTCGTCGGCAAGGACATGCATCTGAAGCCGGGGGACAGGGTCGCCTATTTCGAGACGGACAGTCTCCTGCCAGCCTACGATCCGCGTTACAAGGCGTTCCAAGAGCGCGGTCAGAAGACCATGATCGTCGGTTCCATGGAAATCACCGGCCATGTGCTGCGCACCATGAAACTGCGCGGAGTGTATTCGCAGGGTCTCATCATGCGTTTGGATGAACTCGGATTCCGGTATACGCCCCCTGTCGGCACGGACATCACCGATAAGGCGAATGTACTCAAATACGAGGAGCCCCTGCCGATGGGCGGCTCCCGGATCGGCCGGTTCGACGCGCCCTGCTCCAAGTCGGACGCGCCACGTTTGCAGACGCTCGCCGGCCACTGGGATGAAATCAAGACGTTGAAAGCCGTGCCGACCGTGAAGGTCGATGGCGCCAGCACCACGCTCAGCATGGACGAACGCGGACAAGTCCACGTGTACTCACGCAACTGGGAGCTTGACCCCATGTCCTCGAACATGCGGCTCGCCAAAAGATTCCAGTTGGACAAGATGCTATGGCCCGGCATGGCCGTCCAGTTCGAGCTATGTGGCCCCGGTATCCAATCAAACCGTTTGAAACTGCCGGCCCAACGTCCGTTCGTCTTCGCCGTCTGGAAAGACCATCACAAGATCGACCGCGACCAGTGGCCGACGGGAATGCCGAATCTTGCCGTTCCCGAACTCGACGAAAACGAGTGGGCATTGACGGGGGGCGTGGACGACATGATCGCCAAAGTAGACGGGTTGCGTGGCAACGTCACCAAAGACCGTCTGGACGAGGGCATCGTCTGGCATCTGCGCGAAGACCAGCAGTTGTCCGAAGGATTGGCGAACGAACTGGGAGCCAATCGGTGCTTCAAAATCATCAACAACAAATACCTGACGAAGAACGGACTATAGGCATGGCATACCCGATGTTCCCGCTCGTATCGGCTCCCGCATCCTACATGCCGGTCCCCGTCGACCTGGTGCAGCGCCTCGCCTCGTTCACCCTGGCCCACCCCGGGGAGCCGGGAGGCCTTGCCGCCGACGAGATCAGGCATCTGAACCTGCCCTGCGGCTCCTACGGGTATGAGAGCGAAGCCGTCGATGCCTGGCTCGACGAACTGGCGGAACAGCTTGAAAAGAGGTGACAGCCTTGACCAGGACAATCATGGTGGACATCGACAACACGATCGCCGACTATACGCACGGTCTGCGCGACTACATCCGCGAATGCGGGCATGACATGGACGAATGCCCGTGCCCGGAGCCGACGGCCTACGATTTCACGCTGACCGGCGGATGGCCGTTCAGCGGGGACGCGAAAGCGTTCACGTGGTGGCATACGCGCGCCGTCGCCGACGGCTTGTACTCCAGAGAAGAACCGTATGCGGGAGCCGCCGAAGCCTTGAACCAGCTGCACGATGCGGGCTGGAACGTCATCATGGCGACCAGCCGCGCGGACGACCGGCGCGGCGAAAGCCAACGCTGGCTGCACCGCAACGGCTTCCGGTTCGACGGGTTCTACTGCGGCGACAAGACGCTGCTCACGCCGGACGTGCTCATCGACGACAGGCCCGTCACATTGGAGGCGATGGCCGCGAAGGGCGTGACCGTGATTCACCCGGATCACGCGTACTGCACGGCCGCGCCGGGCCGCGTGTTCCGCCGTTGGGCCGCGGTGCCGCTGATCCTGGGAGGCGTGCGATGAAGCCGGAAATCGAAGTCGAACGCCGCGCCGGCATGATCACGGGCGCCTCCTGCGGGCATGTGGGCCTCACCTGGCTGCCGGGCGACGGCCGACACGGCGTCCGCACGTGGGTGCTGTCCACCGACAGCGGCGGCACGATCCGCCGAATCCGGTTGAGCCCCGGCGAAATCGGCTGCCTGGCGGGCATCCTCCAGACGATCGCGAATGAAGGAGGCCGGGATGACGAACCCGTTGGATGAGAGCGCCGAGGCCGCGACCCGATGGGTCGGGAACACGCCGGACGCCACGCTACGGGCCTGTGGACTCGTGAACGCCTACCAGCTGGGCTGGATGGACGGGGCCATGCGATGCGCGGACAAGGCCGCGTTGAAACGCGTCCGACGGGCGTTGGAACGATACCCGTGGCTGACCAAGGGGCAGCGGGAAGACATCGCGACCATCGCGGTCAGGGCCGCATACGGCATGGCATGGGAGGAGGACGACGATGAATGACGACACCGGGGTCCCGGCGGCGGTGTTCGCCCTGAAACCCGAATGGGCGGACCTCATACTCTCCGGCGCGAAGACGGTCGAAATCCGCCGCGGCCGCATGAACCGGATGATCGGCCGCATGCTCATCTACCGGACCGGCACCGGACTGATCGTCGGCGAGGCACGGGTGAAAGGCATGCACGCCGCCCCGCCGGAGACCATCTGGAGGGGATACGGCACCGAATCCCGCATCCCGAAAAACCTGTTCGACGAGTATGCGAAAGGCGCAGACAGGCTGTACGCATACCGTCTGGAAAACCCCATCCGCTACGGGAAGCCGAAGACTTTGTCCGACATCGGACTGAAACGCGCGCCCCAATCATGGTGCTACCTGCCCGAAACGGGGCCGGCCGGGCCGGAACCTGCAATGGAAGGACTGAATTGATCTACGACATCACACCCATCACCTTCAACCAACTGGATCTGCTGTCAGCCGGACACCCGCAGGGCGGATTTCAGCAGACCGGGCACATGGCTCATCTTGCCGAACCGGACGTGGACGCCACGGATCTGATCGGCGTGACCCGCAACGGCGTTCTATCGGCCGGCTGCCTGATCGCGTGGACGCGAGGCCGGCTTGGCCTGGAAGGCAGCATCTGGCTCGGCCCGTTATGCGCGCTCGATGATCCGAAACTCCTCGAACACATGACCCGTGGAATTCGTCTCGCCGCACGCCGCCGTCATGCCGTGTCCGTCACATGCTGGCCGAACATCGAATACCAAAGGCATGACGCGGCCGGGAACCCGATCGGGGCCCCCGACACGATAATCCTCGACGCCTACCGGCCATGCGGCTGGAAGCATCAGGGATTCGACACCGGATACGGGAAAGTCGTCAACCGTTGGAATTGGATCAAGACCTTCGACGGCATCAAGGATGAGAAGACGCTGCTCGCCTCCTATAAGCCGCGCACCCGGTGGAGCGTGAACCGGGCGAGAACATCAGGCGTGCGAGTACGCGAACTCGGTGCGGATGAGCTTGGCACGTTCGTGGACATCGAACGGAAGACCGCAGGACGACGCGGCTTCATGGCCCGCGACGAAGACTACTATCGCCGGTTCAAGGAGACATTCGGAAGCCGAGCCCGTTTCATGCTCGCCGAAATCCATGCCGATGAGCTTCTGGCCGGCCTGACCGCCGAACATGACAGGCTCGCCAATCGGCTGGATTCGCTGAGAACCAGATACGAAGCGCATGCCACGACCCGGCTCAAACGCCAGACCGACGATACGGCCCGCAACCTGACCGCCCTGGAACGTCGCCTCGACGAGGCGCGCGCCTTGACCACACATGGCAGCGTGATCCCAGCCGCCTGCGCCCTGTTCGTGGAACACCGGCGTGAAACCGTGTACCTGACAGCCGGCGCTCTCCCCGAATACCGGGCATACCAGGCTCCCGCCCTGTTGGTCCACGAAGGAATGCTCCGCCTGTGCGTCAACAGCACCCAACCGCGACGCTTCAACATGTACGGCATCACCGGCGTATTCAACGACCCGGATGACGAAGGCCGTGGGGTATTGGAATTCAAACAGGGATTCAACGGGCATGTCGAGGAGCTGGTCGGGGCGTTCATTTTGCCGACCAGCACGATCCGATACAAGCTCAGCGAAGCCGCGCACACAATCAAACTACTGAAGGAAGCCGGTCGATGACGAATCCTCTTGACGAAAGCGCGAAAGCCGCGGCCGACCAGTGGGAGCTGCACCGGTTCACGACCCGGGACAACGGTATGGCGGCGCGCGACATATCACGCATGTTCGGCGGACTGCTGGCCCGCATCGGCGAATACGGGAAAGGAAACACCCTTGGCAAGGCATGACAGCGACGAGCGCGTCATCAACAGGCGCGAGATCAAGAACGCGATAGCCGAATACCTGTACGGCAGCGGCTATCCGATCGACGTGGACCATATGGGCGACTTCCTGTTCGACGACAGGATGGCCGAAACCCCGGAATACGAAATCCGGTTGAAAGGGGAGTGACATGGCGGTGAAAGATCTCGAAACGAGGCAGGTGGCCCGCCGCGAACTGAAGAGCATGCTGGCCGGATACCTGAACGGCAAGGCCGGCCGCATCGACATCAACGCCATGGGTGACTACCTGTTCGACCGCATGGCCCGCGTGCCGGAAGCCGGCTGTTGCCGCCGTTGCGGCGACGACGTCCCCAATCTGATGGACGGACTGTGCGCCTGCTGCATCAACGAACTCGAACACGAAAGGGAGGGGAAGGACTGATGGCGATACGCTTCAGATACGCGCTGCACGTCGAGACCGACCTCATCCACGTATGGCCGTCGAAGGCCGCCAGGACCCATGACATCGGCTTCGAGTCGGACTGTTGGCGCGACGGCTGGCGGCCGCTCCCCTCATGGGAGGCGCGTCCCCTCATAGGAAGCCTGACCGGCGAGACCAGGCATATGGCGTTCATGGTAGGCGTCTGGGCGGGCATGCACCCGGAATGCGTGCACTGCACGGTCCGCCAGTTGGAGCAGGCGCAGGCCGAAGGCCTGGCGACTCCCGACGTCTCGCCGGGCGACGCATACCGTCGGACGCACGCAAAGGGACGGAGGCCCGATGGCAAGAATCGAAAAAACATTCGATGACCGTGACTGGTTCATGATCGAATGCGACGACCCCAACTGCGAACAACGGTTCGACGACAGCCAATGGTATGCGGACGAGGACGATCTGCTGACCGACGCGAAGGACGAAGGCTGGCAAATCCCATACAAGGACGAGCATCCCGAACTGGAACGCGACATGCACTACTGCCCGGCGCACCGGCTGCCCGAATGCACGACCTGCACGAACATCATGATCGATCCGGCCGGCTGGAAGGACGGGCAATGCCCCGAATGCATCAAGGAGGAGATCCCGCATGAACGGTCATGATTTCACGCTCGAACAGAACACCGAAGCGAGGATGATGCTGGCGGTCGCCCGCCGCGGGCTCGCCGCCGCCATCAACGACGCGGAGAACGGGATAGGCCATCTGTCCTGCGACGACCCGCAGACCATGGAACAGGTTCGCGCCCATTGGCGACGCCTGTACGACACGTACATGAACGCGGACGCGCTCCTCTCGGATCTGGAATCCTGCGCACGTCATCTCACGGATGGCGACAAGTGGGAGCCGAACCCGATCGCCGACGGCATGAAACCCATGGAGATGGCCAAAGGATGCGCCTGCTTCATCGCGGAGACCCCGGATGGGGGCCTCATCATCCCGTCGGAGCCGACGCCGGGCGAGAACACGGCGAAACGTCTCGCGAACACGCTGAACGCCCTGACAGGCGATGTTCTCCTGGATGCGACCGGCATCCGCCTGCTCGGCACCCAATTCCTGTTCGCCTACCATAGCCGGCTCGACAGGCCCGTCGATTATGGCGTGAACCTGACCGGCATGCGGTTCCCCGACCGGCTCGGCCTGCTCGACCGGGCGGACCGGCATCCGGGGTTCCTCCCGTTGCGCCCCGTCGTCGCCAACGGGACCGGCGCATTGGAACGGTCGGGACGCGAACTGTGGGCGATCACCGCGCGTACGCTCGGCCGGCTGCCGCACGGACGGTTCTTCGTGGATCTGACCATGTTCGCGGACCGGCCGAAGATACTCGAACGGTTCGCCGTCCGTTACGGGAAATACCTGAAAGACAACCGGACCGCCCTGGACGCGGCCATCATCGACCCGACCGGCCTCGTCGCCCGCCACGTCGCCACCATCAAACCGAAATGGGATTAAGCAATGGGCTATGTTCGAATCATGTGGGTCGGAGCCAATCTTCTCGCACTCATTCCTCTGGCGCCGCTGCTCAGATCGAAAGACCTGAGGTTGGGACGATTGCATGCGGCCATCGCGTTCACGATCATGTTCTCGGAGCTGGTCTCGTGGCTGTTGTTCCTCGGCCTATCCGTTTTGGAAGGATTTTTCTGATGGACTTATCGAATCGCGCCGTAAGACCACCGGCTTCAGTCGTGGGGAGGAAGTCAATTGCCTGAATTGAGGATTGTCGGACCGGCCGAACCTTGCGACGGCCGCGACGGGGAACGGCCGGTGGAATGGGACGGCGGGCACGGCCTGCTCGTCGTCCGCAGGTTGAAGGCCGAACTCAAGGGGATTCGCTGATGCACAGAGGATTCTGCACGGATTGCGGCGCGTACGCGGCCTTGGGCGAAAACGACAGATGCGCCGCCTGCGACGCATGGCGCCACAGGGAGGAGGAAAGGCGGGATCATGTCTGAATGGTGGGACCGTTACCTGTTCGACGATCTGATTGGGTTGGAGGCCGCGGCCGTGACCTCGGACGGCAGCCGGCATATCGGCCCGTTCGTCCGTTTTGGGGATTATCTGACGGTAGACGATACATGCGTCTTCACACGGAAGGACAAGGGCGATGGCGTGCGGCTCATGGAAGAAGTCGACCATGTGCGTCTGCGTCCCGAGGAGCCGTTCTGGCAGGGTCGTTTTCTGGACGAGCTGGAAGGAGTCCGGGTGCGCGTCGAATTCGGGGGACGGCGTGGGGCGTTCGAGGGGCCGCTGGAACCGTTTGACGGCGTATTGGGCATCCGGGCCGGCGGCCGTGGCCTGGAATACGTGTTCGGCGATTCCGGCTACCGGTTCGCCCAACCGGGCTTCGTCAGGGTCAGACCTGTGGAAGACCAGCCGGACGAACCGGTGCCGGCCATCAACGCCTCCCGTCTCATCGAATCCCGGACCCTGCTGCGCGTGGCCCGCCGTCAGCTCGCCGAAACGGAGAATCTACTAACCCAATCATTTTCTCGGCTACCGCGTTTCAGCAAAGAGGATGCCAGCCGAATGGAAGCCCGCCGGCATGATATCGAAAACAAGATGTTTGAGCTGCGCGAACTGATTGGCGAACAATCGTACGATCTGAACTCAATCGAATCGAAAGGACAAACAAGATGAACGATGGAAAAAGGCAAGTCATGGGCGAGTCGAAACCAGACGAGAATCCTATTGCCACCATCTATTACGAGAACGGCACGGAGCTGACCGGAAAGGCCGTCACCCTACAAGATGGAACAGTTGGAGTCAGGATTCCCGGCGAATTCTTCAAGACGGCGCTCCTGCCTGACGGTTCGATGCCTGATGGCGTCAAATCGGTGGATATCGGCCCCAAGCATGTGGAGGGCGGTCTCCCGCTGACCGACGACATGGTCTGCATGGCGGTCACGGCCATGCTGCGCGACGCGGTCGGATTGACGTCGGGCGAGGCGTCGGATGCGTATGAGGCATGGCTGAACCGGGCGAAAAGGGCCACAATCGAGCATTGGGTGGACTCCCTGCCCATACGCGAATCCACGCGACTGCATTGCAAGTATCTCGACCGTGACGGAGCCGACTATCCGAAGGAAGAGGGGGACGCATGGCGCTGATCGAGCATGAGGCGCGCGTCGGCCTGCCGCGCATGTGGGAGCATCCGAAACGCACCCGCACCCGGCGGGGAGGCGTCGTGGCGAGCATGGTCGGCGGATATACGGCGATACTGCTCATCCGCCAGCCGAACGGCGTGGAGAACAGCATCCGGAGACAATGCTCGACCCTGAACGAGGCCGAAACATGGCTGGACGAGCAGATGGGAGAAGACGAATGAGCGGCCATGAGAAACCGGATGCGCCCGGACTGTGGAAGGCCGCACATGGCGGATACGGCGTGATGTTCCACGATGACGGCGAACCCGCCATGCTCCTGTTCGGCCCGGGCGCGAAGGTTCGTGCTTTGGATGCCATCGGCCCGTATACGAGGCTCCAGCCCGGAGTTCCGGTCGGCTCCGCGCCGGTCCCGAATCTTCCCGGACTGTGGATGGACAAGGACGGGAGCCTGTACTTCCTGTCCGGCGGACGACGGGTATGGAGAATCCGGGACGACCATGACTGGATGGCAGAAGAACTCGGAAACGACCCCTGGGAATTGTCCAAACATGGCCCGTACGCCCGGTATTCGCTCCAAGCCGTCGAAGAGGTCCCGTGGAAGCCGGCCTCCGACGATTCCACTCCGATTCATGAGGGGAGCCGCACCGTGCATCTCCCGGATGTCCGATCGTTCGGACGCATGGAACAGGACAAGTGGCTTGCCGTGAAGAACCTTGAGGAGAGCGCCGAACTGGTGGAGGCCTGCAAACAATACCTGAAAGCCAGCGACCCGACAGACCCGAGCGGCATCGACGGCCAGTTCATCGGCATCGTGAACTGTCTGAACATTCATGGCGCGGCCGTGGGCGACGAACCCGATATCGACCTGGACAAGGCGCAGGCCGACTGGCATGACCACGTGCGCGACCAGCGTCGTCAGGCCATGCTCGACGAGCTGGCCGACGTGTTGCAGACGGTCGGCAACCTGATCACCGCGTTCGGCATCACGGATGAGGAGGTCGAACGGGCGATGGACGACTGTCTGGAACGAAACAGGCGGAAGGGCAGACTCTGATGGGAACCACGAGAATATGGGATTCCCGCAACAACAGGCGGGCGACGGTCGAACACGAGACGTTGAGACCATGCCCGTTCTGCGGCGGCACTCCACGAATCGACGATGATGTGGACGATACGACGGAACGGTACACGGTGCGATGCGACTGCGGCGGGAACATGCCCGGCCGGCACGTTCCGATCGACCCGTCGTTCCAGACCCGCGTCACCTGCCTGCATTCGGCGGTCGAGAAATGGAACAGGAGAGGACTGGATACCCGAACTGGAAGGAAATAATGGACTCTGAAACATTCGCAGCATACGAATCCGGTTGCACCTGTTGGCGGCTGGTCGACCAGTATGTGGGCTGGGTTGAACAACCAACGGAAATGCTCGGCATCACCATCTTCACAGGGGCGATGCCGGATGGGGAAAGACTGCCCGGCCTGCCCTCCCGATATGAGGCGTTCCGACTGGTCATGAAGGCGTTGGACCGGTACATACTGGGTGATTCCGACCCGTTGCACCTCGATCTGGGTTCTCCTGACAGCATGTATTCGCTCGAATATGCGGGATGCGGCGCGGAAGCCGTGCGCGGCCTACGCGAACGGCATCCGCACGGCGACATGCTGATGCTCAACCAGAACGGGCATCTGCTGACCGATAAGGATTTCGAATGACCGACTGGCTCATCGACATCATCCCCCAGGCGTGCCCGCCCGACGTGATGGACGCGCCGGAAGCGTATCGCGCCGCATGGGGACGATACGTCGGCGAGGCCGTGCCGGGCGACGGTGATCCGGAGGATTGGCGCGAACAGGCGGCGCGCCTGGAGGCCGCGACACGTATCCTCCCGGACCCGCATGTAAGGGTGGCGGGCCGGCCTTACGGGGGGCCGGATCCGATGAAGCTCGCCCATTACGGTGCGGTCATGCTCCGACCGTATATGGATCAGCTGACGTTGCCCGCCTCGAACGTCGACCGGTGGGATCTCATGCCCGCGTTGCGCCCGTTTCTGGGGCGCGACGCGCGATCCGTCGCCTGCGACGGGGACATGATCGATGCGGCGGCGCGGGGCATGCTCGACCGTCATCCCGGTTCGGGCGTGGTCGCCAAGTTCATGCTCAGGGAGAAACGCCTGCCGCTCGCGTTCATCGACCCGGACGGCACGTTCATGCAGACGGACGAGTATGGCGGGAAGCCGGAGCGTATCCCGTTCGCCGCATGGCGGTGGGCCGGCTACGATCTCGCACTGTTCGAGGGCGAGCCGGACGCGGTGCTCGTCCAGCAAAAGGCGCGCATGCGCTACGAATACCGGATGCAGGTGATAGGCGGGGAACCGGTGTGCGGCGCCGCCTGCATCGAACGGTTCACGCCCGCCGACAACCGTGGGAACCGGTATGATCCGCGGATGGAGGAGACGCGCAACAGCGGGCGCATCGAATCGCATCCCGACATCGCACGGTTGTATGAGCAGTTCGCGCACGAGACGGCGCATGCGATACGCGGCGAAGTCGAAGGCCCATACGTGATGGACCTGTATCTGGATGATGCCGGGCGGCCGCATGTGATCGAGCTGAACCCGCAGTCGAACAGCGGCCTGTACGCGCTCGACATGGATGCGTTGCTGACGGCGATCGGGAATAATCCGGCTCAGTTCATGCCCGACCCGAAACGGACGGCGACGCCCGGCTGCCTGGGAGTCAGGGGGGGGGGAGGCGATCTGACGGTTTCCGGGTATCGACGGTCTCCATTCAGTGATAGCCTATGTATACAGAAAAAACGTTTACAAGGGAGAAAGCATGAGGTTGTTGAGCTACGCCATCAGCGGCCTGCGCCTATACGAAAACCATGAATGCAGGATGGATCTGTACGCCATCGACGCCGTAAGGGAACCCGGATACACGCACATGCTCGACGGCGCCGCACGCAACATCAGCATCAACACGGCCATCGGCGTCGCCGGCATCAACGCCTCCGGCAAGACCACCGCGTTGAGGGTCACCGAACTCGCCCTCGCCGTCGCCGGCGGCATGTCGCTGGAATCGTTGAACCCCGACCTGTTCCCTTTGTACGACACCATGGACGACCGGATCGGGGTGCGCGCGCTGTTCGAACAGGACGGTCGCTTCCATCTCATCGACAGCCTGCTCGAGCGGACAGGCGAGGGTCGCACGCCGTTGAGGTTCATCCGTGAGACCCTGAGCATCCACCATGGCAAGCTCAGCAAGAAAATGCTTGCCTCCGCCATGAACGGCACGTTGGATCCGGAACGGTGGACCGTGCTCTCATCCCGCAACGTGGGCAGGCCCGGCGTCCGGGGCGAACTGTCCGCCGACGCGAAACGGTATCTGCCGCCCGACCGGAGTATTTGCGGGGCCTTCGTCAAGGACACCGACATCGCGACCGAACTGCTGCCGGTGTCCCCGACGCTCACCGTCAGCCCGGCCCGCCCCGTCGTGACGCTGTTCGATGCCAGCATCGAACGTCTCGACTACGACAAGGACGGAATCCATCTGAAATTCCGCAATGAGGGCAAGGAGCGGGAGGTCACCCCGAACTCGCTGGTCAACATGGTCTCATCCGGTACCCTGAGAGGCGGCGCACTGGTCGGCCGAGCATTGGAGACACTGCGCGCGGGTGGCTATCTGATTGTGGACGAACTGGAGAACAGCATCAACAAGCAGCTCGTATTCGCCATCATGGACCTGTTCGCCTCCCCGGTCACGAACCCGCATGGGGCCACGCTCCTGTTCTCCACCCACTATCCGGAGCTGCTGGATCATTTCACCCGCAAGGATTCGATATGGTTCGCCGTCCGCGATGGAAAAGGCTTCGCCCTCCGGAATCTGGGCGCATACCTGGGCCGCACCGATTTGAAGAAGAGCGTTTCCTTCTTCGCCAACCGGGTACCCGGTACCGCGCCCTCATACGCGGCCGTCCGCGCCCTCCAGGATTATGCGGAAAGGTACGTGCATGCTTAATGCGGAAGGCCAGTATGTGCTGTTCGTCTGCGAGGGCGTGGCCGAACAGTACATACTCACGACCCTTATCGAACGCGGCGAACTGACCGTGCCGAACGAGCTTATCGTGCCTAATCAGCTGCGAGGCACATGGTATTTCACCCGCAAGGAATCGAAGCGGATGCTCGACCGGTTCCTCAACATGTCATACGGCAAACACCCGCTGCTGATCATACGTATAGTCGACTCGGACTCGGATGTACTGCGCATACCTCGAGGCTACGAGCATGCGGCCGAGGTCGTGAACCTGCGAACCCATCCCGAAATCGAAATGCTGGTCATCATCAACGAGGGCATGTACGGCAAATACACGAACGGCTCCAAACGGCTGAAGCCCTCCGACTATTGCAAAAGAGAACTGGGCATGAAGCAGGTGAAAAGCCGCGCATGGCTGGAACGATACTGGGCCGCGTCCGGCTTCCGCGAGCCTGCGTCTTGCGGTGCTCCTGCCGATTGCCAACACGGAGCACATCTCGTCGAGGATGCGTCCCTTGTCCTTCTTCGATGCCTTCATGTACTCATCCCTGAATCTCAGGGTGACCTGTCGCTTCGTCGCCATGCTGATCCTGTCTTCCATAAGACAAGCCAAACAGGACCGGTACCGTTCGCGCTCATTCCCGATGAGGCACCACTATGCACTACGCGCTCAAAAAACGTGAGGCACGTCGCCCACGCCGTGAAGAGCCGTGTCCGCACTATAATGTTAGATAGACGGGTTTACCGTGTTGCGATGCAGGCGAAAGGAGGCCGATGATGTGCGGAGCGTTGGATGTGGCGGACTACATCCTTCAGGAGAAAGGACGTCTGACAGCCTTCCAATTGCAGAAACTTCTCTATTACTGCAAGGCATGGAGTCTGGTATGGGGCAACGCCCCGGTGTTCGGCGAGCCGATCGCCGCCTGGGGCGACGGTCCGGTCGTGTACGACGTGTACAAGCGGCACGCGCACCAGTACAGCGTCATCGCCGACGACATCCACGGCGACCGTGACAAGGTGCCGGCCGATTACATGCCCCTGCTCGATGGGGTGCTCTCGTCATACGGGAGAATGGGCGGGGACGATCTTCGGGATCTCACCCACGCCGAGGAACCTTGGAAGGACGCCTACAACGGGAACAACGGGCTCAAGGCGGCGACGATCAGCGACGAAAGCATGCACGACTACTATTCGCGGTTGATGAACTCGGACGAAACGACGCGTCGTAACCATCATGTGCCTCATTTCACGGTCCGCCCGGTCGTGGACATTAACGAAAAGGACTTCGAGTGGCTGACCTCCCAGCTCTGATGCGTCCCGGCAGCATGCGCGTGGCATGGGATCGCATCATCCCCCAGACGAATCTGACCCAGGACGCCATCGAGGGATTCGCCAGCGGCAACCCAGAATTGGATCACTTCTGGCTGGACAAGAGCCTGACCTATTCGAAGATAGGCATGTGCGCCGTGCATGTCGCCATGAAAGGTGAGGACATCGCCGGATTCTACACGATTTCGCCGTCCGTAATCCGAGGCGTCGGTCTGCCGAAAAGCCGTCAGGCGGGCAAACCCACCATGGCGCATCCCTCATGGCTGATAGGCGAGCTCGCCGTCCGCAAGGACCTCAGAGGAAAAAAGGAAAACGGGAGTGTCGGCGCGGCCTTGCTGTGTCATGCGGTCCACATGGCATGCGATCTGAGCGTGATGACCGGAGGCAGACTGGTCATGCTCGACCCTCTGAACGACACGTTGGGCAAATGGTATGAAGACCATGGGTTCCTGCGGCTACCCGACGCGAAGACCATGTTCATGCCGTTGAGGAACGCCAGAAGCTATATGGAACAAATCGGCGAACCGTTCTTCGTGTTCTGATCGTCGAATCCGGTGACGCCGGAACAGCCGGTTTGTTGACGGAAGCCGCAACAAAGGTCCATGCGGCCCGAATTCCCGCCCGTCCGGGCCGCATGGACCTACCATGGGAATCAGCTTGATTCCATCCGTCAACGGCTGTACGCCGTCGAATCCGAACCGTCCGGCACGGTGAAAGGAGGGACACGAATGGGTCGGCCGTTGCTGTTCATCGATTTCGATGGGGTGATCAACCAGTTCCCCGACGACAAGGTCATGCGCCGGCAGGGGAGAACCGGTTGGATGAGACCCGACGATCCGCACCGCGCCGCGTACGCGCCGGACAACTGGTTCAGGCCGGACCGTAGGGAGCGGCTCCTGGTCCGCGACCTGGGACGCCGGTTCGTCATCCGGTGGAACGCGGAGCTCGTGGCCCGATTGGACGCCCTGGATGCGGACAAATGGTGGCTGACCACCTGGCAGCCGGAAACCGGGCGATTGAACCGGGCGTTGGGCGTCGACTGGCCGACCGTCCAATGGTACGATCCCATCACCCGCGACGGGATCCCGACCGGCAAACGCCGCACCATCCTCGACGCGCTGAAACAGGACCGGCCGATCGTGTGGCTGGACGACGAGGAGACCACCTACAATGCGGGGCTCGCCATCCAGACCACGCCGCACGAGGCTCCCGTGCTTGGCGTCGGTCCGGATTCCGCGATCGGGGTCAGCCGTCCCCAGATGGACCTCATCGAGGATTTCATCCACGACCCGCCCGCCGGCCCCGTCGTACGGTTCGAGACGGCCGGCGACGGGCACGAGGGCCATTGGGGGTTCTGACGCATGATCGACCTGTATTCGTTCCAACGGTGGCCTGACATCGTGAAGTCGTTCGGGCATTCCGGCTCGTACACGCCCTCATGGTCGGCCGCACGCCGGCAGGCCATCGCCGACGACGCGGACTGGTGGAACGCGATTTCACCCGCCTACCGGTGGATGATGGGCGAAGTCAACGACCGCAATGACGAGCATTGCGGCTTGTCCCTGTCCGGTAGTGCCAGTGAACGGCTGTAACCGTTCTCCTACCTTTAATTGACGGAACATCATAGGGTGGTTGACTGCACCCTTACGCCGTCAGTCATGCTGGCGGCGTACTGCGAGTTCAAAAGGTCGTAGCCTTTGTGTCGCAGGTTCATAGCGGCTATCCGGTCGTCGTTGGACCGGTATCCGCAGTTGCGGCAGACATACAGGTGGCGTTTCTTGTCACGGTTGGCTTTGCGGATTTTCCCGCATTTCGGGCAGGTCTGGCTTGTGTAGGCCGGGTCAACGAACACGACTTTCTGACCGTTGCGTTTCGCCTTGTATTCGACCATCTGCCGGAATTGGTGGAAACTCCAACTGACCTGAACATACCTGTCCTTGACCCTGACCTGTTCGGTCGCATTGCGGATTCCCGTAAGGTCTTCGAGAACGAACATCGTATCCCTGTCGTAATGGTTGACGAGTGCCTTAGACGCCTGATGGTTCACATCAGTCATCCAACGGTTTTCTCTGTCGCCTATGGTCTTGAGTCGTCTGCGAGCGCTTCGGGTGCCGCGTTTCTGCAACTGTTGACGGAGCCGCTTGTATTTGCCGCGCTTGCTTTTCACCTCCCCTCCATGTTGGAAGACGGTGGTTTCGCCGTCATAACTGGTGGCGAGCATTCGGATGCCCAAATCCACGCCTACGATGGTCTTCGGGCTTGAAGTAGGGTCCGGCACCTGCAAGGCGATGGGGATATTCAGGTACCATTTGCCACGCTTGGATACGAGACGGGCGGTACCGAAACGTGCCGTACGGTATTCGTCCGGTATTCCCTTCCATTGGGCTTTCACTTTGATTCTCCCGTCCATGACGGGAAGGCTGAACATTCCCGTCATGGGCGAATAGGAGTAGTCGCGGTTCCACAGCAGGTCAACACCGGCGGACGAGTACTTTGGTCTGGTGGAATAGTATGCCGTCCTCTTCCTCTTGGGGTTTTCTCCGTTCCGGCGTTCCATGCGCGAGTGAATTGCCTTGTAGGACGCGATGACCCGCCGTATCGAAGATTGGGTCATCTGGGCCAACAGTCCGTATTTGTCGCGTAGCGGGTGATAGACAGCCTCGTTGATTTTCCTCTGGCTGAGGGTGTGGTGTTCTCCAATCCAATCGGATACTTCGTTGCAGCAGGAGGTGTAATTGTCGCATAGGCGGTTGAGGGCTTCGGACTCGTGTTTGTTGGTCGTGAGCTTGACTTTCATGGTCAACGCGAGTTCCACCATATGCTTCACCTCCAATAAAAAACATTATATCATAATGTTAGTGGAAAGGAAAGGCATTCACCCACGACCACAAGGGTCGTGGTACCCTGCCTAAAAAATCATGGAACACAAGGGCATGCCGCGACCGGACCCGGACGCGGCCCCATTGTGGGCGTGGGCCCGCTGGGTCGATTCGAAGGGCCGGGCGCATACGCGTCCCGACCGACGGTATCCCGGCTTCCGCAACCAGTACGACGGGTTGGATCTCCTGCATCTGCAGGTCGATGAGAACCGGGTGCTTTGCACGGATTTCGACCAATACCATTGCGTCATCAACAATTGGCCGTGCGCCCCGTTGGATGCCGGCGCATGGCCGCCTGAGGAGTACGACCGGTGGCTGGACGGGCATTGGGACGATCCGCCCGAAAAGAAACGGCTCCAGTACCGGCGGAACGCGATCGCGGATCCGGAACGGCTGCCGGACCGGTGGATCCAAGCCTGCCTATGGACGATCGCGCCGCATGATGTGGTCGATATCCGACCGGCATGCGGGAAACCGGATACCATTGGGAATCATGGATGATCTGAAGAGCAGGGCGGCCAAGTTCGCCGAATCATGGGCGGGACGCGGCGACGAGAAATCCGAGACCCAACAGTACTGGCGTGACCTGTTGGACAAGGTGCTGCTCATCCCGAACACGAGCGACAGGCAGACGCTCTGGTTCGAACGGCGCACCGCATTGGACGGGTTCATCGACGCGCTCATGATCCAGGCCCGTGTGCTCGTCGAGCAGAAGAGCCTCGGCGTGGATTTGGACAAGCCGGAACCACGTCAGGGAACCATGGTCACCCCGGTGGAACAGGCGAAACGGTATTCCGACAGCCTGCCGCCATCGGAACACCCGTCCGTGCTCATCACCTGCAATTTCGGATTGTTCCGCCTCTACGATCTGGAAGCCGACCCTTTGGCCCGTACGCCGCAATCGGAGTTCACGCTTGCGGAACTGCCGGAGCATATCAACGAGATTGGCCGTCTGTTCGCGCACGAGAACTCCCGTGTCGTCCAACAGGAGAAACTGTCCGTCAAAGCAGGCCAACGGGTCGCCAGACTGCATGATTCCCTGGCGAAATGCTTCGAACATCCCGATGACCCGTCTGAACATGACGCGCTGGCGATGCTGACCGTGCGCCTCGTGTTCTGTCTGTATGCGGAGGACGCGAACCTGTTCAAACCGGACGCGCTCCGCGACTATGTGGCGGCATCCACGCCCGAACGTCTGGGCGAAGACCTGTACGACCTGTTCGAAGCGTTGGACACACCAATCGAGAAGCGGCGTCGTTACCTGCCGGAACCGTTGAAAGCGTTCCCCTACGTGGATGGTGGCCTGTTCGCCGACCAAATCGACGTACCACCTTTAACCGAGGAACTGCGTGACGCTCTGCTGGAAATCAGCGAAGGCTTCGACTGGAGCGGCGTCAGCCCCGTCATCTTCGGTTCCCTCATGGAGGAAACCCTCAGCCATGACGAACGGCGCAAGGGAGGCATGCACTACACGTCCGTCAAGAACATCCACAGGCTCATCGACCCGTTGTTCCTCGACGGTTTGAAAGCCGAACTCGAGGGGGCGGAGGCCAGGCCGGTCGCAGGCGGTTCCCGCACCAACGCGCTCAACAAACTCCACGACAAGATAGCCGACCTCCGGTTCCTCGACCCCGCCTGCGGTTCCGGCAACTTCCTGACCGAAACGTATCTGGAATTGCGCCGCATCGAGAATCGGATCCTCGCCGATTTGGACAAGGACGGACAACTCGCACTCGACCTCGGCGACGACATCAACCCGGTCAAAGTCAGCATCAGCCACTTCCATGGCATCGAAATCAACGGATTCGCATGCGCCGTAGCAAGAACCGCGCTCTGGATCGCGGAACAGCAGGCGTTGGACGACACCGAGTCGACCATCAGCGGCCTGCCCCGACTCCCGTTCACCGATACGGCACACATCCGGCAAGGCAACGCGCTGCGCCTCGACTGGAACGAACTATTACCCGGCGACCACTGCGACTATGTGATGGGCAACCCGCCGTTCATCGGACAATACCTCATGAGCGACAGTCAAAAAGAGGACATGAGGCTTATATGGGACAAAGGCTATGACGGGTATCTCGACTACGCGACAGGCTGGCATCGCAAGGCCAGTGAATACCTGGCCAAACCGGGGGCGGCGTTCGCGTTCGTGTCCACGAACAGCATCAGTCAGGGCCAGCCCGTGCCCAGCCTGTTCCGACCCCTGTTCGACGAGGGATGGCGCATCCGGTTCGCGCACCGCACGTTCGCCTGGGACGCCCAGTCCACCGACAACGCGCACGTGCATGTCGTCATCGTCGGCATGGACAAAACGTCGGAACCGGCGCCGATCCTGTTCGAATACACGGACATTGACGGGGAACCAGCCGCCCGCACCGTGGACAACATCAACGGATACCTGCTCGACGATCCGAACGTGTTCGTGGAGAAAAGAATGAAACCGCTCAGTTCGGAACTGTCTCCGGCCGGACGCGGATCCCAGCCCACGGACGGCGGCAACCTCATCCTCGACAATCGGGAGGAGCACGACCAAGCGATATCCGACCCAATCGCGGCAAAATACGTGAGGCCGTTCCGAGGGTCGCGCGAACTCATCAACGGGATCGAACGCTGGTGCCTGTGGCTTGTCGATGTGGAGCCCGCCGAAATCAGGAACTCCGCATTCCTTCGTCGACGCGTGGATGCCGTCAGGGAGATGAGACTCGCCTCGAAGAAGGCCCCTACCCGTGCGAAGGCCACGACCTCATGGCTGTTCGACGAGAACCACCAGCCTACCGGTCGCTTTCTCTGCCTTCCCAAAGTATTCAGCGGCCGTCGTGAGTACGCCACCTGCCTGTCGTTGGAACCCAATGTAATCGTGAGCGACCTTTGCTATACCAGCCCCGATCCGGACGGACTGGCGTTCGCGGTCATCGAATCGCGTATGTTCATTGTCTGGCAGGCGGCGGTCGGCGGACGACTGAAATCAGACTACCGTTTCAGCAACACGGTGGTTTGGAACAACCTGCCTCTGCCCGCCCTCGACGACGACACCCGCGCCGCATTGATCGAGGCCGGCAGGAACGTGCTGGCGGCGCGAGCGAACCATCCCGGCCAGTCTTTGGCAGACCTGTACGACCCCGACTACATGCCGACCGACCTACGCGCCGCCCACCTGGAGCTGGACAAGATCGCGGACGTGGCGTTCGGCGCGGGGAAATGGCTGAAGGACGATGACGATGCGCGCCTGAAGGTCCTGTTCGACGGGTACGCGCGGCTCACGGGGGAGGCGTCCTGATGCCTTTCGACGGGAACCCGGCCAGGCAGCCGGTCTTCACGCCGCCGTCATCTGGCGCGTGCCGGAATAAGGCATTCGACGTTATGATGGTTCGAGCAGCCTGATTCGCAATCCTCTGGTTTTCGGGACGCATGCTTTTTCCGGAAAGGAGCGGAAGAGAAATGGATTACAGCGAATTCGACGCCTTGCCGTCGAAAACCGATGAGATCTCCATCAGCGAAGAACCATCGCATGACGGCATTCGCGACATGCCCTCATTGGAAAAGGCGGGCGAGATTATTTCCGCACGAATCACGGAAATCGGCCGAACCCCGTCAGAAATCGCGGACAGAAGCGGCGTCTCCGAAAGCATCGTGACCGATATGGCGGAACGCGGGATCGTACCGTTGGAAGCGGCCCTGCGTGTGTTCGCCACACTCGGCGTCAAACCCTATAGGGTTCCGCCCGAATATCTGGAGGCATGATGCGAGGAGAACGACTGCATGTCTGGGCCGACGGAAACCATGTGGGGGAATTCATACGAACCTCCGGCGGACGTGTTTCATTCCACTATGATTCCAAGGAAGGCGCGCCGATAAGCCTCAGTCTGCCCAGAACCGGGAAAGCTTCCGGAAAAACGGCGTCGGCCTTTCTCGAAAACCTGCTTCCCGACGATGAGAACGCCCGTCGTAGGATGGCGCTGCGACTCCATCTGGATTCGACGGACATGTTCAAACTTCTTGCGGATGCGGATACAGTAGGCGGACTCGTATTCTCGGACAAGCCCGAACTCCCGCATCATCCCATCGAGGCGAAACCCCTCGACGAGGAGGAAATCGGCAATCAGATAGGATATGTGCGTGCGAACGGATACAACTGGTTCGCACGGGATGATGAGGATGAGTTCTATGAGCGGGATACGCCGAAATGCCGTTTCTCCATCGCCGGAGGCCAGCCCAAGTTCACGCTCGCCCGACGTGCCGGTGTCTGGCTCTGGCCCAACGCGTCCATCCCCTCCACCCATATCATCAAACCTGAAATGAGGGATTGCCCCGGCAGTCACAGGGTGGAGGATGCCACCCTGACGCTCGGGACTCTTTGCGGATTGCCGGTATCCGAGCATGGCGTTCTCACCGCGAATGGGACGGAGGCCTTCATCACCCGACGTTTCGACCGCATCGTGGATGGAAACAACGTGAGACGAATCCATTGCGAGGATCTAGCGCAGGCCATGGGCATGGATCCCGAATCCAAGTATGAAATCGACGCCGCAAGCTGCGTCCGTTTCCTGCATCATTTCGATGCAAGCGATGAAACCGGATACGAGTGGGTTCGCCGGCTTGCCTTCAACGTCTCATCGGGCGATTCGGACTCCCATGGCAAGAACTATTCGATTGTTCTTGCCGAAAACGGGTTCCGTTTCGCGCCGATGTACGACATGACGGTCACCAGAATATGGCCTCATGTGGATCAGGAGATGGCGATGCCCATCAACGGAGTCGAATTCGCGGAACTGCTCACCCCATCCGACTGGGAGGCCTTCGCGGAGGAGGCCGGTTTGGACGGGGAGCGTGTGGCGCATATCGCCCGGACCATGGCGGGAGCCGTTCTCGACCATCTGGATGAGGCATCGGCCGGTTTGCCCGATTCGCTGAGGGAATCCATGCGTAAGGCGGTTTCGAAGGCAAACGAGAACATCCAGCCACTGCACGGAAGGATGCCGAAGCCAAAGGCGAATACGGCATCCTTCGGCGGGGGCGGCGTCTGGGTGAGCCCTCATATCCGAAGCGGATATCCGGTCAGTGGATACTGGCGTAGCCGCTGACCCCGTTTCCCTGATTAGGGGGACGCATACCCAGGGCATGAAACGATTCGACGATTTCATAGCCACCCTGGACGGACCCCAGCTGCTCGCCCTGTTCGAGCACGGGGACGGCGTCATGACGGATCTGGCCGCGAGCGCGAGACTGCGTCCCGAACAGATCGACGTGCTCGTCCGGCTCATGGAGGAGTCGAACCCGTCATGGTCGCCGGACGTCGCCTACCAGCTGATAGCCAACCAGGAGTGCACGCCCGGCCAGATAGAATGGCTGATCGGCTGGTGCGACGACCCCGGCACATGGGACATCGCATGCGGAAAGCATCCGGGCGGCGAGCGCGCGCTCGTCCGGGCGGCCGACGCGTATACGGCGCTCCGCTACGCGCATCACATCGCCCCGGATCTCATGGCCGGGTTCGCGCGGGGCATCGACTCGACCGTATGGAATGCGCGGCAGGCCGCGAACCGGTTGCGCCGCCGACACGATTTCACCGGCGAAGCCGATTCGATCCTCACAGCGAAGGGCCTGTGAAACGGGGACGCATGCGTGGGGGCGATTGAAAAAACACGACGGGAAGGAACCGGCCATGACGCTCGACGAAATCACCCATATCATCACGTCGGAACTCGAATCATCGGATCACGTGGAATGGTCCTACTCCCCGCAGACCGGACGGTTCGCCATCGAAGGTCGGTATGGTTCGATGGAGCTCGCGCCCGTCATGCTCGCCGGTTTCCCGTACGTCGCGTTCGGATCCTCGCACGAGGATCATCCGGGCATTAACGGCATGGTGCCCTTCGCCTACGTGGACGGGAAGACCGCCCGCCTGCACGTCCGCGGCATCATCGCGAACGCGCAAATATGAGAAAGGCATCCGACCATGGACACGTTGACCATCACCGAACTCATCGAGAAGCTCGAAACCATCCGCGGCCGGCATGGTGATTTGCCGGTGTACCGCATCAACGACGACTACGAAATCGGGCTCAAGGCGACAACGCTCACCGACCCCTACGAGAAGGAGCGCGAGACGATCAACGTGCGACACCTTAAAAAAGGCGGTGACATCGTCGTCATCGGCACGGACAAAGACGAAATCGATCGCACGTTGGACATGTTCAAGGACATCGAAGAAAAGAAGGTCTGAACGATGAGGAACACGGTAATCACGACGCCCGGCCGGACACGGATCATCGGCCGGTTCGATCCGCTGATCGACGTGATCTGCGAGCATGCAGGCTGGGATCCCGACCTGTTGAACGATCCGGCCGGCATCCGGCGCATCCAAGAGCTGACAAACGATCCGGCATGGTGCGCGGACAGTCTCAACGCGGGCGACCGGCTGCGCGAATACCTCGCCCGGACCGACCGGGAGACCGTCGTTTTGGACGTGGACGGGATCCTCGCCACGCCGGTGAGGGACGAGTACGCATGCCAATCGCACTACCACGGACCCGAATACGTGGCGGCGCACCGGTAAAGGACAATCCATGAAACCGTTTGACAATCATCTCGAACACCAATTGCTCGACCGGTTCCATTACGATGACCGGCACGACGACGGCTATGGCCCGGATTCGCCGCGAGTAGGCGACAAGGGCTGGGTTATCTGGCAGACCGCGTCCAACGAGGTGGATCGACCGTTCGAGATCATACGCGACGATCCCGCGATCACCGGCACCGGACTGCCCATGCTCCTGATCGGCATGGAGGACGACCACGGCGACGACTGGCGTATCCGCGATGATGACGACAGCCAATATATGAGCCTGCTGGAAGCCGGACTGGACGGCGCGAGCCTGACGCTCATGGATCGCGCGCACGGCATCGCACGATGGCGGTCGGAGCGGGGCGAATCGAAGCCGATCGAACTGACGGCGCCGGACGGGAAGCCGGCGGGCACCGTATACGCCTACCAGTTCGAGCCCGACGAATGGCGGATATACGACATGTACGACGGGAAACCGCTTGACGGCGAACCGGGCGAAACCATCACGGACGCGCTGCGCATGCTCGGATACGAGTTGGAGGCCCCGGAAGCATGAGGCATTTCCCGCGTACGCCGGATTGGCGGCTTCGCGACAGGAACGTCTGCCGGGGGGAGAACGGTCTGGAACGTGATCCCCCATGACAGGAAGACGCCCTGCGGAATCATCGTGAAGAAGGATGATGGCTGGAGCGGCGCGTTCCACGTGAAAGGAGGCGAATGGCGGCCGATCCCCGGGCCGAACCTGTACGGCCTGCGCCGCGAGGCCGCACAGGCCGTGTTCGACCAGTGGGACAAGTGCAGGCCGTTGCGCAGACGGGATTACGAGGATCTGCGCAGCCGGGCCGGCCTGAGTGGCAACCCTTTGGTCCTATACGGCATGCCGGCCGAATGCCACTGGTTCGACCGGCCCATGGGCGAAATGCACGGCCAGACCGCCGACTGGTGGACACGGATCGTCGAATCGGTCGGACTGGACCCGTGCATGCTCCTGTTCGAACGAAATCCGGGACTCAGTAGCCTGCGCATGGACGTGTACGTGCCGGACCGTCTCATCGTCGAGCAGAAGGCGTCCTGGGTGAGCCTCGACGCCGACGACCATCACGGATACGGCGGCGCATTGCCGCAGGTGGATTGCTATAGGAAGGAACTTGAGCATCATGGCGATCAAGTCGACTGGTGCATGACCTGCAACTATCGCGAGGCGCGCGCCTACCGTATCGACCCTGAGGCCGGCCTACTCGCCGAACGGGAACGATGGAGGCTGACGGACACCTGGCAGGCCTTTGATTTCCGCGTGTTCCTGCGACGCATCCTCACGGACGAGGACGAAGCGGAGGCGCGGCTCGAAACCATGCTGATGGAATACGGGCCCGAAGACCGCGACCGGGTCAGGGAATACCTGAACGGACGGAAAGGGGACAATCGTTGAGCGACAAGCATGCCGTCCAGCATCGCCGGCGTACAGACAATTCCGCCGACGGGTTGAAGAACCCGGGCGACGTATGGGACATGGCGGTCGCCAACTCCACGAACATCCACTTCGCCACGTTCCCATTGGAATTGGCGCGCCGCTGCGTGACGGCCGGGGCACCCGAAGACGGGCACGTATTGGACCCGTTCAACGGCTCCGGCACCACCGGGCTGGCCGCATTCGAGCATGGTTACCGGTACACGGGCATCGATTTGAACGAGGATTATCTGGAGTTGTCGAAACGGCGTCTCGCCCAACGTAGCCTGTTCGGAATCGAGGCAACGGCATGAACCCTGCCCCGAACGACTGGGAGCACATGGGCCGCCCCGACATCACGGCGGCTTTAGGCCGCATGCTTGTCAAGGACGTGTTTCATTACCCGGATCCGCGCATCTACTGGGCGAATGAGGTGACGTACGACTACACGCTCGCGCACCCGATCCGCGTGGACTTCATGCGGTTCAAGCCACGCAACACGCTTCCGTCCGGTTTGGAGCAAAGCGAGTTCCTGGCGTATGAGGTGAAAAGCTGCAAGCAGGATTTCGAGTCCGGACATGGGCTGAGCTTCATCGCCGATCTGAATTACGTGGTCGTGCCGCCGTCCCTTGTGGATTACGCGAGGTCGAGCCCGGCCGGCGCATGCGGTGTCGGCATCTACACTCCCGTTGCCGGATACGGGCGTGGTGAAAACCTGAAATGCGTGAAGCCGTCGCGCCGGTTCCCGCGCGAACGTCCCGCATTGGAACTGCTGTTCGGCTTGACCCGGAGTCTGCGCCGCCGGCACGACTTCACCGGCGAAGCGGACATGATCCTCAAGGCGAAGGGCCTGTGATGGGGACGCATGCGTGAGGGGACAGACGGAAAGGAAGACGAAAATGCTCAGCCAAGAAGCCAAAACACTCGAACACACGCCGACCACCGGCATGGAGGTCCACGAGGGCGACATCTTCGTCAGCTCTTGGGGCTACAGCATGACCCTCGTTGACTTCTACCAAGTGACCAAGGTCAGCAAGGCGGGCAAGAGCGTCAACGTCCGCAAACTCGCCAGCAAGGTCGTGTCCGGGAACATCAACTCCCCGCAAGGCGGGTACGTGACCCCGATCAAGGACCGTTTCGAAGGGGAGGAGCTGAGGAACAAGCGACTCAAGGCCGATTACGGCGCGAACCCCCGCCCCATGTTCAAGGTGAACGACTGCGCCAACGCTCATCTGGCTGACGGAATCAACCCGAACGGGTACTACATGAACACTTGGGACTGATTCACACAAACACGAATCCTAAAAAGGAACTGACAAAATGAAAACACGCGACATCCTCAACACCGTCACCCGCATACTGCCGGACTGGCATGTATACAACGACCACCAGTTCGGACAAATCACCGCATTCGACCCCCAAGCGGGATACGAGGTCACCGTCAACCTTCCCGACAGCGACACCATCAGCATCGTCCGCACGCAGTACGAGCTTGTCGAGGATAACACCGTCCTCGATACAGCCGACATGGGCGAGGAACGGGCATTGGACGAACTGGCACGCCTGCTGTCCTCGCCCATGCCGCGCACCGACCGTCTCATGCGGTTGAAAGACAAGTTCGAGAAGACCGCCGAATGGTGCCGGAACACGCTTGGCGACGAACAGGAAGCGAAGGATGTGGAAGACATGGCCGAACACTACATGCATGTGTGCGAAGCCTGCAACAACAAATACTCCGGCCGACATGACCCGGTGTCCGTGTTCGAGGGGTGGCTGCTGGGCGAGGAACTCGGCACCCCGTATGAGACGCGCCGTAACGCCGCATCGCACATGCTGTCCAACGTGCACCGACTGGACAAGGAGTGAACCATGCTGAACATCGAGAAGACGCTGCAATCCGTCCGCGACCTATTGGACAGGCTGGGCAAGGAAGGCGTGGAGTTTACGCTGGTCGAATCGGAATACTCCGACTACGTAGCGGACATTCGCGGCCCTAACAAGGTGTACGTGTTCCTCGACTGCTCGATTCGTCCGAACGGCACCTTCGTCTGGCGGGATTACGACCATCATAAAGGAGTCTGCGACTTCGACGAATTCCGCGTGCGGATAATCACCCTCACAGCGAACAAATACCTCGACAAGGCGAAAGACAAGCGCAAACAGTGGGCGAGCCTGTGCGAAGGTACGGATACGCCAATGCCCGATTCGCTGGCCGTCACCGTATCCGACATGGAGAACAAGGCCAACCGTCTGAAAGCGTTGCTGGAACCCGACGACCCGCCCCTGTTGGACGGGCGGGACATCGCAATCCTGAAAGAGCTTAAACCGTATGGCGTGGTCAAACCGGCGGAGGAATCGCAACGACTACGGGAGCTGGGCGTGCTGGAACGCAGATACTACATCGACCAAGTGTTCGACGCGCTGACCGACAAGGGCGAGAAGGCATTGGAATTCGCGTCGCACGTAGAACGGACGAAAAGGAGACGAACATGAAAACAGCATCTTTCCACACGACCGCCCGCAAGGCGATACTCGCTACACTGCAAACCAACCGCGACGATCTGCGCGTGCACGATACGCGCGAATGGCGCTTTCTTACTGACGAGGAATTCCGACGGCTCGGCCATGCGAAGCCGTCGGACGTGTCGTATGCGGGCGATCTGGACGACTACGGCATGTTCGACGGCACCTGGCGTGCGGCCGTGGATTGCGGCGACGCGTTGCCTCATGCGAGCGAATACAGCATATCCGGCATGCTCATCGCATTCGACGACAAGACCGTATGGGAGACGGTATGCGCCGGACTTGACCTGTTAGGCAAGGAATGAAAAAGAACCATCATGAACGCGAACGAAACCTGCGAAGATTCAATCCACGGCCCGTACGAGCCGGATGACGTGGCTGACCACTGCGGCGGTTGCGGCATACCGTTGTGTGAGGAGCATGCGAGGAAATGCCCCTGTTGCGGGCGCGTCAACTGCACGGACTGCGGCGAGATATGTGAGGCCTGCTGGCGTCTGGTATGCCGTGAGCACGCCAAGTGGAATCCCGAATACGCGCAATACGAATGCCCCGCATGCTACGACCGTTGGGATTGCGGGGAAAGGTAGAGAGGACATCGATGTGATAGGCGAACACTACCTGCATCTCGCCCGCGAATGGGGTTGGAACGACACCGAGGTGCGCGACGCCATGTATGTGGAGACGAAACAGAGAGGATGGTGCAGGGAATGAGCGTCGTCACGCCCGAGATTCGTTTCTTCGCAGACTGTCACTGGTTGATGGCCGACAACATCATTCTGCTCAGAATCACGCCGATGTTACCGTACGAATGGTCGAACCTGAGAAGACTGTTCGACTGCAAATCCACATTCGAAACACGAAGCGGACCGTTCGACTACTGGCGCATTCGCCTTGAATTCGACGGGAACCTGATCCACTGGACGGTTTCCGACGGCTGGTGGCATCCGAAAACAACGACCTTCGACACCGACTATGAGACGACCATGACGGTCCTGTTCGACGTCGGATACGACCAGTGGCGCAAGGACCGCGGCATCATGGACGAGGCCGACAAGGCCGTGAAACGGTTGAACGATTCAGGTATCCCCGCCACGCGCTCTTCGGATCCGGACTATCTGGTGTTCGAGGTCGGCGAAAGCGTGTTCCGTGCGCTATTGCCCGCCGATCCGACGCATGCGGCAAGTCGGCTGATCGAAGCGGTCAGAAATCGCGGGAAGATTCTCGATGGCTACCGGAAGACCGTCGCCGGTCTTGGCAGGGTCGAGGCATTGGAGGCGGATGACGTGTACTGGGATGACCTGTTCTCGAACGGCGACCCGGTCGAAACCGGCGCCGTCATATTCCAAAGCCAAGGTGCGGAAGACCATCCCATCAGTCTGGACCTGCTGATCATGTCAGACGGCACCTGGCAGCCGGACGGCTTCGACTCCGACAGGGAGGGCACGGCGGCCGACGTGCGCGGATACCTGAGCCAATGGACGGGGGACAATCGATGAAGAGCATCACGAAAGCCCAGTACGCCATGCTGTTTTTCGCCGTCGACAGGCTCAAGGAAGACTCGTGGTATACCGGCCCCTATGGTTTCGACGCGTTGAAGGAACGCGGCTTGGTCGATTTCGGGCAGCATGACCGGATCATCACCGACGAGGGCATTGCGTTCGTGAAACGTATGCTTGCCGACCCGGAGAGCATGCCGATGACCGCGAAACGGGCGATAGCCGAATATGATGTGCTGCGCGACGAATATGCGCACCTGTTCGAGCATGATCCGGACATGAGGGTCAGGGTGGCGATGTTCGGCGTCCATGGTCTCGAACCGGTCGAACCGCCGACCGGCATCGACGGGTTCCGAACGGACACCATCTACGATTTCAAGGATCTGGACGTACTATCGGCGACCTTCGCGATCACGCACCTGTACTCCGGGTTCAACCCGAATCATCATGTGATCGTCCGGGCGCATGAATCGTATACGGATCCCCCAGCCCCGGTCATCGACAGCATCAACAACCGCCAGCTACGCCAGTCGGGCGGCACACGATATCTGAAAGTATCCAGAACCGTATTGGACAAGGAGGAGCAATCATGAATGTTGAACGCATCATCGTGGAGACCAATGACGAGACCGGCAACAATCCGGTCGAATATGATTGGGAGTTCGACCCGGACGGCGTGTCCCGCATGACCGGCGAAGGGGACATTTCCTCCGGCGCCGACGATTCCACGGCCATCGTGGATGGGGAGCGTATCGCGTCCGGCGGTGATGTGAAGTGGTTGAGACCGTTGGCCGCCATGCTGGCGGCTCGCATCCCGTTCGTGTCCGGTTCGGTCGAATCGGGGTTGAGCGTGGATATCACGTCATCCGAGTTCCTGGACTGCTGCCGTTCCGTGTGGATCGGCGCGGACATGCATCGTGGATTCGGCCGGTATCTGAACCTGCGGTGGGACGTGGGCCGCCGGGAGTGGGTGGAAGCCGGTTCCGGGTTCGCGTTCGTCGGCGCGGACAGTCAGGTGGCTTTCATGTTGGAGACCGCCATGGCAGGGAATGACGGCATCCGGTTCGACCCTATGGAAGGCGAGGAAGATGCCATCCAGCTGTTCCGGCTCCTGTTGGAGACGGCGAAAAGCGCGGACATCCCGGTCGGCTGGGGGACGTGATGCGGCGCGAGCGTGTTCTCGGATGCCGACCTGGCCGTTTGCGGCCGTCCGCCGGTTGCGGTGCGCCGATGGGGGAGCGGGAGGCTGATCGTCTGCTCGACGACGCGATCGATTCCACGGGCGACCTGGAGGCCTGCCTGCCTGCGGCGATGTTCGACTGGATGATTCACACCCAAAGAGCGTGGATCGTCTAAACCCACAGGAAACTCCTCCCCGCGAGGGGAAGAATCCCCCGACTTCAGTCGGGGGAGGAAGTCAACCGCGAACGCATATCACAGCGGAAAGGGGAGCCGAGACTATGAGTGAAACCAAACAGCCATTGCCGTATGATCCGAAGCTCATCGCCGAACAATGCAACCCGTTGGCCCTGCGGCTCGGCTGTGCGGCCGGCTGCTGGAAAGGCGAGAACTTCGACATGTGCGGCAAACCGCCTGTGGCGATCCGCCGTTGGACGCGCGACGACGGGTACGACGATTGCGAGCTCCTGCCCGAGGAGGGCGTATACGGACCCGCGTGCAAGCTGCATGCCAACCATGATGTCGTCCCATTGTCGGAGGTGTTGAAGGCCGTGGCCGATGCCGGCTGCTGGAAGCATGATCCGTCGCTCATGCCACCGCTATCGGGCGTATTGCCATACGACCCGATGCGCGTCTTCGCCGCATACGACCCGTCCTGGCTGCGTCTAGGATGCACGGCCGGCGTATCCCGCGACGGGGACTACGAATCCTGCGGCAAACCCGTGGTCGCGATCCGCCGTTGGATGCGGACGGACGGCCCCGACTGTGAGGATATGCCCGAAACCGGCTGGTACGGTCCCGTGTGCAAGACGCACGCCAGTCATGACGTGGTGCCGTTGGCCGTCATATTGGATTTGATGATGGAAGGCAGGCGATGATGAACACATACGATTGGTGGGTCGCGAAACTCCGGGCAATCCGCCATTCCAAGCCGCCCGAACCTCCGATGCGCGTCCGCCTGCACGAGGCCGGGCATGCGGTGGTCGGCTATCGGTTCGGATACACGCAACAAGGAATCATGCTGCGGGAGGACGATACCGGAGAGACCAGCCAGCAGCATGCCACCGGTATGGACGATGATATGTCCGTCCGATTGCAGACGGAGACGATCATCTCCATGGCCGGGTTCGCCGTGACCCTGGAATATCCGGAATACCGGACCGACGCGCTCCGCATCGGCGGCGACGTGCAGTCGAAACTGGTGAACGCGGCGATCATCCACCGTATCGACCCGGCGATGGGCTCCACCGACGAGATCATGGACTCATTGTGGGTCAGGGCGCGGCTCGCGGCAAGGAACAACAAGCCCCTGATTCAGGCGGTCGCCGCAAGGCTCGACCATTACGGTTTCTGGACCGGCGAGGATATCCGGCGAATCATCGACGAATACGAAAAGGAGCTGGACCATTGAACATTCTGGAATGGCCGGCCGACCTGACCGATTTCCGGCTGCCGCCCGCATGGGACGGACGGCCCGTCGACTGGCATGGGTGGCGTCCACCCATCGAAGCCCGAGCACTGTTCCCCTGCGAGAACAACGGCTTGCGACGTGATCCGCAACCGTGTTCCGGATGTGGGCACCCGTTCCAGCCATGGTGGGCGCAGGGATTGACGGCCGACGGACGCACCTCCATCACCGTGGAACGCTGCGGGTTCTGCAACACGACCATCGCATTCGAGACCGGGCCGGACGGGACAAGCGAATGGACGTTGGATGATAGCGACTACGGGCCGGAAGGCGGTTTCGACAATCAGGAAGGAAACCGATGATGTTCGGGTTATTTGGGAAAAAGAAGGAAAGGCGACAGAAGGGGGAATCATGAGCCTGGAAACCGTGCGCCGTCTCGCGTGGACGGCGATCATCCTGTTCGTCATGGCGTTGGTGTTCGCGTTCAACCGCGGGCCGATACTCGCGTGGCTGGCCGCGAACCATACGCCGCTGCTCGTCGGAATCCTTCAGGCGCCGTTGTGGCTTGTCGCGTTCCTGCTCATCGTCCTTGAATTGCAGTGCTGGCTGGACATCGTGGAAGTCGACAAGACGCCGTTCGCCATCATCCTGCACGCGCTCGGCATCATGCTGTGCATCGGATGGTGGGCGGCCGGCATCGCACTGTCTCTCCGCCAGCGGGCCGACATCGACGTGTACGGCCTGATGGGCGGCTTTATTCTCACCTGCGTGTTCGCATGGATCATGGACCGGCGTCAAACGACCGGCAAGGAGACTTTCCCGAAGCTGCGCGACCAGATCGCGGCTTTCGTGCTCGACCATGTCGCGTCGGATGGATACCGGGAGGATCGCAGGGAGGATTGACGGCCGTCTAGCCGCGCTGGTTGTAGTCGGCGCACAGATCGTTCATGGCGTGCAGTAGCTTGTACGTGTAGACGAGCGGGCCGATGATGATGAACGCGCCGAGGATGTTCCATAGCCAGAACGTGCCTGCGGTCATGGTGACGGGCAGTCGGCGGGCGGCCTGCTCCACGCCGATGCGGGCGCTCAGCCGGTGTCCCCAGACGAGCCAGCCGATGCCGAACGTGATCCAGCCGACGAGGAAGAACATGAGCAGGTAGTGCATGGTGCGTTTGCCGTCCCGCTTCGTGCAGATCAGGTTCACCGTATCGGTGATCTCGCTCATCTGCCACAGGTCGTAGATGCCGAACGTGATCAGGCCGAGCAGAATGTATTTGGCAAGCCCGCGCCGCGTGTTCAGGCTCGCATGCCGGGCGGGCTCGGCCGCCGGCGTCGATGCCGGCGTGGGTGTGGACGTGACGTTGACGGTGAAGTCGCTCATTGGTTTCTCTGCCTTTCGATTTTTCGTGTTTCCGCGCCCGTGTCGGACGCGCCCGGTTCTATGCCGATCCGGAGGTGCGGATCGCGACGCTCATGGCCGATGATGACGTGACCGCCAAGACGGGCGTCTACTCGTACGTGCCGGGGGGTGAACGCGTCCTGAGCATCCGCAAATTCAGGGAAGCGGACAGGCGCGCCGCATTCGAACGGCAGAACCGCATCTGCCCCGCATGCGGCAAAGCGTTCGCCGATGTCGAGGAGGGGGAGGCCGACCTTGTCATCGCCTGGTCGAAGGGCGGGCGCACCGTGCCCGACAACTGCCGTTGGCTGTGCAAGGCGTGCAACAGGGCCAAAGGCGACGACTGAGCCGTACATCGTCCGGATGGGATGATCGTCCGGTTCGGGACCGGCCCCGTGGCGGCTCGTTTTCGCCGGATGACCGGCCAACGTGGGGGCTTCGGATTTGCATGGAGCCGGGTGGCGCATACCGTTTCCCATGGTTGTTTCGAGACGCGATATGGGGGAGAGGCTGTTGGAAAGGCTTCTCCTGTCGGGCGGCTACGGGCCGGGCGGCATGCCGGTCAGGGTGGTCGGCTGGGATGATGCGAGCCTGAACGGCATGCCGGTGACGGTCGTCTATTACGAGACCCGGGATGGGGGAGGCAACGTGCGCACCTATCCGGGCGACAGCCGTCGGCTCGCCTACGTGGATGCGCGTCCCCGCGCGCTCATGCCCGGCGCGCGCCTGCATGGCGGGAACGCATACGTGGAGCCATGAGTCTTATGCAATGGGACGGGGGCCGCATCCGTCTGATGCCGGGCGACTGCCGCGACCTCATCGCCATGCTGCCGGACGACAGTGTGGATGCGGTGGTCACGGACCCGCCGTACGAGATCGGTTTCATGAACCGTGCGTTCGATTCGACGGGCGTCGCGTTCGACGTGGATCTGTGGCGGGATGTCCTGCGCGTTCTGAAGCCGGGAGGGCATGTGGCCGCGTTCGCCGCGAGCCGCACCTATCATCGGCTCGCCTGCGCGATCGAGGATGCGGGCTTCGAAATCCGCGACCAGATCGACTGGGTGTACGCGTCCGGCATGCCGCACGGGTCGGATGCGAGCCTGCTCGTGGACAGGGAGCTGGGCGCGGAACGGACCAAGGTGGTCGGGCATGGTTCCGCGGGCGTCGGATATTCGGACGTGAAAGGCTGGGGAAGCAGCACGGCGAACGGCGGGAAGGCGAAATCCGAATGGGATGTGCTCGCGCCCGCCACCGAACAGGCGGAGCGATGGTCCGGCTGGTACAGTCAGCTGAAGCCCGCGCACGAACCCATCTGCCTCGCACGCAAGCCCCTGGACGGGAATCTCGCCCGCAATCTGCTCGAATACGGGACGGGCGCGTTGCATGTCGACGCATGCCGCGTCCCGTTCCGCAACATGGCGGACGAGGCGGAGTCGAAGGGCAAGAACCGGCATGGACGGTTCGGCTCCGGGCCGCGCGACAACCATGTATACGGTGCGGACAAGGCGGATCGCGCCGACTACACGGCCGAAGCCCGTTTCGCGCCGAACATGCTGTTCGACCGATCCGCGGCCAGGGAACTCGACCGGCAGTCCGGCGTCACGGTCAGTCGAAAAGGCAAGCCACGCGCGAGCGCGAAACCCGGTGACGGCTGGGGCATGACCCATACGGGTGCGGAATACGATGATGCCGGCGGCGCGTCCCGCTTCTACCCGGTGTTCCGGTATTGTCCGAAGGCGGGACCGGGGGAGAGGCCGACCGTGGACGGGATCCGCCATCCGACGGTGAAACCGGTGGAACTGATGCGCTGGCTGGTGCGTCTGGTCACGCCGCCGGACGGGCTCGTGTTGGAGCCGTTCGCCGGCAGCGGCGCCACGTTGGAGGCGTGCCGGATCGAGGACGTGCGGTGCGTGGCGGCGGAGATGGATCCGGATTACGTGCGGCTCATAGCCCGCCGGATGGCGAGGCCGACGAACCCGGTGCTGTTCTGATATCGCCGGGGACGCATGCATGCCGGCGTCGATGATATCGGGACGATATGAGGGAGCGTTATATCATGGCCGTGCTGCGGGACGATTGGGATTGGGCAAGGTATCTTGGTTCGCTGCGCTGGGATGTGACCGACAAGGACGGCAACCTGATTCCGTTGACGGTGGATGTGAGGAGGGGCTGCGACGCGGTGGAGCGGATCGACCTGATGGTCCATTCCGCGTATGTGAAACCGTTCGACGTGAAGGTTCCCGTCCTGTGCCCGCAGGATGCCTCCGAACTGGACGGCGTCCTGCATGCGCTGCTCGAACGGGTCATGGACGGGTGCGTCGCATCCGGGTACGCGGATCTGAGGGGCGCGGCCGTGTCCACGGGCGACGGGCTCGTCGATCTCGCGGTGATCGACTGATTATCCTTCGATGAGGCGTTCCACGCCGTCGATGGCTCCGGCGAGCATGCCGGCGTCCACGTGCGTGTAGATGGCGTTCGTGGTGCCGATGTCGGCGTGGCCGATGATGGCACGGCGGGCGAGGTCGGAGACGCCGATGCGCGCCATGGCGGTGGCCGCCGTGTGGCGTGCGGAGTGGACGCGCACGCGGGGCAGTCCCACCCGTTCCAACGCTTTTCGCCATGCGTTCTGGAGTGTTTCCTTGCGGATGGGGTTGCCTCGGCCGGAGCGGAACAATGGGGTGTCCGGGTCGATGTCGGGATGGTCGGCCGTATAGGCGGCGAGGTCGGCGGCGAGGTCGGCGGGCAGGGGGATGAGCCGGCGTCCGGATCTGGTCTTGGGTCTGGTGAGCCATGTGCGGCCGTCGAGCCGGCGGGCCTCGAAGCCGGCGGGCATGTCCGTGATGCCGTCGAATTCCTTGAGCTGCCATTCGACGAGCAGGCATGGCAGTCCGTCGGAGCGGACGATCTCGTTGCGCGTGACGCCCAGGGCTTCGCCTTCGCGCAGTGCGGTGATGAACAGGAGCCGCCAGATGATGCTCCATCGCGGGTCGGTTTCGGCGTGGATGAGCATGGCGGCCTGTCCGGGGGTGAGGGTGGCGATTTGGGCGGGCGGCACCCGGTTCTTCTCGACCGCGTCCACGGGGTTGCTGCGGATGATGCCTTCGGCGACGGCGGCCTTGCATGCCTCGGACAGGACGGTGTGGGTCAGGGCGGCCGTGGCGGGGGATTTGCCCTGGATGCCTTTCGCGGGGTTTCCTTCGAGGCAGTGGCGTTCGACGAGGCGTATGTGGGCGGGTTTGAGCCTGTCCATGCGTACGGCGCCGATGACGGGGGTGATGTCGTGTTCGATGCGGAACCGGTATGACCGGGTCGTGTTGGGTGCGCGTCTGGGGGTCACGATCTCGTCGATCCAGCGTCGCATCCATTCGTTCACGGTGGGCGGTTCGTCCACCAGGGTGATGTCCTCCTCGATGCGGCGGGCTTTGGCGCGGGCGTTGTTCAGGGCTTCGGTCCGGGTGTGGCCGGTGGCGCTGGTGCGTCGTCTGGAGCCGTCGGCCGGGTCGGGGGAGAGTTCGACGAACGCCCGGTATCTGCCGTTGCCGAGTTTCGTGATCGCGCCGGCTCCCTTGTCTCGTCTTGTCGCGTGTCTGCCTGTGTCCGCCATGTCGTCGCCTTCCGGGTTCGTCGTGTGATGACAACCCCCGGTATGCGTATCGGCCCGGTCCGGTCGGCGTGGCGCGTATGCCGAACGTGTGCCTATCGTGTGCCTATTCCAGCCGAAAATAGCCGGATATAGCCGTAAACGGGAGTGCCGTCCTTCCATGACGCGCGCACGAAGAACGGCGTTATCCCGCCGTTTTCCGCTGATTTCGGCCACTTCCCGGTTTCTTCCGAAAACCTAATCTGACATAACGTACATTATCGGCTAACTATTCGGGAATCTTAGAAACGGCTTAATTCCAACGGTCTTCATTTCGCACAGGTAACTGTGGATGCCTCTGGGTGGCCCGTTGTGGCTACGCATTTGGCTACGCATTCCACACGATGGGAGACCAATGATGGCAATGGGTGGCGGCGGCTCGACATACAGAAGCGCCGATGGAATCTGGCACGCCGCGATAGACATAGAGCCCGACAGGGCCACCGGGCGCAGGAGGCGGCTCACGGCCCAAGGCAAGACCAAGGCGGTGGCGAACGCGAGGCTCAGGATGAAGCTGGACGCATACGTGCGCAAGGGCTTCACGCCGAACTCGCCGTCGCCGCGCCTCATGGACTGGCTAGAGACTTGGTACCACGAGCGGGCCGAGGCCAACCTGCGTCCGAACAGCAGGCGAAGCTACGAGAACGCCATCGTGCGGCTGAACAAGATAGCCGGCGCGAGGCGCATCAGCTCGCTGGGCCACAAGGACATGGCCGCCATTCAGGACGGCCTGAAGTGCTACAGCCCGAAGACGGCCACGATCACTTGGTCCGTCCTGAAGAACGCGCTTGAGGCCGCGCGTGACGAAAACCTCATACGAACGAATCCGGCCAAGATGGTCCGCCCGGTGTCGGGCAGGCGCAGGCCGATGAAGGTCCTGTCCCCCGCGCAGGCGGCGGAGCTGATAAGGAACGAACCCGACCCGATGTGGCGTCTCAACTGGCTGCTCGCCTTCGCCACCGGACACTGAGGCAGGGCGAACGGCTCGGACTGACGATGGACGAGCTGACGACGCTGAACGGCAGACGCGCCTTGGTGATCGACCACCAGTTGCAGCGAATCCCGGACTCAAGGAAGGCGGACTGGCCTCTGGGCGAGGACGTGACCGATCTGGGCAACGGCTTCTGGCTGTGTCCGCCCAAGACGGACAGCGGCGAGAGAATCGTGGTCTTGGACGATGTGATGTGCGGGGCGCTGGACGAATGGCTCGCCATACGCAGGCAAAAAGGCGTGGACTCCCCCATGCTGTTCGTCACCGGCCGTGGCACGCCCATCGACAGGCGAATCGAGTACTTCCACTGGGACAAGGCGCTGTTGCGAATCGGCATAGTGAACGGCGAGGATGGCGTCAGGCTCAGGCCGCACTCCGCGAGGCACACGGCGGACACGCTCTTCGCCAACGCCGGCGTGCCGGAGAGCGCCCGGCTCGCGCTGATGGGCCACAGCGACGCCGCGATGGACAACGTGTACCTGCACGCGGACACCGAGGCTTTGCTGAAGGCCAGCGAGGGCGCGACCGGTGCGCTGAGGCTGACCGATTAGTCCTTATATATAAAGGACCGGCCCGTAGGTCAACGGGTCGGTCCCTTTTGTGTATCGCCTATCCCCCAGTCACTTCGGCGTCGGCGGGTCAACCGGCAGGTTCGCCACCCACTCGTCCAGATCGGTGCGGCGGATGCGCATGGTCGTGGAGCCCGCGTAGCAGGCGGGCATGTCACCGTTGAGCACGGCGGCCCTCACCACCCTCGCGGGTATGCCGGAGAGCGCCCCGGCCTCGGGCACGGTCAGGGTCAGTTTGTCGCGCAACGGCGGCTCCTCGATATGGCTTGTCATGCCTTAGCCTGTGCAAGCCAAGGCATCCGTCAGAAGTAACCTGTCTCCAGAGCTGACTCTTCAGAGAGGCTGTCGTTGGCTACTTGGTCCAGTATGTGCTGGATGAACCTCTCGAAGATGTCCGTTGCATAGGGGTGGCTTTTGGCGTGCCTTCCCGGTCGTCTCTTCGGTCCTCTGACGGTCCCGCCGACCAACACCCCCAGCAGACCCCACAGCGGCACCAGCCAGTCGGGCAGCCGCTCCACCGGACCGGGGTCGCCGCCCGAAGGCGCATCCGTGCGCTCGCCGGTGACGAGGAGCCTCTGCGTGTTCACCCCGTATGGCGTGCAGGTGTAGAGGGTCACGAGGTCCCGTCCCTTCTCGACGGCGAGCGGCTTCACGTCGTCCGGCCCGTTGACCCTGATGTCCGTCACCTTGTAACGCAGCCGCTCCCCCTGCACGTCGATCTCGAACAGGTCGCCTTTCTTGGCGAGCCCGAGGTTCGTGAACATCAGCCTGTCCGCCAGACCCCGGTGGGCCGCGACGACCGCGTGCGTGGATTCGTCCCCCACCGGCAGCGACGTCCCGTAGAGGTGCCCCGCCGACTTCTCCAGCGTGGCGGCGTCCGTGCCGTGGCGCACCGGCAGGCTGATGTGCAGCCTCGGATAGCGGACCGCCCCCATTGTGCCCCTGCCGTCCGCGTCGAGCAGCCCACGGTACTCCTTTGTCTCCCCCGCTGTACAGGTCCCCGAGAAGGTGTCCGCGACCCCGGTGAACAACCGGTTCCGTGATTTGCAGAACCAGCTTGCCTTGGCTTACGAGGGCAATGACGACGATTGGACGAAGAAGCTCGGTCTTACGACGGACATCGACACCGTGTTCCGCAACGCGCAGAAGGCATATGGCGCGTGGTCGAAGCTCGATCCGGAGGAGCGCACCACCAAGAATCTGATGGATCGGCTGGACTTCGATTTCTTCAAGGTCCTCGACCAGGTGACCGTAGCCCGCAGCCGCAGACACGTCAAACGTGTATTACGACATGAACGCGATCGGCAACTTCCCCGAACGCATGAAGCCCCAGACATACGGCCGAAACTATCCACCCGACCGGAATCAGTTTCCTACGACCAAATCTATGATGAGTTGGAAAAGTTGAAGCTGGCCCTGTACACGCCATCCGAATTCTCCAGCCGTCAAAGACTGCCAAATACTTCGATATGGACGAGATCGAGGGGTTGACCACGCGCGGTCGCGAGACTGGCGTTCGCAAGCTCATGGCCACCAATCTTCTGAAGCGTTTCGAGAGCAGCGTGCACTCCTTCCGCGTCACGTTGAAGCGGGTCTACGGGTACATGGATGACACCGTGAAGGTGATCGACAAATACGAGCAGCATCGGGCCGAGCATAAGAGTTTGGGCATGTTCGACCGTATCGACGCCGACGTGTTCGACGAGGGGTTCGACCTCGACCGGGACGATGCGGAGGAGATCGAGTTCACCACCCAGGGCAAGACCCAGTTCGCTCTCTCGGATATGGACTGGAAGAGCTGGCGCTCCTATATCCAAGCCGACATGCGGGTCATCGAAGGGCTACTCGCCATGATCCGGGACATCGACCCCGAGCATGACGCCAAGCTCCAACGCCTGTACCAAACCATCAGGGACAAGCAGGAGCGTCCGATCAACGAGGGCAACCGTAGGATCCTCGTGTTCACCGCGTTCGCCGATACCGCCGACTATCTGTACGAGCATGTCAGCGAATACGCCCAGCCCCTCGGCCTTGAGACGGCGGAGGTGACCGGCTCCCGGCCCGGACGGTGCACAGTCAAAAAGGTCGGCGGCGACATGGGCGACATCCTCGCCTGTTTCAGCCCCGAATCCAAGGAACGCGGCGTCACCGACCCTGGATTAAGTGATTGCGACATCGACATCCTGATCGCCACGGATTGCATCAGCGAGGGCCAGAACCTTCAGGACTGTGACATGATGGTCAACTACGACATCCACTGGAATCCCGTGCGCATCGTGCAGCGCTTCGGCCGCGTGGACCGCATCGGCTCCACGAACCAGCGCATCCAACTGGTCAACTACTGGCCCGACATGGACCTCGACAAGTACCTTCGTCTCAAGGACCGTGTGGAGGCCCGCATGCGCCTGACGGTCATGACCTCCACGGGCGATGACGACTACATCAACGAGAATGAGCACGGCGACCTTGCCTACCGCGAGAAGCAGCTCAAACAGATGCAGACCGAGATCCCCGACCTGGAGGATGTGGAAGGCGGCATCAGCATCACCGACCTCGGCCTCAACGAATTCCGCATGGACCTGGTCGAATACCACAAGAAGAATCCCGACATCAAGCACGTGCCCACCGGCATCAACGCCATCGTGCAGGGAACGGATCCCGGCATCCTGTTCGTATTGAGGAACGTGAACAACGCCGTCAACATCGGCGGCAAAAACCAGATTCACCCCTACTACCTCGTGTACGTGAGAGACGACGGGCAGGTGGAGTACGGGCATCTGGAGCCCAAGGCGTGCCTCAACCTGATGCGCTCCCTGTGCAAGGGCAGAAGCGAATACGATCCGAAGCTGTGCGCCGCGTACAACAAGGCCACGCGCAACGGCAAGGACATGCGCCACGCCTCCGCAATGCTGGAGGCGGCAGTGGGCAGCATCGTCCAGCAGGACGAGCGGTCGGCGGTGGACAGCCTTTTCGGCAACGGGCTGAGCACCTTCCTCGACCCCGGCGTGCAGGGATTGGACGACTTCGAGCTCGTCTGCTTCCTCGTGGTCCAAGGCAAGGAGGCGTAAACCGTGCCCGCAAGCCTCACCGCAACCATGCTCGGATTGCCCAGCATCACCGCCGTACCCGCCAACAAGGGCCGATTGCCCAAGGAGGCGTTCTACCAAGGGCTCGAAATCACCGTCCGGTTGAAGCGCCAGTTCATCGACGACATCGAATCCCTGACCATGCTCGCCCTGATCCGCTCCAAGGAAACCGGCATCCCCGACGGCAAGCATGTACGCGAAATCAGCGTGATCGAAGTGAAACTCAAAGGCGAGCGACTGCCCGCCGCCGTGCTGGAGCAATTCGCCCGCTTCCGCGACGACATGACCCACCACGCCGTCAAAGTGCTGTACGTCATCCCCGACGGAACCGGCTACAAGACCGCCGTGTTCCGCAATGCCAACGTCAACGAGGGAATCCATGAGGGGCGACTGTACGTCAGCGAGCCACATTCCCTGAACAAGTCCGGGATCCGGATCGCCGGAACCGATCTGGAACAGGTCTGGGACTCCCTGTGCTCGCAAACCGCGCTGAATGACGAAACACCTAAGAATGTCGACCAACGAATCGCCATCCGAGAGAGGATAATGAAACTCAGCGCCGAACAACAACGCCTGAAAACAGCCCACGCCAAGGCCAGACAAATCGGCAGACGCAACGAACTGTGGAATCAGCTTAGGAAAGTTGCGGATGAACTTGACAGGTTGAAAAGGCGTGAAATAAGCGGTGCGCTCAAGAATGGTTGAACACACCGCTTCGTCAGCGATAGAAGGAATCAGCTGATCTTGTAGGTTGTCTTCGGATGCTCCTTGCCGTACTTTGAGGTAACGAAACGCCCCGAAATGGCAGACTTGTAGTGTCCTTTGGAAGTCTTAGACCCTTTGGCCATCGCAATCACCTCCTCTCAGTCAACAGTGTATGATAATTTCTGGTTTAACACAAAAGATGGAGGATTCTAATGGACTTAGTGCAAGCTGATTTCGTTGGTAATGCAAGGGTCTACTCCGATGAAAGTTCCAATCGTGAATTTGAGAGAATTTTCGGTTTTCCCCCTCAGCTAATACGAGATGCGGTTCGAATGGCGCTTCGCAGCTATATGGAGTCGGATGATATCCACACGCAGCTAAGCGGCCCCGGCTCAAATCTGTATCACACGTTAGTGGAGCAGGTGCGCGCTGCGTTGGATGAGAATGATGCTTGGACGGCAAACCGTTCCGTTGACAATCACACCGCGCCTCGCGCTTATCGTCGTGATGGACTTGGTCTTACCTTTGCTCAGGGAACCAATTCCACGGGAAATATTCGTGAGGAACTCCATTTGAAGAAGCGGGTCGGTTCCGTGACGATTGTGGAGTTGCAGAGAGCGGGCGGTACTCAGCAAGTGGAATTGGCCTTTGACGATGTCGAGAAAGAGATACTGGCTCGTCCGCAGACGTTATGGTTTTTGGTATATTGCCGCGATGGCAATACGGTCCATCTTGAAGTGTCGTTGCCATCCGGTGCGACTGATGACGGTAAGATTACTGGGTGGGATAAACGTATCGTGCTTGGCGATGTCAGCATGACCGACGTTGCTGTGGAGGAACGTACCGATGAGCGTGGTGAAGACGGTGAGGTTGGAGTCTCCATTTCAGCACGCTGATGAGGTGCAGCCGACTCTGAGTCCTGATCGTATCCGCTGTGCTCGCGAAACCGCGGGATTGAGCAAGGTCCAACTCGCTGAATCTCTTGGTGTCACCACGCGCACCATAGCCAATTATGAGGAGGATGGTGCTCCCTCTTCCAAAGGATATGCTTTGGCTGAGGTCTTGGGAGTGAGACCGTCGTTCTTCTCGGTGCTGCCCGATGAACCACCCATAGAAGATCTGTCTTCCGAGCAAGTCTGGTTCCGTTCGTTGCGCAAATCGACTGTGAAGCAACGCAAATCCGCAGTGGGGCATGGGCGCAACGCCTTGCTGTTCTTCCGTTGGATTACGGATCATTTCAAACTGCCTGAAGATGATTTGCCGATTGAGGATGGCATCTCGGCGACGCCTGTGGAATGTGCGATGGTGTTGCGTGGTGATTGGGGGTTTGGCGAAAACCCTTTGCCGAGTTTGTTGAGTCTGGCGGAGTCCCATGGCATTCGAGTGTTCAGCATGCCGGATGTGGGCAGAGAAGTGGATGCATTCAGCTTTGTCTTTGACAATGTCCCTTATATCGCAGTCGACATGTCCAAGACTCCCGAACGTAGACGCTTCGATATCGCTCATGAGATAGGCCATCTTGTCATGCACGCCACTTCGCTGACCGAATCGGAGCGAAGGCTCCGTGATGTGGAGAAAGAGGCGCATGAATTCGCTGCGAATCTGCTGATGCCAGAGCGTCGTTTTAAGTCGGTTGTTCCTGCGCATGCTTCGTTGGATCAGATTCTCAGTGCTAAGCGTTATTTTGGGGTTGCGGCTATGGCTGTAGCTTATCGTGCCCATGCTTTAGGCCGTCTCACCGATTGGGAGTATCGCTCAGTGTGCTCGGCACTCAGCGCCCGTGGCTATCGTTCCGGCGAGCCCAAAGGCATCAAGCCTGAAACGTCACAAGTATTCGAATTCATTGTCCGGTCAAACAGAGACAAGGGCATCTCCACGAACACCATTGCCGAAGAGACAGGCCTCTCTTCCAAAGAACTGCATGGATTGTCATTTGGCAATCTCATGGCGGTAACCGGTGGCAATAATTCGGTGTCTGTTGATGGTAATGAATTCGCTCGCCCTCAATTGAAGCTTCATGTCAACAAGCGGATGACAAACTAGCCAAGGAGAACAGCAATGAGCGACATCCAACACATCGGCGGCCGCACGCCCGACCTCACCGAGGAGAACGTGGACAAGCTCGTCGCATTGTTCCCCGACGTGCTCACCGAAGTCACCGACCAGCAGACCGGCAAAGCCGAAAGCGGCGATTACGATGACGATGGCGGTCAGCTAGTTGTCAATCCCGAAAGCAACGGCCGCTTTCATTCCGACTGGTGCTCAATGATTTACCCGCGTTTGCTGCTGGCCAGGGATCTACTCGCCAGTGATGGCGTAATCTTTATTAGCATCGATGAAAATGAGTCTGCGAACCTCAAGAAAATATGCGATGAAGTTTTCGGCAATGAGTGCTTTGTGAACAAAGTTATCTGGAGATCTTCTGATAACAGCAATAACGATGCAAAGCAATTCTCTAATGACTACAACGATATATTAATCTACTCAAAGAAACCTGGTTGGCAGCCTAATCGTCTTCAGGATCCTGAGAAGCGTAGGCATTTTAAAAATCCTGACAACGATCCTCGTGGTGCTTGGTTTGATGGTGATCCTCTTAACTCGCCTAATTATCGGGAAAATCTTCGATATGAAATTGTGGCACCCAATGGCAATATTATTAAGCCTCCGGCAAATGGATGGCGTTGGAGCAAAGAGACTCTTGATCAGAAAATGAAGAGCGGAGAAATATACTTCAACGAGAAGCAAACTAATATCAAAAGGCGTACATATCTCCAGGACAACCCGGAGCAGTTCATCGCCAAGGTGAGCCGGCTTATCATCGAGCAGAAGGCTGCGATGATCGTGGACCACATCAGCTACGACCGGATCCAAGGCGAATACGATTCCACCATCTTCGCAAACGCGGGTGGGCGCGACGAAACCGACGCCATCCGGGTCAGCAAATGCGTGCAGGACTGGGTGTTCCCCGACGGCGACCCCAAAAAGGGCGTGGAAGCGTAATTCACCCGAGGGCTCGAAGCCGCTTCCGAAGTCGCCATCTACGCCAAGCTGCCGCGCGGCTTCCAAATCCCCACCCCGGTCGGCAACTACGCTCCCGACTGGGCCGTCGCCTTCCGCGAGGACAGCGGGTTGAAGCATATCTTCTTCATCGCAGAAACCAAAGGCACTATGAGCAGCCTGAACTGCGCGGCATTGAGGACAGCAAAATCAGATGCGCGGAGCGTCTTTTTAACGAACTGCAACTTGCCGGTGATGTCCATTACGAACAAGCTGACACCTACGAGAAACTTATGGAACGGGTAAGGTCACTTTAATGACAGAATCTAAAACGGAAATAGACAAACACAACGTCGAAGATAAGCGACAATACCTTGCGTTTCTTCAAGGAGCCATAGAACGCATGGCACGTAATTCAGCGTCCTTGAAGCAGTGGATCATTCCTGTGTTGGCATTGTGCTTTGGCGCAGCCATGACCTCGAAGAGCGTATTGCTTGGAGTGGCAGGCATTGCGGCCATCTTTATATTCTGGATGCTGGATGCCTACTATCTGATGCTGGAAAGAAGTTACAGGAAGACCTTTGAAAAAGCGGTTAATGACGAGAAGGACCTCTATGATATGAGGCCCGAAGAGACTGAACGTGGATTCTTGAAGTGGGTATGCTGTCTTAAAGCTGCTGCGACGGCACCGGTGTATGTCGGGCTGCTGCTCCTTGGTGTCATTGTTATAGTCTGCGCGTAGAAAGGAAGTTCATGGCACACAAGACTTTCATCTCATATAAATACAGCGAGTCTCGTTTTTATCGTGATCAGATACTTGATGCTCTGGGAGATGACGCCGTCTTCTATAAGGGAGAAACATCCGATTCGCCCAATCTCACTGACACGACTACTGAGAACATTAAGAATCACCTCAAGCAGATGATTTATGACACTACGGTGACAATCATTGTTCTTTCGCCCAACATGCTTCAGAGCAATTGGATCGATTGGGAAATCAGCTATTCTCTCAAAAACATCTCACGGGATGGTCGTACATCGCACACAGATGGCTTACTTGGGGTTATCCCACCATTCTATGGAAACTACTCGTGGTTTATCTCGGAAATCAACCATCCGGACGGCCATGTAACAGTGAGCTACAACGAAGAGCTGACCTTCCCAATTATGAAGGCAAACAGGGGAAATCAGAAACCTAAAGTGTATGCTTGCCCGGATTGCCAATCCATAGATAAGCTCTCAGGATCCTACCTATCCTATGTGAAGATGGAAGACTTCGTTAATAATCCATCTCGTTATATTGACAATGCTTACGACAAGAGTCTAAACGCTGACAACAATTACGACCTCACAAAACTGCTTTGACTGCGCGACTTGTGAATAAGGGTTCATCGGCGTTATTCTGCTCACGAAGGAACTTTGTTATCGTCGGGTCGGTCAGACACGATTCAGACACGATGACTGCCGCGCCCAGCCGTCGGTGCGGATGCCAACCGTTTTCGCGGTGCTTTGGAAATGGCTTGATTCCAGCCATTTTGGGGTGTTGTGAAAGCTGTCGCATTCCATCGTTTTAGGTTTGGAGCGGTCAAGGGGTCGCGGGTTCAAATCCCGCCGGCCCGACCAGAAAGCCCGGAATTCCAATGAATTCCGGGCTTCTTCATTTCCGGAAACCTCTGATTTTATCGTGTCTAGACACGATTTTTGGGTGTTTCCAGACACGATTCAGACACGATTGAGGCACGACACGCCTCAAATTCCAACGTTTTCAGGCTCTTGCACTGCGGGCTTCCGATAACACCGAAAAAGTGACTTACAATTCCTTCACAGAATCTCAGGTCAATATGCCTCATCGCCGTTCCCCTCGTTCGCGCAGCAGGGGCACGAGCCGACTGAGGCTTACACGCCCGTTCGGGTCGGTCTGGAGCTTGCCTTTGTGGATCCAGCCGCGGATGGTGCTGGCGGGCAGGCGGATGCCGGCCTTGGCGCATTCGCGGCTGGGTTGGGCGGGAGTGCCCGTGACCTCGGTTTCGGCGAGTCGTTCGAGCAGCGCGTCGGCCACGTGCCATCTGCCGATTGTTTTGCTTCAATGTTTGTTCGACAGGTTCGGCAGTGTTTTTCCGTAGTGTGGGCTGATGGTTTTCCCCGGTGTCGTCATCGTTTCCCGGTGATGTGATAGGCATCGGTGCCGCCGCCTGTATATTCCCGAGTTGCCAATCGGTTTTGATTCGGCCGGTTGCCGCCGGCCGGCGCTCGGGAAGGAAAGGAACATGGCGATACCGATGCCCATTGTGCAAGATATCAGGAGACTCGACCGGCAGGGAATGTCGCGCGCGCAGATAGCGCGGCGTCTTCACGTGGATCGCGGGACGGTCGCGAAGTACGCGGATATGGAGGATTGCTCGCCCAAGCCGAAGGCGGATCGCAGGTACGGGTCGAAGATCGACCCGTACGCGCATCTGGTGGACGAGTGGCTGGAGGCCGATCGTCTGCTGCCCAGGAAGCAGCGGCACACGATCAGGCGCGTGCACGACCGTCTGCTGGCGGAGACGGACTACGACGGCGAGTATTCGACCACGATGCGTTACGTGCACCGGTGGCGCGAGGCGAACCGCGGCGTGCCGGATCGCGAGGGGTACGTGCGGCTCGAGTGGGCGGCGGGCAGCATGCAGGTCGATTTCGGCGTGGCCCGGGCCCGGATCGCTGGCGAGATGGCGGACGTGCATTGCCTGGTGGTCTCGTTGCCGTATTCGAACATGCGGTTGTGCGTGGCGTTGCCGGGCGAGAACGCGGAGTGTCTGTGCCATGGCCTGATGCTCGTGTTCGAGCATATCGGGGGTGTTCCTCCCGTGATCGTGATGGACAACGCGACCGGTGCCGGCCGGCGCAACGCGAAGGGCGAGGTCGCGTTGACCGGGGTGTTCTCCGCGTTCGTGGCGCATTACCGGCTCGAGGTCCGGTTCTGCAACCCGTATTCGGGCAACGAGAAGGGCAGCGTGGAGAACGCGGTCGGGTTTTTGCGGCGCAATCTCATGGTGCCGCCCATGCGCGCGGAATCGTACGGGCAGTTGAGCCGTCTCCTGCTGGAGCGGTGCGACGGGCTCGCCAGGGACTCGTATTGCCCGAGGTTGCTGGACGTGCCCGTGGCCGAGGTGTTCGACGAGGAGAGGGCCGCGTTGATGCCGTTGCCGTCCACGGCGTTCGACCCGGTTCGCTGGGAAAGCCGGACGGCCGACAAGTACGGGCGGGTCGACATCGACTCGAACCGGTACCTCGCCGGCCCCGATTCGGCGCGTTCCAAGGTGCTGGCCGCGATCCGGTGGGACACGGTCACGCTCACCTCGCCCGCCACCGGCGAGCTCCTCGCGGAATATCCCAGACAGTACGGACGGTCGCGCAATGTGGAGGATCCCGCGCTCGTGCTTCCCCGGCTCGCGGTCAAACCCCGCGCGTGGCGGGAAAGCTCGATCCGCCCGGACGTGCCCGACGATATACGCGCGTGGCTTGATTCCATGGACGAAAAGACGTTGAGGGAGAGCCTCAAAGCGATCGGGGACGCGTGCCGGGCGGCCGGGTTCGATCCCGCGATGCAGGCGTGCGGCGAGATCCTGCGCTCGAACAGGGACATGGGCCTGCACGCGGACTCGCTCACCCCTATCGCGTTGCGCATGCGCGACGGCGAGTGGGAATACCCCGGCGGGATCGAGGAGCCCGACCGGAGCGGCTACGACCGGTTCATCACCGGCACGGACGACGGAGGGGAAGAACGGTGAGCGTCAGACCCGATCCGGTGATCCCGGAGACCCGACGCAGGCGCGCGTCCACGACCGAGAAAAGCGAACGCATCCTGAAGATGAGCCGCAGCCTGACCCTGACACGCAGCGTGCTCGCCGGCACGCTCGCCGAGGCCACGCCCAACCAGCTCGACTTCATCGAACGATGGTTCACGGCCGAACTCGACTCGCGCGAGCGATCCAAACGCCTGCGCCTGCTCAAACAGGCCGGCTTCCCCGCCGACAAGACCCTCGACGGCTATGACTGGACCAACCTGAAGATGCCCGCCGACTGGGGGCGCGCGCAGCTCGAGAACCTCGACTTCGTCGCCGGATGCGAGGACCTCGTGCTCTACGGGCCCGTCGGCACCGGCAAGAGCCACCTGGCCATCGCGATCGGACGGCTCGCCTGCGAGCGGGGCGTCCCGGTGCGCTTCTTCACCGCGACCGGACTGCTCATGCGTCTGCGCCGCGCCCAGCAGGAGAACCGGCTCGACCGGGAACTCGCGAGCATCGGCAAGGCCCGACTTCTCATCATCGACGAGTTCGGCTACCTGCCCATAGACGAGGAGGGCAGCAGGCTCCTCTTCCAGATCATTTCCGATTCCTACGAGACAAGGAGCATCATCTACACCACCAACATCGAATTCAGCGGATGGGGACGCGTGCTCGGCGACAAGAACATGGCCGCCGCCCTCATCGACCGCACCGTCCACCACGGACGGCTCATCAGATTCGAGGGCCGCTCCTACCGAAGCGAACACGCCCTCATGACCAAATAACCAACACAACGCAGACAGGCAGCGGCCGATACCGCACACCCTGCGGAAAACCCGCTGCCTACACTGCGGAAAAACACCGCTCACAAAGCGGACGCCAACTTGCTAAAACACAGCCGATCTGTTGGCCGCATCCGGTGCATATGCCCATGTGTTGGCCGGGGTCGCCCCATACGCCCGCGCCGCAGGCCGGGCACGCGCCGAACAAGGTCTTCGCCTTGGCCGATTCCAGCGTGCGCCGGATCCGTTCGGCGACCGTGTTGATGTCTTCGGCCCATGAGTGTTTGTGTTCAATAAAAAATTAATGATTTAGTCACGAAAGTTTTTTCGGGTTTAGGCAAAGAGCATGCCGACCATCCACAGGCCTTAACTGGATGGTGCTTCGTATCTCCGCCGGAAAGGGCCGAAAAGGCAAATGACCGGCATGCCCCAGATACAGTCTATCCGCCGTATGGGAAGGAACGGCGAATCCATGGCGTCGATAGCGCGCAAGCAGCACGTGAGCGGTCCCACGGTGCGCAAGTACCTCAGGATGGACGACCTGTCCGAGAAGCCGCCCGTCAGGAAACGACGCGGTTCGGTGGTCGACCCGTACCCGCCCCTGATCGAGCGATGGCTGGCCGAGGACCGCGGCAGCTGGCGCAAGCAGCGTCACACCGCGACCAGGATATGGGAGTGGCTGCGCGACGAGCACGGCGCCGAGGTGTCGTTGTCGACCGTGACCCGTGCCGTGGCCAGGCTCGGACGCGAGTCGGCCGTGGAGCCCGGCGACGCGTTCGTGGACCTGGTGTGGCATCCGGACGAGGCCCGGGCCGATTTCGGCGAGGTCGACGTGCTGTACGGGGGCGCGGTCCAGCGCATGCGCCGTTTCGTGCCGGACTTCCCGTACTCGAACATCGGCCTGGCCCAGCTCATGCCCGGCGAGAACGCGGAATGCGCGTGCCAGGCGCTGCTGGACCTGTTCGAATGGCTCGGCGGCGTGCCCGAACGCATCGTGTTCGACGACGCCGCGGGCGTGGGACGCGGGACCCGCCTGTTCCAGGCGTTCCAGGCGCGCTACGGGTTCGAGAGCTCCCTGTGCTCGCCGTACGCCGGACACGAGAAGGGCGCCGTCGAGGCGAAGGTCGGCATGATCCGCCGCAAGCTGTTCGTGCCCGGACCGGGCGTGTGGAGCCCGGAGAACTTCGACTCCGGGCTCCCGGACAGGTGCCTGGAGCTCGGCGGGAAGCCCCGCCACGCCAAGGACGAGGAGGAGGCGGTCCTGTTCGCGGAGGGCCGCAAGGCCCTGCTGCCCCTGCCGTCCAAACGCTTCGACGTGGTCACGTGGAAACGCATGAGGGCCGACAAGCACGGCGTGGTCACGCTTGACGGCAGGCACCGCTGCTCCACGGACGCGTCCCACGCGCGCCGCGACGTGCTCGTCGGCCTGCGCGCCCTCGAGATCGAGATCCTCGACGTGGAGGGAACCCATCCGGCCGTCCGTCCAAGGGCGTACGGCCAGGCCGGCACCAGCAGCGAGGACCCCTCCATGCGGTTGGCGATGCCGTGCGACAGGCCGAACGCGTGGCCCAACGGCCTCGTGCGCGAGATGCTGCCCGATCCGCTGCGAGAATGGCTCGACCGGCAGGACGAGGGGGAACGGCGCGGTGCGCTGCGGACCCTCAGACGCGTGGACCGGGAATCCGGCTGGGCCGACGCGGTCGGGGCGATGCCCACGACCCTCGAATCGACCGGTGGGGCCGGCGGCGACCGGCGTCGCGCTTCTCGCGGCTAGGCTCGCGGAGGGCGTGGACCGCGTCGAATACGACGACGGCAGGCCCGGCTTGGGCGAATACGACATCGCGTTCGCCACCAAGGACGAGGAAGGAGCGGAATGATGGCCGCGAGGAACGACGACGGGCTCTACGCGAAGGCTAGGAGCCTGTTCATATCCAAAGCCACTATGGACGATCTCACGGGCCGGGCCACGCCCCGGCAGACCGATGCGGCGTCCAGGCCGTTCGACACGGAACCGGCCAACGGGGAACGCTCGAAACGCGAACGGCTCCTGCGCCGCGCCAGGTTCCCCGTCGTCAAAAGCCTGGACGGCTACGACTTCTCGAACGTGAGGCTCCCGGACGGGTACGCGCTCGACGGTCTGCTGGACCTGGACTTCGTGCCCTGCGCGCAGGACCTGGTGTTCTACGACAAGACCGGCAGGGGCAAGACCTACCTCGCGATCGGCCTGGGCATGAGGGCCGTGGAACGGGGCCTGAACGTGCGGTTCCACCAGACCGCGGAGCTCGTGCTCCAGCTCGGCAAGGCCAAACGAGACGGGAACCTCGACGCGATGCCCGGGGACATCGGCAGGGCCGACCCGATCATCTTGGACGAGTTCGGCTACGTGCCGTTCGACATCGACGGGGCGCGCCTGCTCCACCGGATCATCGCGGGCAGCTACGAGAGGCGGAGCATCGCGTCCGCCACGAACATCGGGTCCGGCAAATGGGGCACGGTCTTCGCGGACGACAAGCTCGCGGCCGCGATCATCGACAGGATCGTGCATCATGGACGCCTGCTCGAGTTCACCGGGCAGAGCCACCGCGTCAGCGAGGCGCTCATGTTCGGAAGGACGTCCGCCGGACCCGCGTCCGAACCCAAGGAGAAGACAAAGGAACAGGCCGGAACGCTCCTTGGCTAAAATCGAAATTTTTTCGTGACCAATCACGAAACGCCGACTCGACTAAATACGCAGCTTCCCCAGCACTACGGCCCCCTCCAGAAGCCCCGCTATGCACTCGGCGTTGTCCACGTCGCCCAAGTAATTGAGGTTCGGGAAGGATATGGAGGAGAAGACGCCCACGTTTCCGCTCAAGGCGGGCTTGTCCTTCCACATGTCATAGGAAAGCGCCATCGTTTTCTCCATGCGCAGCTTGCGCTCCTCCGGGTCGAGCCGGTGATTGCTGGTCATCCAAGTGCCGTCGGGTATGGAGACCTTGGCGGTGTACCCCTTCAGTGCGCCCGCCTCGAATCTGTTCACCACACCACTCGGCATCCGTTCTTCGGGCGATAACGGAATCATCGAGGCATACAGCGTCACGCCGCATGCCGAGGTGCCGGGCACCGTGTAGTAGGCGGTCATCACACGGTGCGAAGGGTCGTCGTCCTCGATCAGCAGATGCCTTCCTTGTGGGTCGCAGGTGTCAGTGGCCGCGTCGATGATCGGCTTGGCGGTCTCCAGAGCGGCGGCGGGACCATAGATGGACTCGCCGGGCCACTGAATCCCCACAAGACACATGAACCTATCCAAGTGATATGCCCCCGCGTCCACGGCCGCCCGCCAGACGCCACGCGCGTACCTGCGTATCCAAGCCCTGTGCCTCACCCTCGTCGTGGAGGACACCTTGGTCAGTGAGGACATGAAATGCTCCGTCGGGATACGGAACTCCACCGCGTAACCAGTCATGCCCTTGGCTGTCCGGCCGCTTTCCGCGCCATGCCTTGAATGGATAGGAAAACAGCAACGAAAGGTTGGCGAGCATATGTCGAGGGAGCTGGAGACCGTGGCGCTCTGGCGCGACGGGGGCGGCGGACTGTGGATGGGGCGGAGCGGGCCGGAACGCCCGTGGAACTGGCTGACGGGAACGGACGCCTCGCCGGACGATCTGCTGCCGGGCGGGAGCCGGAAGGTCGAGGAGCCATTCGGGAGAATCGACCCCGACGACGTGCGCCCGTCCGCCGACCTGCCCGACCGCGACCCGCGCAACGGCCTGACGGACGCATGGCGCGTGGTGCCGGACGACCGTCTCATGACGTTCGAGCCCGGCGGTCTGCCGAAGTCATGGCGAATCTCCGCCGTGAGGCGCAACGCCGCCGACCTGTATCTGGTCGTCAACGACCCTATGACCGGCGAACCCGTCGAACCCGATCTCATGGCCCTTCTGAGGGATGGCTGCTTCGACTTCGACAGGAGCCGCGAGACGCCGGAATGGCAGGGCTTCTGA